GTAAGTAATAGTATAGTATTTAAAATAAGGAGTAAGAAATAGACTAAAATAAAGAGAGCAAAATTGTCTTTTGCTCTCTTTCTAATACTGTTAATAAATAGTAGATGTAGTAAATTAAGAACTAAAAGGAAATGAATTATGCCAGCTACTATTGACACAACTCAAAAGAAAAGATCTACTAAAAAAGTTGAAATTGAATTAGACCAGCCTAAGGAGTATAACGTTATTAAGAACATTGCTAAAGGAGCTATTCAAGTATCTGATTCTTTAGTTATTGGAGGCAAAGCTGAGTCCTGCTTACTTTGTGGTTCATACTTAACAGGAAAAGGTTGTTCTAATTTAAATTGTATTGACTTTAGAGAAGAGAGTTGGATTCAGGTTGGTCTAAGAAAACTATGTCTATTAGAACCGAATAAACTTAGAGGTCTTATTAATCATGGCTAATATCTATTATCCAAGTTACTTAATAGTAAATCATGTTAAGAAGGAAATTATTGTAGCAGGACGTGGATTTAATATACCTAAGTTAGTAGAATTTTCTACTCGTGAAAGCTATGAAGCATTTATACTCTCTGAACTTGAAGGAGAATATTTTGCGTATAGTAAATTTAATAGAAGAATGTTTGCAGAAGAAATCTGCAACATGATAGAACATACTATTGGTTTCGTAGATAACGAATGCTACATAGAACCGGATTTTCCTAAAGAGTATTATCACTATAAAGTAAAAGGAAGAATTGTCAGTCCAAATATTGCAGATTTGTGTAAGCGTGAAGGAATAGAAAAAGGATCAGTGATATGTACCCATACTTTTTTATAGGATACCAGTTACCAATCAACCAAGTCGATGAAAATATCGTAAGTAAATGTAGAAGATTCTTGGAAGAAGAAGTTTTATTACAACCCATAGATGGTGATATTAAACTTGTAACATTTTTAACAGGTATTCCAAAAGAATCTAATATCCTGTATGGTGAAACTTTTCAACTAGCTAATTGTCATCCTATAACGTATAAGCAATTTGTAGATTCAGGAATGAAAATACCTAAGTTCAAGTACATAGACTGTACTGTGTATGCTCGAGATGAGAAGTTAAAAGAAAATGAAGATTTTATTCTTGATACTAATACTTATACCATAAAGATCTTATGGGATTCAATAAAGGACACAGATCCTATAAGCATAAGAATGGCTATTGATGTATTAGATATACAAGCACAATTATTGAAAGCAATGAAAAAGAAAGCTGAAGTTTATGGATAGTATGGATAAGGAATTGTTAGATCAAGCTAAAAAGCTAAATGAGGCTTTACTAGCTACCGGTTTACTCTCAGATATTGATAAAACTAAATATAGCTTAATACAAAAAGTGAACATGTATTGTGCTAATTACCAATTATTTGGTGGTAATCCTTTAATTTACACTGATACTGAAAATATAGTAGAAGTTAAGGTTGGTAATAAAATAGTAAAACTTAGCATAGATCAGAAAGAAGCTATAGATAAGATCTTCAAATGGTTGTTAAAACCAGATGAACCTTATTTTGTATTAAAAGGTTATGCAGGTACTGGAAAGACATTTTTACTTCAGTTGTTAAAAGATATAAAAGACAATATATATTTTAGTGCTCCTACTAACAAAGCCACAAAGGTATTGATAGAGTTGTTAGGACCTACGGCTAAGATAAAAACAACTTATTCTACTTTAGGTTTAAGAATGGAACAAGTAGAGGATGAATTACGTTTAACTCAAAGTGAAACACCTCCCTATTTTCCTAAAAACTCAGTATTAGTAATAGATGAAGCTTCTATGTGTGGAAAGGTTTTATGCTCAGTAATAGATGACATAAGATTATCTAGTGGTATTAAGATACTTTATGTAGGTGATCCTGCTCAATTACCACCTGTAGGGGAAGATAAAACAAGAGCATGGAAGGTAACGGAAGATCCAAATAACATTGCGGTTTTAAAGAAAATTGTTAGACATGATAATCAATTACTCACATTAGCTTCTGCTATACGCAATAGACTTTTAAATAAGGATTGGTCAAGCCCTTTAAAGAATGATCACACTACATCTGGTGTCTGGATGTACTCTTCTAAAAGAGACTTTGAAGCAAAATTACTTAATAGTATAAACACGGTAGATGATTTGGTTCATTCCAAAGTTATTGCTTGGCGTAACAAAACAGTAGAGTATTATAATAATATCATACGGCAGCATCTTGGATTTAAAGATAGGTTTTGTATAAATGAGATAATTCTTATCGCCGAACCCATAGAACAGGATAAACAAATAATAGCCTATGTAGATGATGAGTATAGAGTAGAAAGAGTAGAAGACTCTATGGTTATAGTTGATAATATTTCAGTTCCAGTTACATGTTTAACCGTTAAAGGTGATAAGACTTTATTCCTAAATATTCCTAAAGATGTTTCACTCATAGATAGTATTTTAAATAAAAAAGCTCTTAAAGCTAAATGGTTAAAAGGCACAGAGAGAAAAGATGCATGGAGTGATTTTTGGAGAACTAAATCAAAATTTAATAAAGTTAGATATGGATATGCTCTTACAGCACACAGAGCACAAGGAAGTACTTACAAAGAAGTATATGTAGACCAACAAGATATTTTAGCCAACTCTAATAAAAGAGAAGCCATGAAATGTTTGTATGTTTCCTGTACTAGACCTACAACAAACTTATATTCTTACTGATAATTTTTATATAAAGAGGAAGAGGACTTTAACATGTCTTTATTTATGAATAGCAGTCATGCTGAATACTATGCGTCTATTGAGAAGAAACCTATAAAGAGAAAACCTAGTATTACCAAGAATAAACGTGCAACTTGTCCTAAATGTAATACTTCTGGAATACATAAACTTAGAGATCCTGAATTAAAAAATAACTTAGTAGAGTGTGTTTTCTGTGGTAATGTTTTTAATAAGTCTGAAGGAGTGTGCAGTGCAGTTTCCGTTGTATAAGATAATAAGAGAATATGACATAAAAGATTTAGAACGAGAAGTAAACTCTCTCTTAAAAGAAGGTCAATACTCTGTAACAGGTGGTATAGTTATAGAATCTCATCCTAAGATGGGAAAAATTTATTATCAAGCATTAATAAAACTATGAATTTATATAGAAATACAATGAATATATGATATAAAATCATAACGTGCATCAATGAACTTAGAAGCTCTGATTAGCTAAAAATCTAATAAGGAGAGTCTATAAAACAGCTTTTAAGTTCATGTCACCTATAGCTAATGGGAGACTTTAAATGGGCATCATAGAGATTGTAAGACTAATGTTTATTAGCATATCTTGTTTTAAAGGTGTCAAAAACAGTATGTAGTCTCATTGAGACACATAGTTTTATAGCAAAATTTATGAAGAGTTCTGTAAAGTTTGGATTGCCTCCAGGAACTGTTATCTATACTGGTGAGCGTTCAGACCTTGAAACTAAATATGAGTTAGCTCATTATAATGAGCAAGGATTTAAACTCGATACAAATCCTAGCAATGAAGAAATCTGGACTGAATCTGATATAAACAAGTGGTTACTGATAAAAGGTTTTAAAAATGTAGCAAGCATTCAATATACAGTATCTGCATTTGATTTGCCTCCGATGATTCTTGAAGACATCTTAAACGTAAATCAACGGCCGCATATTTTAACAAAAGATGATAAGATATGTTTTATACTTACTTACTATAACTTAGAGTTTAATCGTAAGCAGTTATCAATATGGTTGACTCCGAAAGAAGTTATTACATTTCAAGAAACACATGATGAAATGTTTGAGCCATTGTTTAACAGACTTTCATCAGAACAATCAGAAACTCGTAGAAAAGGTCCAGATCGTTTAGCTTGTGTAATTCTTGATTATGTTGTTGATATGTACTACATTATGACAGACAAACTTGATGAAGAAATTAGCGAGTTGGAAAATAATATTGTAAATTCTGATGACCCTGCCAGTCATTTGAAAGAAATATATCAGATGAAAAATAAGGTGCAAGCAATATTACAAGATACTAAAGCCATGAGAGAGCTTGTCAACTCCTTGGTTGATGACTTTAGTAATTTAATAACCGCAGATAGTATTGCGTATATAAAAGATGTGGATATTCATTTAACTCAGATACTGGATATGCTTGAAAGATTCAAAGCTACTTTATCTTCTATTGTTGATTTGAGCTCTGCAATATCTAGTAATCGTATGAATGAGATAATGAAGTTTTTGACTATACTCTCAGCATTCTTCTTACCTGGCTCTTTTCTTTGTGGTTGGTATGGAATGAATTGGGAAATGCCTGAGCAAAAGAATCACTTGATTGGAGGTTATATCATATTTATAGTTGTAAATATTTTTATAATAATTGGTATTTACTTGTGGTTTAAAAAGAAAAAATGGCTGTGAGGTATGTCAACTACTATAACATCTTATAGAAATTATTATAATATGAAAAAGTACAAAATAATCTTGAGCATGTTTTTACTAAACCAGTAGACTTTAATTTACTAGAAAAGAAGATAAAAGAATTATTAATAAAGAATAAAAAGGAGTGATACTTAAATGTTATTTAACAAGCAAACTACTGAAGTTGTAGATGAAGTTGTTATTGCTAAACTTGTTAGTGGTGAGTTTATTGTAGGAACATTACGTTTTGACGAGATTACAAAGAAAGAATATTTTGATCATTGCTATGGTTTATCTTTACGTCAAATAGATAATATGGGTAACGTATCGCCTATTATCCATGACTATATGGCACCATTTAGTAATGATGGAAAAGGAGTATCAATAGAAGAGTACCAAGTAATATCATATATTATTGCTCCTAAAGAAATTTCAGATGGCTATATACATAAAAAGACTGGTATAATGCCAGCAACTTCTATGCCTAATTCTAAACTACAGATAGTAAGATGACTAAAATATAAGACATAAAATTTTTATGTATTTTATAATGATAACTAAAATTACTGCTCAATTTTTTGAGCAGATTACAAAGCGGTAGAGAAATACCGTAACAAGAAAAGAAAGGAAGTACAAAGAAATGGTGAATGGAAAAGTAAAATGGTTTAATGAGGCAAAAGGTTTTGGGTTTTTAACACCGGAAGGAGCTACGGAAGATATTTTTGTGCATTTTTCAGCAATTCAGACAGAAGGATTTAAGACGTTGAAGGAAAATGAAGCTGTAACCTTTGATATTATTGATGGGCAGAAAGGTAAACAAGCTGCTAACGTTGTTAAAGTAGCATAACTATATAGACTAATAATTATTAAACAACAGGGGTTGTTAGCCTCTCCTAGCAACCCTTAATTTTATAAATTAAGCTACTAGAGGCATTACATGTTAAAATTACCTTTTAACTTATGATCAGTATCAAAACTTAAATCTACAACTTCAGATGCAGTAGATACTAAAAATCTGACTGTAAATGCTGTATTTTTAATACACTTTATTTTATTACTTCTTTTTATTTATGTAATAAGCAGACGTGATGAATTATAATTCTAAATATAAGCGACCATAATTCAGTGGTAGAATGTCAGCCTTCCAAGCTGAACGTCATCGGTTCGAACCCGATTGGTCGCTCCAATAAAAACTTATAAGGAGAACAGTAATGGGAAACAAGGACAAAGGTGGACGTGAAGCTAAGAAACCAAAGAAAGATAAGACTAAAGGAAAATAATTTTATTTAGGCTACACCTGTAGACTATTTTTCTTCATAAGAATATCACGTTAAAGTGGTGTTACTTTTAGGAGAGACTAGGATAAGGAGATACTTATGTATAGAGGACAAGAAGAATACTTCCATTAGGTAACTAAACCTAGTGGGAGGAAACAATGTACTATTCTTTTAAACCAGAAAAGTATTCAAAACTAATAAGAGGTGAACGTTATTTTCTGTATTCTACTAAATATGCAAATCATTACTTTGTGTATAGGTTAGGTCCAGTTCCAGGTATTCATAAGCATAGATGGAACAAAAGTAGAATGTGGCGCTCACAAAGCGTTCAGGAAAAACGTAAATGGTATGACTTTGTAGATCAGTTCAAACAAATATCAAAAACTGTAAATAGAAGACGTAATGCAAAATCATTAATTAGTACATACGATGATATTCCGATAAATCATTATCGTGGTTCATGGAAACATAGTACAAAGAAACGCCGTCAATGGGGTGGTGAAATAGAATTTATCTATTGTGGTTAGTAGTATATGCGGGTATGGCGGAATAGGAAGACGCACCGGACTCAAAATCCGTTGACCGTAAGGTTGTGGGAGTTCAAGTCTCCCTACCCGCACCATATAATGACAATTATATTTTAGAGTGGTTGTCATTATTTTACACTCCCGAATAGCTCAATGGTGGAGCAAATGACTGTTAATCATTAGGTTGTAGGTTCGAGTCCTACTTCGGGAGCCATAATTAAGAGGTTAGTAAATGAAACATGGAATGATTACAAAAGATATAGTTTATGAGATTGGAAGTAACGTCCTTATAAGTAGTGATAAAAAGTATAGCTGGACTTTTATGGTAAAAACAAGTGGTCCCCATAAAGGATTATTTATAAATTTCTATCGTGGACTTAAAGGATTTGAGTTTAATATATATAGTATACATCATTGAATTTATGGAGAGAGTATGTTAGTATTTGTAGAATGTCCTGAGTGTAAAGAGACAATTAAAGTAGCTACTAAAAATGATATTAAACTCTTGGTAACAAAGAATAAAGAAATAGTACCAATAGAGTGCCCTAGTTGTAAGTCTACTTTTGAAGTAAGTTTTAAGCTTAAACTTAAAGATAAAAAGAATAAGTCTAAGCTAGCTTTATACTAATACTTAAGACACGGATACCAATTGTCTGCGAAAAATCTCTCTATTTAGCAATAGCCTAAGTTATATGTCTACTTAGAAATAATATATCAATAGACTGTTTAGGTGAAAGCTTCAATCGGGAGTAACAATCAGCATAGGTCGTAATACCGTGACTAGAAACCAAAACGTGGTGTAATGCCTTAAATTAATTATGGGGGTGAATTGGATTCGATTGTGTATGTAAAGTAATTACTGCGCTATGAGGATTGTGGTTGGCCTCATTAATAATCCACTAAACAATAAATGCAAACACTGTAATTGAAAAAGTAAAAGGCTTCTTCACTGCTGACAACTATGGTTTCGACCAATTGGCAGCAGCTTAGAAGTAACAAATTCCTACAGTAGAATCGTAGGTACAGTAAAGGAAGATACTCTTAGTAAACCTTCGCTGAGTAACAGAAGATCACATTTCGGTAAGTTATGTGTAGCTAACAAGAGGAACCTGTTTGTAAGTTTTCAGCATAAAACTTAATCGACTCTGGATAGTTTAGGCTTCTATTACTCCAGTGTTTAAATTAAATGAAGCTATTAGCGTAGATGTGATTATGGATGCATATGCAAGACGAGGGAGTCGGAGCCCTCCACCTCCACCAATTTTAGCAGGAGGTATTATGGCTATAGATAAGTCAAGTAATATATTGATAGTTGATGATGATTATTTTAGTCTTGAATTGTGTAAGACATTATTTGAGTCAAACGGTTATAAAAATATTTACTTAGCTGATTCTTATGCTTCAGCGATGCATATTCTAAAGGCTATGAACATAGCCTTACTTTTGACAGATATTATGATGCCTGGTATTACAGGAGCTCAACTTGCACTTTATGTACAAGATTATGCACCAGACACTAAGATTATATTTATGTCTGCCAGTCCAGAGATACTAAAAGGTTCTAAAGAACGGAATATCGTTTGTTATAAGAAACCTTTACATTTTTGTGATATAGAAAAAGAACTTTCATAATAATAAGGAGCTAGAATGAAACGAGACACAGTTGAAAAATTAATTGAATCACTTTTGAATGCCGTAACTTCTGTCTATACAGATATAGCTAATATCCATGTAGAACCTTGTGAACCATATTCTTCTACAGGCAAACCTTCAAGATATATTCTTGATATAAAATTTAAAACATCCGAAGATGTAGATAAACCTCCAATTGGTATTATATCTCATACATTGTGGTTAGAATCAAGAATTGAGGAACTTGCAAAAGCAATTATTCGATACTCAGAAAGTTCTGAAAGTATTATAATAAATTCAGAACAAATTATAGAATGGTCAGAAGAATTAAGCGAATTAAAATCAAGATTGAATTTTTTAAGATCTAGAGAATAACTTGTTTATTAGATAAAATGCTAGTATAGCTTAATTAGTAGAGCAGTTGACTTGTAATCAGTAGACTGCAGATTCGAGTCCTATCGCCAACTCCATTAACTGAAAGGAAACATGTAATAATGCGTTACATCTATTATCATAGTTCAGATTTTGACGGATTCTGTTCTGCCGCTATTGTTATGTCTACTATTGAAAACCCTAAATTGGTAAAATTAATAGGTATTGATTATGTAGATGTTGATTCACATGATTTATCCTTTCTTACAAAAGAAGATGAAGTTATAATGGTAGACTTTTCATTTCCATTAGATAAGATGTTAAAAATAAAAGATTCTACCAAATCTTTTGTGTGGATTGACCATCATAAGACATCCTTAGATGCATGTAAAGATCTTGTATTAGAAGGTCTTCAAGTTGATGGTATTTCTGGTTGTGAACTAACCTATATGTACTTTAAAATGAATCTTAAAGACTCTAGTTATGTTAAAGAACAAGCTAAAGATCTTTTAAGCAAAATTAGAATTAAATGTCCAATCGTATACTGGTTAGGACGTTATGATGTTTGGGATAAATCCCAATCAAATTGGAGTTTCATGAGCAAATTACAACTTGGATTAAGAACTATGGACTTAGATCCAAGTATACCTGAAGCTCTTGAATGGTGGTTTAAAAAAGGATTTCTTTGTGATGATCTAGACATCTTAAAGTATTGTGAAGCTGGAATTGAAGTTTCAAAATATTTATCTGTTAATAACAAAAAGTATATTAAAGACTATGGATACAAGGCTTCAATAATAGGTTTTGAAGAATTGAGTTCATTTGCATTAAATACAGGTAATAAAGGTAGTGGACAATTTGGTTCTTTAATAGAAGAGTATGATGTGTGTATTCGCTTTGTATTTAATGGTGAAAAGTTCGATATTAGTTTTTACAGTCAGAAGGACAATGTAGACTGCTCTGTTATTGCAAAAACTTATGGTGGTGGCGGACACAAAGGTGCTGCAGGGTGCGTTATTTCAGATATACCATTTGAGAAGATATAATATTATAAGGAGTATATGATGTTGCTTATTGATAAGATCAAATTAGATAAAAAAGAAGCTATGCTTGAGTCATACAAAAGTAAAGATGAAAACGGTAAAAAGTTAGCTGATATAAAAAAGAACTTATTAGCTACCTTAATTGGTGATTGTTGTAAAGATAAAAAAGAACCTGAAGACTTGGTTGTTACTAACGTTATACAACAGTTTATTAAAAAGGCAAAAGAGAACTTAGAAATTTGTAAAAAATCATCACATATTACTTTAGTATCTCCTTTACAGTTTGAGGTAGAGATAGATATCTTAACAGCCTATCTACCTAAACAACTTACGGTTCAAGAATTGACTAAAATTATTGAAAACTTTATTAATACAACTCCTTTAGTAAATAAAGGTCAGATAATGAAACATTTATCTTCTGAGTATAAAAATCAGTTTGAAGGAAAAGTTGCAAATGAAATTATAACAAATTTACTAAAATAGGCGACTTTCTTTTGTACAGTGTGTGCTGCATCTCTCTGTTTTCATGCGTTCCAAACAGAGCCCTCCTTAGAGCTAGAGTGAGTATCTGACAAGTCTTAAAACTTAGGAAAGTCGCCTTAAGACATCAGAGAAAGGCTACGAGCTGGAACCTGTTAGTTATTACTAATTCAAGGTTCTAAAAAAGGGTAGTGGATAAAACCGCTACCCTTCTTTTTTGTCTAAAACTGTTAATATATTAAAAAATAAAATGAGGGTATAAAGTATGGCCTTCGTAGCGTTGTTGACAATATTTGAACAGGATTTATTTTATTCACCTCCAAGTTATTTTCCTTCATCCTCACAAGAAGTATATAGTAAAGAGACTTCACCTCATCCGAATCATTCTTTTATAGACATGGAAATTAGTAATGATGATAATTGTTTAAAAATATTTATACATAACGAAAGACTTAACTATAAAGATACTATACATATAAAACTCTCAGGAAAAGAAATATATAACCTGGAAGCTAAGATAAAGAAGGCTTTAAAACCTTCTAAATAAGAGGTGTATATGTTATTAGAAAAATGGTTTGAATTTAGTAAACCAGAAAATTTTATTTCGTTATTAGCAAATGGATGTATCTTATCTGCAGCTATTTATAACTTAAAAGGGCAATTAAAAATAGCCTATCCATTGTCTGGTATAGCCACAATAATATTTTTTATATATGGATTTATAACAAAGGATATTAGTTTTGTTTTAACTAACGTTATTTTTATGGTGATAAATATCTTAGGTATTTATAAATGGACAATAAAACGAAAAGAATTAAAGCACTAATTTAAGGAGTAATTTATGCCTAAAGATCCAATTTTTGCAACAATACCAAAAAATGAAGTAAACAGCTCTACTTATTATTGTGCAGATTTAAAGCGTCCTCCTAAAAGACAATTACATGAAAATTGCGAAGGCTGTGACCATGTTATAAATGGTTTATGTGTATATGTTTTTGAACCTAGACAAAGAAAATTCCCATGCTTCTTTAAAGAGTATGTTCAAGCTGGAGGTTTTGATGGACAATATGGTAAAACCGTAAACAATTATGTAACAGAAAAAGTTTTATCAGTAAAAAATGATAAAGGTTCTGACCAAATGTTTTTAGAAATGCCTTATCGAAAGATACGAGCATATACTACAAGACTAAACAGGCTTAAAACTATTATAAAGCCTTTAGTAAATATACTACCTTCTGAAATACAAATAGTAAAAGGCTCAATCAAAGTTCCTAATCACTCTATGAGACAAGTTATTTACGCAATAGATGTTTCAGAACTTTTTGAAATAAAGACAAACTATGATTTATGTTCTAAAAATAATGTAGATAAAAATATAGAAAGACAAATTTGGTCAGAAATTTCAAGTGAAGATGCCTGTAACTATGAGTTAGACAGAACTGTATATTTTTATAACTTAATTGAAGACGAAGTAGAAAAAGAAAGATATGCAATTTTAAGAAAGAAAAAGGATGAGGAAAAGGAGGAGGTAATATCATGATGAATGTAGAAGATGATGTAATAGATTTAATTTCTGTATACTCATATGTAGATGTAGAAGATATAAAGTTATCAGATAAACTTAATTTTATAGGCATCTATGAAGAAGAGATACAAGACATTATACTAGACATTTTAGATAATTATGACCATGAAGGAGAGTATGATGATTCAGGAATTTCAGAAGAAGTAATAGACAGCTGGAATAGGGTAGAAGACATAGTTTCATTCGTAGATGATCTAGTAAACAAAAAACAACAAGGAGATGAGAGAATGAAAGAACTAGTTAAAAATTATCTTGTAGATTATGCACGTAAACCAGTATTTATTTCATCTGTAGTTGTAGATGAAAAAACAAAAAGAAAGACTATTACATTAAAAGAAACTAAAGGCAATCCTGTTGCTATGTTTGTATCTGTTTTGCATGTTCCTTCAAACAGCTATCTAATCGGATGGTCAAAGTGTGATACTCAAGATCATTTTTCTAAGTTACAAGGTAGGCAACTTGCTATGGGACGAATTAAAAATATTTTAGATCTTTTAAATTCAGGTGAAGATAAGTCAGTTATCAAAGAAAAATTTTTCAATGAACTTCCTCCGGATCTAAAAGATGATCTTAAAAGATTTAGTGCTCGTTGTAAAAAGTATTATAAAGATTGTACTCCATATTTTGAATATGATTCTTCTTCTATATAAGAATTAGGAGTGATATATGAAAGTTAAGGTCTTTAAAATAGTAGAAGATACAAAGGACTTGGCCTTACTTAAACTAAGGGAGTTGGAAAATTTAAAGATCAAAGAATTTAAGTATGGAGACTTAGCTGAAATTAAATTTTTTGATGATCATAATAATAAGAAAGAATATACAAAACTAACATATTTTTATAATAATGGTTTTATAGACATAACTAATGCAACTACAGTTCCTAGTGAGGAATACATACGAGTTAGGCGTAAACAAGAAATACACAGGGCTAGAACAATAGTAAAAGTTTAAACTAGAAGTAGCATAGATATCTATGCTACTTTTTTATTTTTAATACTGTAAATATACAATATAAAAATATTTAAAAATATGTAGTAACGAGGTTTAACATTATGTCTAATAATTATGAAGAACTAGTAAAAATTATTCCACATAAAGATCGCTTGCGTGTTATAAGGCTTCTAGCAAATGGTTTAGTTGCAGGACATGTATATAGTGCAATTGACTCTATGAAAAGAGTATGTGATAAAAATGGCTGTAATATACTTATTTTAAATGAGCTAAAAATACATTTAGAAGCAGATAATGGTAGAGCTATATGTAAAACACCTGTAGGTGATAGAAATAGAATAACTTACGATATTGATAAAGTAACATGTCTTATTTGTCAACAATATATTAACACTTGGAAAGAGAGGCTTAAATCTAATGAATCAGAAACCGAATAATAAATGTCCAGAAGGATATGGGCAAGCATAGATGGATGCTCCTGGTAACTATCTATCAAATAAAAATCAACCTATTCATCTTCATGAGGATGAATTTGTAGTAGCTTTTAAGGAGCTAGTAAAATGCTAAACACTCATACTGATAAAGTAGCTAGTTCTTATGAAGAACTTTGTAAGATACCTGCAAGTAGAGGTGACTACGCTAAAGTAGTTAATCGTTACGGAACTACTATCTATATCTATGATGGAACAACATATCTTGAAGTAGTTGATCCTATTGAACGTGATAGACAACTTGCAGCTATTGTGAGAAAGTATTTTACTTCAGGTAATGCAATGCAGGTAGAACGTGCAACTATTCTTCGTAAAGATATAGAACATTGGTTATAAGAGGAAACATGCCTGCTCCATTCGTAGAATATGATAAAGAATATTAGGGTCCTTATGTACTAGTGTCTAAAGTAAGACCTGCTACAGAACAAGAAGTTGAAGATGTAGATAAAGCATATAGAAAAAACTAAAGTATGTGAACACAATACTATATATGATTTAAATGGACTTATTTACACAGAAAGATTATGCTTTATCTGTAAAACACATATATCTTTTATATAAAGAACATACTATGAGTCCAGAATGTATTATTGAATATATTTATCAGAAGTTTCACATATCAAAAACTCAGATTGCAATAAATATGGATATAAATACCATAGGAATAAGCTTACTACCTACAACCAATAGTAATGTATTATCCTAATCAATACATTCTAACCTATCTAATAAACTGCCTATATCCATATTACTAATAGTTAATAAAAGAGATACTATATTTATAAATATAGGAGTAATATATGTCAACAATTGTAGCTGTTGTAGAAAATGAAATAGTATCAATGGGTGCAGATTCATTATATCAAAATAGAAGTACACGAATTACCGGAAACAACGCAAAGATTGCTAAACTTAGCCAAATGGTAATTGGAGTAACAGGTTCAGGACGAGTAGCTGATACACTTTTTTATGAATCTTATGCACAGGAGATTGAGAATACTTTACCTAATTTCTTATCATTTAAGCCTACTACTGCTACAGTTGCTTTAGATATTAATACACAATTTTCTAGTTATCTCCGTTGTACCTTCGTTCCTTTCCTACAAAAGACTTTATCTCGATATAACTTATTAAAACATGAGAATGAAGAACCTGAAATGGATGCAGATATTATCATAGGCTATAATGGACAGATTTACGAGATATGCTGTAATCTTTCTGTTATTGACTGTGAAAATTGGGGTCATGCTATTGGATCTGGTGATGACGTAGCAAGAGGAGTTTTATACTCTTACGAATTTGATGAGAAACCTAGAAGAGTAAAGCTTTATGCAGAAGACAAGATACTGATGGCTCTTAAAGCTGCGGAATACTTAACTACAGGAACACGTAGACCATTTTATTTAATTTCTGAGAATACTGATGAAGTTAAGCTACTGGATGCATAGATATATTTGAATTTATTTCATTTAGATCAAAAATAGATAGGCATATCTATGTAATGGTTAAACATCTAACATTATTTCTGAGCATCCTGAAGAAGCTAAAGCAGTAGATACTCTTTATATTACTTAAAGGAACAAGATATGAAAGTGTTAAGATTAGAACAGAATAAGTTTCTAACAGAAGCAATTAATGAATGCTGGCATAATTTTATTTCTGAAGTAGGTAAAGAGTATACTTCAAGTGAAAATAATTCCTTAATTGGTTGTGATTGGAAAGTATTTTGTTCAAAATGTGGTTTAGTATACAGACAAGGTTATAAAGAACTCTCAAAAAAAGTAGCAGCTAGAGTAGCTGAAGGGTTTGTTGAACATGCCAATACTATAGGAAGGCAAAATGGTACTTTTTATTTTATTGATTTTTCTACACCTGAAGGTTTCTTTAAACTTTTGGATTGGGCAAAAGAACAAAGTTGGTGGGAACAGTTTTTGATAAAACATTGTCAAGCAAGTCATTATACTCATATTGCTATAGATATAAAATATGTAAATCCAGATAGATTTGCTAGTGCTATTTATGAATATTTAAAGGAAAATTAAATGAAAGAGAAAATAGATTTTAAATATGACTATGAAGCGAAGATAAGATAAAAAGAGATGTATTATAAAATAAATCTTCACACTCATAGTGATTTTAGTGATGGCTCTAATACTATTAGAGAACTTGCTATCGCATGTAAAGAACTCAATCACTCTTGTTTAGTAATTACTGACCATTTATACTCTAAGAGTGAAGGTAAAACTTATCCAGAATACAGTTTGACTCCTCAATCCTTTAATAGACAAATTCTTGAATCTCATAATGTTTCTATAGACTTGAATTATCCAATTATAAATGGAATAGAACTTTCAGTAAAAGGTTACGAGGAAGTACTTGTATTTGGAACAGAAGCTATAAGAGATATATTTAGAATAAGAGAAGAAAAAGGTTCTATTGGTGTAAATGATTTAGCTTATGTCAGATCAAGGCATAATTATGATTGTGCTATTATTCTATGTCATCCAATGAATGCCAAGAGGTTCATATCTAAACTAGGTCATTTAGTTATTGATGGATATGAATTTATACATAATCGTAGACAGGTATTTAGATCAAAAGATCCTTATGAAAGATTTAAACTAAAACGAGTATGTAATTCCGATGCTCATGGAGTTAGACAACTTAGGAGATGTTATAATATTATTAGTACCTTGATAACTAATGAACAGCAGCTAATTGATTATATTCTTAATCCAGAAGTATCTTTTGAATTTTGTGTACAATATACTAAAGAAGAACTAGAGGATGAACTAGTTAGAAATAGAATTTCGGTTCCTCTTCATATAGATCTTTTAAAATTAGACGAGTAATATTATGAGTACAAATAAACTTGCAATATTAGTAGCTAAGTATCCTCAATTTCTTACTGCTTACAATGAAGCACAAAAAAGTGATTACCAACAAAGGTTAGGTTCAGTTTGTTGTAACAAACGAAAAGTATTATCTACAGGATATAATCAAATTCGTTATTGTGGCCGTGGAAATAAATATGCAAAGTTTGAAGAAACCTTACATGCAGAACGAGACTGTTTAAGAAAACTGGATAAGGAAATAGTTAAAGGTAAAACCTTATTTATTTTGCGAGTTAAAAAGAATAATGACTTAGCATTAGCTAAACCTTGCGATCAGTGTATGTGGATGATACGTGAATTAGGAATAAGAGAAGTAATATATACAGTACCTGAATATCCTTATTATGAACGGATTAAGACTGGTGATTAAGATGACTACAAAAGAACAACTTGAAAAGTGGTTAAATGGTAAATCAATTCATAATAATAATAACCTTTATTCTATTATTGATGGATTTGGAGATAAGGAAGGTCCTTTTAAATTAGAAGGAGGCGAGTGTTGTCCAGATTTTTCTTGCTGTGGTGGAGAGCTTGCTTCTATCGAAGAACGGCAGATCTTTTATAAAGCCTTCTTAGAAGAAGATCAAGATACTATGCATGAAATGTACTTAATGTGGTTAGATTCTTATCTACATAAATCTTTCCCAAATTTAGTTTTACATATAGACAAAGAACGAAAACTTAAAGTCTAGGAGAATAATTATGTATTATGTTACAAGCAGATCAGGAAATAGTGCAATTAACTTAGCACAATGTCAATTTTTCCGTAAAATAAAAGAGAATGAAAAACCAGTAATACTATTTGCATTTGAAAATTATAGGCTAACTTGGATTTATGATAATGAAGCTAACAGAGATAAAGAGTATGAAGATCTATTAGCAATAGTATCAGAAAATAAAAATAGTGAAAATAGAGTAAAAGCTTTTTATGATGGAGAATATAAAGGTAACATTAAAGTATGTACTGAAAGTAATCTGCCCACTCCACCTATTTCTGATAAAGAATTTATTCTTGCTAGAGTGGAGGATACTATGGATGATTATATAGGCACTAAAGGTACTTGGACAAGGTTAGTTAGTTAGTGATTATTATAATAGCAGAGGTATATAAAATGAGTAAAATAGGAGCAGAACGTAGAAAAATCTATAATAAAGCGCTTATAGATATATACCATAGAAACACTTATGATAATACATTTGAAGATGCAGATAAAGAACACTACCAACGCTATTGGTTACAAATTTATAATCGTTTTAAATGGTGTGAATTTTGGTATTATGAAAAGGAATATCATATAGAGGATTTTATACATTTGAGCTAGAAGAGGTTAGCTATGATAGAAGAATTACTTACCGATGAAATTGAGGACATCATACTAGAGGCTATACGAGATGGGTATAAAGAGATACATACTTTAGATGGAACGATTCCTCCTTTCGGAATACCTATTTCTGTGATAACTAAGCTTGGTGAAAAAGTTAAAGGCAAGACTGCTAGTTTATCTCATGTGGGTCCTTTAGACTTACATACTGTTGCTATCATCTATAATTATGAAACACTTGAAAAGTTTAGTATGTTTACTTTAGACCAGATTTTACTATGGAAGGAAATAAAAGCATGAGTCAGAATAAAGTATTAAAGGTAATACAGTTTTTATCTGATCTTGAAGCAAAGGATTTAGATAATGAAAGTATACAGCACTTGTGTCAATTAATGTATAAAATGAAACAAGTTGAGTCCATGATCTTTATTAAGACCATAGGTAGACTATCTTGTGAAGTAGAAAGACTAGAAGAAAACTTAAACTTTCGTATTGAAAGGTTAGAAAATAATAACTGAGATAATATAGTATTGCGGATAGAAAAAATTAAATATCCGCATTGTGAATGGGAAGGTATATATAGATAGCAGGTATTTACCTATCCTGTAGAACCAATTAGGTCATATTGTCCTAAATGCTTAAAGCTAATGAAAGGTATAGATGGTAAATCTTGTTGTGTACTTAGGCTATAGAAAGGATAGATAAATGATTAACAAAAAAGGTGTTAAATGCTTTCAAACTTACAGTGATAAGAAATATTGGACAAAAGTTTGGACTAATGATAATGAGTATAGAGTGTTTCCAATTGGGTTAAATAAAGAATTTGTACAACTAGACAATGAACAACAAGAGAAGTGGCTTTTAATTACAAATTTTTTACGTCAGCATTCTATCAAATATTCTGTTCATAGATATAAAAATAGTTTGTTTTTAAGTATTAAGACAAGTAAACTACAAGGTGGATACAGTACAAAGAGTAAGGATTGCTATTCCTATATTAACCAACATCTGGTTATTGACCACTGTAAGCTATTTGATAAATGGACAAACTGTCCAATTCGCTTCGATGTTTGTACAAGAGCATTTGATAAGTTAAAAGAAAGTATAGATTTTCTTATTACAAAAGAAGGATATAAGGCTTCAAAGACTTATGCTTATTTTTATGATCCTACTCTCTTTGTAGAACATCATTTTGATATGTGTGATAATTGTGAATGGCGAAAATTTAATAACAAGTTAAACAACTGGTGTGAGCTATTCAAGGATTTTAATGGCAAATACTGTGATCAGTTTAAATCATTGTCTACAAAGAACTAATCATGAACTCTATATTTGTTATATCCACATTTGATACAAGAAAGTATAAAAATAAGCAATGGGGTATTCTTTATAAGCTTCTTAAGCTATTTAGTAAACCTGGATATGGAATCGGGTCGTTAAGACATTTGCTATTTATGGGTATACATTATTATAATGAAGTAAAACATAGAGCTCATGGCTTTTCAATGTCTTTTGAACAAGCAGATAGATGGGTAAAAGAAGATGCTGGTGATATATCTGAAGGTAAAACCAATGAGTACGCATTAATTGAAGAAATACACGAAGGTCCATTTGTTTATTATTGTGAAGAGTGTCAATGGTATAGACTTGTAGAACAAGGTGGATATATATGCTATGTAACTTGTGATAAACCACAAGATATAGGGATTGAATGTACTTGTAATTTTGGATTGGGATAAATATGAATAAGATACTGCTACCATATAATTGGGAAGACTATTTATTACTTCAAATAGAGCAAGGAATACCTGAGCAAGATGCCATAAATAATACTGTTCATTTTTATCATAAAGGTGAACAGATGGGCAGACGAGGTTTAGGTAATACCTTAATTGCCTCTCGTAATATTGTTAAAAGATCCTGGTTTAAACAGGAAGCTTTTCATCAAATCAATAGAGGCTATTATGACACAGAGTGACATAGTTACTGTTTTAAAACATGCCGGATTCAAAAATATAAGAAAGAGAACTACTGAGCGTAAAGTAGATGCAGATCTACATGGACGACGTTATTTTGGATTATGGATAAAACCTTTTGACATAAATACTAAACCATGCACACTAATAAATCAGTTAGAAACCTCTATGGATATTATTTATGACTATTGGACAGAAATAATTTAAGGATTAACCATGAAGAGCTTGTATCAAAAGCATATAGAACAGGTAAATAGGCTCAAGGTTTGGTGGAGTAATAGTAATACTTGCTACACCTGTATCTATAAACTTCCACTAAATCATAACCCAAAAGTATTCTGTCGCATGTTCTCTAAGTCACAAAAGAACTGCGTATGTTACTGTAAGTCCTAAGATATTCTTACAAATAAACGTGTAGTATTATGAGGTAGGTCAAAACTGTAAATAGAACAAACATGTTAATAAAACTATTTCCATTACAGATAAAGAGAGAAGTGAGGTATTCACCACAAGATGCCTGATGATACTCTAGTTGTTCTTGATCCAAAGGTTCATAAAGAATTAGATAGAATGAAGTTCAGAGATTTTTCATTTAATACAAAAAGGTAGTCATACTAAAAGGTAAGTGTTCAATATGCAAATAACAGTTCCTATCTTAAACATGAATAAGTGTAATCAAAATGGAGAGATATTCTCCTCAGAGGGTCTTAAGATTTCAGATAACATTCCATTTTTTGGACCAAGATGGAAATAAGATAGGTAACGTGATCTACACGTATTTTGAAGAAAGAGACAGCGCCGTTAAAGGAGTTATAGTGCTCGAGGAACATTTAGTGAAAGCCTGAATACTTATTCAGGAAGTAGATACCACTACGCATTATTCTAGTATATGGATAAACATAGCAAACGTCAAATTGATGTTCGTAGATGAAGAAAATATCATTTGGTTTAAAGACAATAAACAACAAGTTGAAATGACTAGAGAACAACTGGAGACAACATGAAATCTCACATTAAACTAGAAGAAATTATTTGGGAGATAACTGATAATTGTGAAGCAGGTTGTACTTACTGCGGATCAAAAGATTCTTTAAACAAAACTAAGATAGATAAAGAATCTATTGCCAGTATTGTTGATGCTATATACGATTATCCTCCCAAAGAAATTAGTATTTCTGGAGGTAATCCTCTTATAGTACCATATATAAGCCATGAACACTTGATCAATAAGTTAGAGCAAAAAGATGTAGTATGTAAGATACTTATTAATCCTTATAACATTTGTACCTATAACACTTGTAGTATGGATGATAGTCAAAGTGTTTTAGAACTATACGATTGGATTGGAGTATCAATAAATACTCTGGCTGAACTTAAAAGATTTAAAACTACAAAGTGTTTTAAATCTTTAATTTATAAATGTACCATTATTTCAAACTTTAATATTAAAAATATTTTTCAATTTAAGAAGATTGAAGAATTTGTATTAGCTAATAACTTGACATGGCAAATACAGTACACTATGTATGAGGATGAAGATAAATCTGAAAATGCGGTATATCAAAATGAAGAAGCGCAGAAGTTGTTGATGCAATATGTCTATACTTCTAAAGCTACTATTATATGTGCAGATAATATGAATAGCGGACCGTGTACTGCTGGATTAAAGTCTATTGGTATTTTAGCTAATGGAGATATTGTACCATGTTTATCAATGAGAAGCTATTATAGAGAACTCCCTATAATAGGAAACATTCTACAAAAGTCATTAGAGGATAATTGGGTATATAATTTTTCGGAGTTTAGATGCAAAGAATTTGTATGCTGTAAAGATATTACTAAGTGTATGGAGACTCCAATAAACAGACAAGATTTAATAGACAGGATTAAACTTTCTGAACCTTCATTACCTGTAAGAACTGAACCAATTCCAACCTTTGTTTATGCCGTAATTAAATCAAAAACTAATCCACATATTCCTTAGTATCCTTTAGATACTAATATGAGTAAACCTATTACAAATAATACAAATATTTTATCAGAGACTTTTGGTGGAAGCATTATTAATATGGGAATAACTTTAAGCAAAGTAGAGGATAAATAAATATGTGTGATAAACCACTTGCTTCAAATGATTCTAATAATTTACGACCTTTAACTGCGGAACAAGCAAGATCAATTGTCAATGATAATCTTTATGTATATAAAGAAATCAGAGAAGCTTGTGCTAATGGACTACGAAGAATAGAAAGAACTATGACCCAAACAGAAGTAGATACATTAACGAATTTGGGATATGTAATTACCCGTAGTGGTAGCACTTGTTCTTTAGTAAACATGAAAAACTATTGTATTGAATGGTGATAAATATGCGACCAATGTGGGATGAGTATTTTATTAAGATAACAAAAGATATTGCTACTAGGTCAACTTGTAATAGGCTATCTATTGGTGCAAGGATACAGTAGGACTTTTTGATAAAGAATGAAAACAATGATTAGACTCATTATATAAATGGCTGTCTGATTATAAATCATACTATATAATCCAGATGCTAGGCGAATGTAAGGATTAGGAGAAAAAATTATGTCCGAGAAATTTACTGTAAAAGACTCTGGTATATTGGTATGGGGAAATAAAACTTTAAAAGTTGAAAGTCCAACATATAAGAAGAGGGTGATAGATACAATTAGATCTAAAATAGTAGATGATACTAATTTAAATCGAATATTTGGTGACTCCCAAGAACCAATAGAGTCTCAAATGTCTGATTGCTGTGATAGCTATATTGAACGTTTATTGGAAAGTAAAACAATATCATCTGCTACAAAGTGTAATACAACTAGAGAACGTTTAGACTGGTTTGATCTATATCCTGATTTTCCTAAAAGATGGATGGCACAGCTTGCAGACTTGCTTGAGGGTTTTAAAATTTTTAAACCAGTAGATGCGTACATCATGGATAATAAAGATATCCCATTAAAATGGTATCACCTTTTATTTCCATATAAACTAGTGATTATGTATTCTGAAACACTTAAAAAAGTGTACGTTAGTGCATGTTTGATAAAACCTCACACGAACTATTACATAAATGTAGACATAGACATTGTTCCAAAAGTACCAATTTAAAAAAATCTAGTAGATATGATTTATACAAGAGACTAAAATAGAAACTTTACAGGAAGCCTTACAGGATGGATACTAAAATGATTGTACACAATTCTACTGATAATCAACAACACTTATTTTATGACTCAGCTTCTTTTGAAAAAGACTGTGAAGATCTGATAAAGACTTTAGATAGTTTAAATCTTAATCCAAACATAATTGTAGGAATAAAAAATGGTGGAAAGATGTTAACCGATAGGTTAGTAAGTTACTATTCAAAAACATCTCCTGTACCACTAATGTGGTTTAACAATCAAAGAAAACCTGAATTTACAATGTTGGGTATGCCTAAGTTGGATACAGTGTTTATAGTAGATGATATACTAGATACTGGAGATACTTTAGTAGAAATAACTAAACGTTATCTACGCATGGTAAAGTCAAAAACTCCAAAAGTAATATGTTGGATAACCTTACATAAATCAACCAATTTTGTTAAAGATCTTTCTAAAGAACTAGATGCATACATCATTAATGTATCAAAAAATGAAGTAGACTCAAATATTTGGATAGATTACTTTTGGGAAACTAAATTAGATAAAGGATAACTATATGTCAGATGGTGTTATACAGAAGAAAGAATTTAGAATTTTGAAAGCAAATTTTTTAACTTCAGGAAGTACTTATAGGATAGGAGATACTGTACCTAAAGAGTATAGACTTAAAGAGAAAAAGATGGTACCTTTGTTTTAGAGGGCTTATTTAATTGGCGTGAACAATATAGTTATGGTTCTTATTGGAAAGAATTACCTAATGTAAAAGAAGAGTAGGAGAACTTTATTATGATGACGAGGATAATGAAGTATAAAAAATTTATAAATGATGGACATGGATACTGTATTTATTGTAGTGAACGAGAACGTGACTGTTGTTGTAGTGAAAAATCTGCAGAACAGCTAGGATATACTTATACTCATATTGATGTAGTTATTAATCTTCCAGTTAAAGAACCTCCTCAAGATTTAGAAGGTATTCCATTACTAATATGGAAAGTGAACAATCCTAGCACCAAAAAGAAAAGTATAGGTGTTTGGAGAAAAGGAAAAACTTGGTTTAAAACAAGTGAGGACTTAGTTGACTATCATAATTATATTGAAGCAGAACAAGGTAAACCAATTTTCACTTCTTCAAATGTGACCTCACAAATAGGTTATCCAACACAAATTGCAAGTAGTATAGGAGATATTCGTATTTGTAGTAATAAGCCTGAGGACTATAGACTGTTTAAAACATTAGATGGATATACAGTACTTCAAGGATACTTTGCATGGCACAGCAGTAATGGTGGAGGTGGAGAGTGGAAAGAGATACCTACTGTAATAGAGAATACTAAATGAGAATCTGTGTAACTCAAGTAGAATATTGTCAAGAGTGTCTTGAGTATCCAACTGGACGAGATGAAATTGGTAGCTATTGTCATGAAGGTGTTGATCTTTCAAAAGCCGTATAAATGAACGTGGTGAGATAATTATACCAGAGGATTGTCCTCTAGCAAAAAGTTATATTTTGGACTAAAAAGGATAGTATATGGGATAAGCTAAAAGAAGAGGAACACTAGAACAAAGAATCCAAGAAGGAATAGCCAAAAAAGGAGCATTCTAATGAGCAACCCATCTAATATTACTTTAGAAGAATTTAAGAAATGGTCAGAATCAGAAGTATTGCATAAAGAAGATATGCAGTTAATTCAAGAATTAATTGAAGCTAGATATACAAAAGATGAATCTTTAGTATCTAATGATGGGGCTTTAAATAAACTTAATATCATGTCTTGTACTTGTGGATCGAGATCCTTTAATGTCCATAACTTAGGAAATGAAGTATATTGTACAGAGTGCAAGGCAGGTTTTAAAACTTCAAAAGATTTTTATGAACAGGAGAATAAACAACTTAGGTTAAATATTGAGTCTATGACTAAAGACATTAACAATTTGAAACAAGCAGGAATTATGCTACAGGAAGCTTTAAATGATATGCAAAGTAGGCTATCAAGTTCCAAAGAACAAAAAGAATTTTTTACTAGAAATCTACTTTGTTCTTTAGTATCTAATCCTTATTATTTTAATTCTGATGCCAAATCTGTAGTAGACATTGCTAAAAATTTATCTTCTGAATACTTCACTAAAAATTCTAAAACAGAAGAGGACTAATATGAAACCAGAGTATAATGCAGTCCTAAGATTAAATCTTAATGCATTAGATGATGCAGATGCAAGAGCACATATTAATATAGTTCTAAATAGTATTCCTTATCAAATATTAAAGAAATATGATATAACTCCAGATATTAAAGAGGTATTTAAGAATAAGCCTCCTAGAAAAGTGAGAATATAATGTGGAGTACTAGCACTAATCAAAAGGAGGACTTATCAAATAAAATTTTAGAGATAGCAAACATAGAAGACAGTAATTTGCGTATGCGAAAAGCTCTAAATTTAATTATCTTATGTACTATCAGTTCAGTAGATGTAAAAAGACAAAGAGACTATATTTGTATAGTTGCACAGGCTGCATTATATCCAGAAGACTATAAGGAGGTTGACTGCAATGAGCTTAATTAAGGATTTATTAGTTTGGCATAAACGATTAGGATTAGGAAAAGTACAAAATGTTACCGATACAGAAGTTATAGTTAGCTTTATCTTTTATGCACCCTCAATGGTATTTTCAATAACTGATAATGAACTAGAAATAATTAGTGGAGATAAAGTATGTATCAGAGTAGCTGATAAACCAGACCAGTATTATGATGAAACAGGAGACTATAAATGAGTGTACTTTTAAATACAGAAGACTATACTTTTGAAACCATATATAGCTATTGGAAATTAGGTTTGATAAAAGATAAAGATGAATTTATAGAGTGGTTACTAGATCAATATAAAAATGATATAGAAGAAAAGCAGGATCAAGTAGATTTAGAAGTAACTAAATTAAAAGATTTAATAAAGGATGTACAAGAATCACATCCAGACGAACTTATCTCAAAGTTATCAGAAATAAATAATAATGTTGAGAAAATGACTACTTTTTTTAATAAAAGTCTAAAATTGGTGTTATCAGAAGTTAGGACACTGACTAATGATATTAATCAAATGCAAAGATCAATGAGTGAACTACCAAAAGTAATAAGAAGTTAAAACTGTAAATAAGTAATATCGGAAGTATTGAAGTTTGTTTATAAATATCCTGCCAATATATTATTGATATTTTTAAACAGCTTCCTAATATTCTTTTTATCTAATATTCTTTTTAAAGGAGAAGCTAATGGAAATATCAGTACCCTCTCAAAATTTTATTCAACCCACCTGTGCTACAGAATCCAAAGTAACACCAGAACCACTAAAAAAGAATACAATATATCTATCAGTAGTAGGAGAACCTACAGAAGATGATCTACAAAAACTAAAAGATATTTTCAGTATGAAATTGGCAATATAGTAGTACTACATGGAGGTAAACTACATTCGATTATTGACTCCAGGTTATTCTACTGAACAAGAGAAAAGCTTAGAGTAACCTAGAGTTGAGGTTAAATCAAATGTTTGGTTAAGTACTCCACTTCATAGATAAAGAAAGAGTTAAAATGAAAGCAGATAACTTTAATACAAAGTATATTAAGTTTTTAGGAACGGGTAGTGCTTTTACCATGAAAGGCTACCAGACTAATATGCTTCTTCTGGATGAAGTACGTCCTGAGTTTAATTTACTTATTGACTGTGGAACTGATATACGTTTTGCTTTAGCTAAAGCAGGATTAACTCATAGAGATATTAAAAATGTTGGAAAACAAAAAGAACATGTAAAAACTTACTTGAAGTAAAAAGCTTCTAACACTACTACCAAAGGGAGATGTAAATGAAACTGGAACTTACACAAAATGCTAGGACTGTACTTGAGAAACGCTATCTTATTAAAGATGCGACAGGTAAAGTAATTGAAAAACCTGAAGATATGTTTAGTAGAGTAGCTTCAACAATTGCTAGTGTTAGTCCTAAAAAAGAAATTACGGCGAAAACAAATGCATTTTATAATATGATGACTTCTTTAAAATTTTTGCCTAATAGCCCGACATTAATGAATGCAGGGCGTGAATTGGGCCAGTTAAGCGCTTGCTTTGTTCTACCTGTAGGTGATTCTATTGAAGAGATATTTGAAACTATTAAACATACGGCTATGATCCATAAGAGTGGAGGAGGGACAGGATTTTCATTTTCTCGTCTACGCCCAGCTAATGACTTAGTAAAAACTACAAGTGGTGTGTCGAGTGGGCCTATATCTTTTATGAGTGTTTTTGATAAGGCTACTGAATGTATCAAACAGGGTGGCACAAGACGTGGTGCTAATATGGGTATACTTAGAGTAGATCATCCCGATATTATGAGTTTCATTAAATGTAAAGATGATATGAAGGTTTTAAATAACTTTAATATCTCTATTGGGATAACAGAAAAATTTATGGAAGCTGTAGAGACTAATAAAACGTATAAACTATATAATCCGAGAGATAAAAAAGAAGTAGGAGTACTCAATGCAAAAGAAGTATTTGACCTTATTGTGAAACAAGCATGGAGAAACGGTGAACCTGGAATAGTATTTTTAGATAGAATAAATAAAGATAATCCTACTCCACATATTGGTGAGATTGAGTCTACAAATCCATGTGTTACAGGTGACACTCTTATTCTTACCAAGAAGGGCTATAAGAAAATTGCTTCCAGAGTAGGCAAGAAAACAAAGATCTGGAATGGAGAAGAATGGTCTACGACTATACCTGAGATTACAGGATATAACCAAAATATTCTTAAAATTCAATTTTCAGATGGCTCCTGTTTATCTTGTACCCCAAAGCATAAATTTGTATTAGCTGATGGGTCTAAACGTGAAGCTCAAGAATTAGAAGAAGGTGCAAAACTTCAAAAGTGGAGTTTTCCCATCATTAAGGGTATTAAGCAAATAAAATCTAAGAAAGCCTATACTCAAGGTTTTTATAGTGGAGATGGAAGTAAAGGTCATAATGATATTTGGTTATATGAAGACAAGATTAAACTTAAAGACAAGCTTCTAATAAAAAAATGTATCGACTGTAGTAATGACCGCCAGAATAGACTTATGGTAGAAACGGCATTCTCTGTACGAGATAAATGTTGGGTTCCATCAAGTAAATATACAGTTGATACTCGTCTTAGTTGGTTTGCTGGGTTAGTTGATAGTGATGGCTCCTATCAGAATGAGAATGGGCTTACTATTTGGTCAGTAGATAGGGCATTTTTGTCTGACGTAAAGTTGATGCTTTCTACTTTAGGTTGTTTCTCAACGCTAAGTCTTGGAAAAGAAGCAGGTATTTCTTATCTACCAGATACTAATGGAGAGCCTAAAAAATATAACGTACAAGATTGTTATAGACTTGCTATTAACAAGTTTAATACTTTTAAATTGTTAGATTTGGGACTCAAGCTTAATCGGGTCAAAATTGAAGATAAAGAGCCTAATAGGGATGCCTCTAGGTTTATAACTATTACAAGCATTATAAAAAGAAATAAAAAAGAAAATACAGTTTATTGCTTTACTGAGCCTAAAAAGCATACAGGTATCTTTAATGGCATTATGACTGGACAGTGCGGTGAGCAGCCGTTGCTACCTTATGAAAGTTGTAACTTAGGTTCTATTAATCTATCCAAATTTGTAGTAAATTCTACTATTGATTATGAAGGATTAAAAGAAATAGTAAATTTATCTGTAGAATTTTTAGATAACGTTATTGAAGTAAATAAGTATCCTTTAAAGCAAATTGATGAAATGACTAAAGCAAATAGAAAAATTGGCTTAGGTGTAATGGGATGGGCAGACATGCTTATCTTGTTAGGTATCCCATACAACTCTGAAGAAGCTATAAATCTCGCAAAAGATGTGATGCGGTTTATTCAAGATCACGCTATTTTAAAATCATTAGAACTAGCAAAAATACGTGGATCATTCCCTAACATTAAAGGTTCTATCTTTGACAAGAACATGAGAAATGCTACTGTTACAACTATTGCTCCCACTGGAACAATATCCATGATAGCAAATGCATCATCAGGTATTGAGCCATTATTTGCAGTATCTTATGTAAAAACAGTAATGGATGGAACCCGTCTAATTGAAGTAAATCCTATGTTTGAATATATAGCTAAGTCACGTGGATTCTATTCACCACAGCTAATGGAAAAAATTGCAGAACATGGTACTATTCAGAACATTCTTGAAATTCCAGAAGATGTTCGTAAAGTATTTGTAACATCTCATGATATTAGCCCTGAGTATCATGTGCGTATGCAAGCAGCTTTTCAGATGTACACTGATAATGCTGTTTCTAAAACAGTAAACTTCTGTAATAGTGCCACTATTAAAGATGTAGAAGAAGTATACATGCTGGCGTATAAAACAGGCTGTAAAGGAGTTACGATTTATCGTGATGGATCAAGAGATGAACAAGTATTATCTACTATAACTAAAGTAGAAAATACACCAGAAGAAAAAGTAGATAGCGGAGTAAAAGAACGGCCTAAAGCTCTAAAAGGTGCTACTTACCAAATGCAAACAGGCTGCGGTCCACTTTATGTTACAATAAATGAAGATAAAGATGGGCTTTTTGAACTGTTTACTACTATGGGTAAGGCTGGAGGATGTGCAGCTTCTCAAGCTGAAGCCTTGGGACGCATGATTAGTCTTAACTGGCGAACAGGTGTGCAAGCCAAACAAGTAGTTAAACAATTACTTGGTATATCTTGTCACATCCCTAGTGGATTTGGCGATAATCGTATTCTATCCTGTTCCGATGCAGTTGCTAAGGCTATTCAACTGCATCTACTTGAGGTAGGACATATTGACAAAGTTCACAAAGCTACTATTGAACGTGGTGCCTGTCCTGAGTGCGGTGGAATTGTAGAGCATGAAGGTGGATGTAATATATGCCACGTATGTGGATATTCTGAATGTGCCTGATAGTAATTAAGAAGAGAGGTGTATATACACCTCTCTTAATTTCAAGAGGAATATATGCGTACATTTTTTATTTCTGATCTTCATTTACAACACAAAAATTGTGCAGAGTGGAGAGGATTTTCATCTTTAGATGAGCATGATGAATTTATTATAGATAACTGGAACTCAAGAGTACGAGATAAAGATAAAGTAATAATTACTGGAGACGTTTGTTTTCAAACAAATAATCTTAATATTTTGTCTGAATTAAATGGTATAAAACATTTAGTTTTAGGTAATCATGAACATACTTCTGTATCCAGGTATCAAAACTTTTTTAATAAAATTTCCAGTCTTCTTACTTATGCTAACAAGTTGGTTCTTACTCATATACCTATACATCCTTCTCAACTAAAACATAGATACTTAGATCATGTAAATATACATGGTCATATTCATAGGAATGAACCTTTGCTGTTTATCCATGATGTTAATTACTTTAATATCAACTGTGAGTTTCATGAGTACATGCCGATTCTTTTTGATGATCTAATGGAAATGATTAGTCGTAAGCAAGAAGGGATATATAGCGAATATGGAAATCTTTAAAACAATATTTGGATCACATTTATACGGTACTAATACAGATAAAAGTGATCTTGATCTTAAAGGTATTGGACTTCCCACTATTGACCAGATATTACATGAGGAAAAAACAGGAAAAAAGATGAAGATAATCTATCGACATTCAACTGGTAAAAATAATAATAAAAATACTAGTGAAGATGTTGATACTGAAATCTATAGTTTAAAATACTTTATTGAACTTGCGTTAGAAGGTCAAACGGTAGCCTTAGACATGCTACATGCACCAAAAGAATTTTGGATGTTACATCATCTACTTTGGTATTATATCTATAGCAATCGTTCATCCTTTTATTCTAAAAATCTTCATTCCTTTATTGGGTATGCTCGTAGGCAAGCAGCAAAGTATGGCCTAAAAGGAAGTAGACTAGCTAATGTTCAAGAAGTAATACAGTGGATGGAGCAGCAAATATCAAAATATGGTCCACGTACTAAATTAAGGGATGCTGATTTAGATACCTTTCCTAAAGGAGATTATATTAAATGGTTGGAAGCACCAGACTCTAGCACTGCACATCCTGATCTACAAATAATTCCAAGTGTAAAAATATGTGAAAAAACATTTACTGTTACTACGCCGCTTAATTTTATACTAGCACCACTGGTTAAATATGATTCAGAATATGGAGTAAGAGCCAGACAGGCAAAGGATAACGCTAATATTGATTGGAAAGCAATCAGTCATGCCTTTAGAGCAGCCTACCAAGTACGAGAGCTATTTACTAAAGGCACTATTACATTTCCATTAAAAGAAGCACAAGAGCTAATTCAAATTAAATTAGGTATATTAGATTATTCTGAACTTGAAACAAAACTAGAAGAGTTGATTCAAGAAGTACTAGAATTAAAAGATAATAGTGGACTTCCAGAAGAGCCAAATAAAGATATATGGAATGGCTTTGTTGAAGATACTTATCTTGCAGTTAAATCAGGAAAATATAAATAGGGAGTATGTATGCTTAGGTTAGAGTATCTACCACATAATAAATGTTATCTTGAATCTAAAGCACACCAATGTTGTTGTGTATGCATCAATAGAAAAAGATTAATGGGACATCCGTGGTTTAATAAACAAAGTATTAGTAAACATACTGGGATTTATGTTTGTATAGCAGATAAAGATAACAAAGGCGAGTGTATGCTTACAGGAGAGCATAGTATAGGATGTGAACACTTTTCAAGGAAGGGTAAACCTTAATGTATAAAGTTAAAGAACTAGATCAGATAGAAGAAGACTTACCAAATATAAATAAAAGTAGAACTATAGAACTAATAATTATGAGCTTAATTAATACGTGCAGGAAACTATATCGTTTATTAAATAAGCGCAATAAGAAAAATTTGTTTCTTATTACTAAAGAATACCATAAACGACAGGATTTGACTTCTTGTAAATTTAGTATAACTTTTCAAGACCATGATGGGAATGTAGATAGTTTAGTCTATGATAGTCCTCCTTTTAATCTACAGGATAATAAGGACTTTATTAGAAGTGTTATTTTTACTGGATTCAGTTTATGGGCACAATCTCAGGGATATAAACTAATATTAGAAAAAGATGAACAAGCTAGTGGAGAAAAAGCAAGTGTTTAAAGTAGATATTTATCAAGATCAAGTATATTGTCAGAATTGTGGTGAACTTCTTATCCATGATATTCAGCAAATTAGTGATGGATACCATACCATTGATGAATTGTACAAACACCGTATTGCACTCTTTATAGCATTAATGAGTTGTAATACTAAAATTAGCTGGTGGAGTCGTTTACATTATGATGGAACAATGTTTGAAGGTTATGTTATTGCAGGTATTCAATTACCTACTGGAATGATTACATACCATTTTAAAAATATGTATATCGAGTATCTAAAAGTTGCAGGTATTAAAGAACTAGAAAATGCTCCTGAATGGGATGGACATACCTCGCAAGATGTTGTTAAGAGATTACTAGATGCAGTAAAGCCTCATTACTAAAAGGAGAAATTTATGAACGCCAAGTAATTAGACATAACAAGTGTAAAAGCCTGTGAAATTAATAATGTTGGAAGAAAACTTGTGGAGGATAGATTGTAATGAAAAACTTTATTACATTTGAAGGTGGAGAAGGGAGTGGTAAGACTACTATTATTAAAAAAGTAGATGCACTTATAAGAGAGATTGAGTGTAGAGATATCTATAATAGGGAAACATGCAAGGAAGAAAATGAATTTTTAAAAGCATACCTTACAGATGCTAAAGGTACTATACTGACTCGTGAACCTGGTGGTTGTCAAATAGCAGAACAGATTAGGAATGTTATTCTTCATCGTGATAATATTACAATGAATGGAGTAACTGAGTTCTTTTTGTTTTGTGCAGCACGTCAGCAACATTTAGTAGATACAGTTATACCTGCTTTGAAGGATAATAAACTTGTACTATGTGATAGGTATTATCATAGTACCTATATCTATCAATGCCGTACCCGTAAATGTGTCAATGAGCGTGATTTTGATGATCTAAATACTAAAGCTATTTCGGTGGATAAAGTAGCATATCATCCAGGTTTAGTATTAGTATTTGATGTAGACACGGAAACAGGTTTAAGTCGTTCTACTAAGAGAAATGTAGACCAAAATAATCAGCAAGTACGACTAGATAATGAAACCCTAGAATTTCATAAAACTGTGAATAAAGAATATTCACAATTACGACCCAATTTTTATGTAAAGAATTTAGTCCACATAGATGCTAACAAACCGCTACGGGAAGTATACTTAGATGTTGTTAAAGTTATAACTAATTATTTATCACTAGCTCAAAAATAACAGTGGATGCTTGGGTTATAATTAAAAAAAGGAGAACTTACATGAGTGAAAGTCAACAACAACAAAGAGAAGGAATAGCTTTAGCTTTAAACTCTGATTTCTTAAATAGTCTGATTGATCAGATAGTAAAAGTCTGTTATTACGCTAATAAGCAGTATAGTTATGTTATCGGTGACTTTTCTTTTCCTGAGTATGAAAATGCCAATCCAGAAGTATTAAATTCAATGAGACAAGGTGTTATAGCAAGACTTAGTAATCCAAATATTTCAGATGAAGAAAATCATAATCAATGGATGAAACAAAGAATGTCAGAAGGATGGAGTTATGGTGAAGTTAAAGATGAGGATTTAAAGACACATCCTTACTTGCTAGAGTATTCAAAGCTACCACCACAAGTAAGAGCAAAAGATGCAATTTTTGGTAGCATTACTTTAGCAATGATTTCAGAATATTTTGAAATATAGAAAGGACTTAAACATGCGAGCACAAATTGTAGATGTAAATTATGAGGTTTGTGTAGTATCCTTGAAAGTAGTAAAAGAAAAAGTTATTATTCCTTATACGTGTTTGGCTGAACCTTTAGAGAATTATATGGTATTATGTGATGGAGAAATTGTCCCAAAAAATTGTATAGGTAAAGAACACATTATACTTTCTGCTATGCCTAAGGCTTCTACTAAGAGTATCTTACTTTTTGTGTATCAGCCTAAATCTAGTAACGAAACAAAAGCTAATATTAAATCAGTTCTTCTTGAAGCTAATGATATTGTTGAAAGTCGTCAAGCTAAATATGGAGATATAGCAGAGTCCTTTACTGAAATTGCCTTGTTGTGTAATTTAACCTTCACTAAGGATGAGATGACAGATGGACGTATGTCTACAGAGAAAGTATTAAAGACCATGAAAGCTGTTAAGCTTATTCGTGATAAGTATAGTCCTGATAATCCAGATCACTTACGAGATGAACTTGGTTATGGTGCTATTCAGCATAAACTTAGATTTGAATAATCATAAAAGGGTAGTTAGCCAAGTGCTGGCTACCCTATTTCTTGTTAAGGAGGATTAAATAAGTTATGTGTAAAGAACTTAAAAATGGAATCCCTATACTTATGTCTAAAACAAAAAATAAAACACTAAAAAGACAACACAAAAGACATGAGGATATTTTGAATGGTAAAAATATCGTTTTGTCAGAAAGGGAATTGTATGTACGTCAAAATGGCTGCTGTTTTTATTGTTTTAATCCTATGTCTCCTGCACCTTACTCTAAAAAGTATTTGGATGGTTGGACAAGGGATCATTTTTATCCAAAAATGTTTAATAACCCTTTGGAATCAAATATGGTACTCGCTTGTAGAACATGCAACAAAGGAAAAGATAATGATGCTCCATTGATAAAAGAAATGGATAGATTTAGAGCAATATACTTACTTGAAAAAGACCTTGGTGGTATATTTGGTACACAACAGACAAAGAAAAGAAAATATAAAGCTACAGAAAAAAGTCCATATTGTGCTTGTCAAATGAATAAGAAACCTAAAGAAAGAATTGAAGTAATATGGGAACAAGCTGATGGTAAGCGAATATGTAGAGAAGAAGGACTAATAAAATATTATCAAGTTACGTGCCCTGAGTGTGGTAAAGAATTTTCTATAGTAAAGGAAAATAAGGATCTAGGATGAAAATTAAACTAATAATTACTGAGTCTAATAAACTTATTAAATCTTTTAAAGCCAAAGTAAAGAGGCTTGAATCTAAACAAAAGAAGCAAGCTCATAATTTACAATGGCTTAATATTGAACATACCATAAAGTCATGTAAAGAATTTATGGATACTGTCTCTGAACTTAAAAAGACAAAGCTCAAGCTAAGTGAAATAAAGGATTCAGTAGATTATACCATTATAGTAGAAGCAAAAAATAAAAAATATGAGATTACATTCAATAAATGCTTTTATGGTGACTATCTTACAACACCCTTAGATCATAAATATTTAATAGCTAATGGCATATCAATACATAATAGAAAACTGGATAAACATTATGATATTCTTACCTTTATGCCTATTACGGAAGTGCTTATATCATTCTGTATTGAATGTGCTTCTGGAGTAGTTACCTTATCCTGTTCAAGCACTAATGTTGATCTTGAGATTGTAAGGACTCAAAATGTCAAGACAGATAATTAAACAGCCTAATGGTAAATACGCTGTATTTAGTTCAAATACTAATTCTTTTATTATTGAAAATTGTACACGGGAAGAACTAGAAATATTTTATATTGAAGAAGAAAAAGCTAAAATAAAAAACATTTTAGATATTATTATTGGTAAATTAGACGCAGGTATTAAACCATACTATCAGTTTACAATGACTTATGAAGAAGCTAAAAACACAATAAAGGAGAAACAATATGCAAGTAACACTAAACATAGACGCATCACAAATGGGCGATACAGTTCTAGATATTTTTAAAAATCTTACTACTGAACAAAGATCAGAACTTGCAATGTCAATGATGAAACAATGGTTTGCTGATCCTATTGATTTTGAAAAAGCTAATTGGATTCAGCAAGAAATTATGGATATTAAAAAGACTTGGACAAAACCCTGCGGTAATGATTATTGGAGTCCGAGTGTACCTGAAAAGTTTAAGAGTTTTAATCTCGACTGGACCTTAAAAAGTAAGATTGAAAAAGGAATCGCCACAGATGAAGAAATAATGTTTAGCGCTGAGTTCCAAAAATATATGGTACAAAATTTTACGTCTACTAGAGATATGATGGTACAGATAGTAATAGAGGAAGCTCGAAAGGTATTCAATACTCACGTTTCTACCTTTGTAAAAGAAGATCCTCAAATGGAAGAAATAAAGAATACTGCACTGCAAGAAGTAGTTAGAGCCTTCCCTGAAATGGCTCAACATGCCTTAGTATCTTATTTTATTGCTAATATGAATGGAATGGCAAATCAGTTAAATAACATGAATGCCTTGATGCCTTCTATGCAGTATTCTCTACAGAATGTATTGAATAAACTAAATGGGGGCAACAATGAGTAAAGGTTTAATTTCCACTAATGAAAAAGGTAGTGTTTGGATAAATGGATGTACTTACTGTTGTGCAGAATGTGGATACATAGGTTTTACTAAACTTCTATCTTATGACGGGTCAGCATACCAATGTGAGAATTGTGAAGAAGTATACATCGGACAGAATGAGACTTTTATACCATATGGAGTAGATGAAGTGCTGCATAATTGGAGAGCTTTATGAGTAATGTAAAATCAGATGCTCTTATTGATGAAATTTATGGAAACTATCCCTGAAAAAAAAATGGAGTCTCACTGGTGTGGATGAGAGTTGGGTCCTTGCGCTTGTTTAGGATGTGTGCAAATAGGCCGAGAATACTTACAAATAATATACAGATACCTATGGACAAGGTAGACTAGATAACGTTACACCTAAGGAATACTAGTTATGGCCATTAAGTTTATTGATGGTAATCTATTTGATAGTGGATGCATGATATGGGTTAATACCGTTAATTGTGAAGGTGTAATGGGTAAAGGTATTGCTCTTGAATTTAAGAAACGATTTCCGGAGATGTTTAAAGAGTATAAGGTGTCTTGTAAAAATAATGAAGTGCGAGTAGGAAAAATAGGTGTACACAAGACCTATAGCTTGCTAGATAATCCTAAATATATCTTTAACTTCCCCACCAAAGTTCTATGGAGAAATAGTTCTAAGCTTGAATATATTGAACAAGGACTAATTGACTTAGTATTCAAACTAGGAGAGTTGAATGGTCGGTTAACAACAGTTAAAGACCATACTAAACTTTCAATAGCTATTCCTGCATTAGGGTGTTCAAATGGAGGATTAGATTGGATGCAAGTAAGTTCACTAATGAACAAAGTACTTACACCTATTTCAGATGAAATAATTATTGAGATTTATAAACCTCATGAGGATTAAGCGATGACTTATATAGGTATAATTGGAAGCCGTACTAGAAATTCGGATCATGATAAAAAGGTATTAAAGAAAACCCTGTTAGAAGAGATAGCTAGATTAGGAAATAACTTCTCTAAAATAAGAATAGTCTCTGGAGGTTGTCTTACTGGTGGAGATCATTTTGCGGAAGAACTAGCAAGAGAACTAGGATTACCCATTCTTATTTATTATCCTCAGATATGGAACATTGATAAAAATTTAGCTGAAATAAATGGTAAAGCAGCTTATGCCCAAGTTGCTTATGCACGAAATACTAAAATAGCGGATAAAGCTAATATTCTTATTGCCTTAGTTAGTAGTAATCGTGAAGGAGGAACTGAGGATACAATTAAAAAGTTTTTGACTAAAAATACTAGGGAAGCCTTGATTCTAATTTAAGAGGGTTAAAATGACTTTTAAAGATCAGATTGAATGTAGTAAATATGCAGTACAAATTAAAAAATTTGTTGAGTATCTAGTTAGTACAGACTTTGAAAGTATCACAGATGAGGAATTTAATTTTTTAGAACTACTACATAAGGCTAGTGGTTTAACTATTGAACATTTAGAGCAAAAGATTAGCGAGGGTGTAACTGTTGAAGAACTAATATTAGTAATAGATAATTTAATTGAACTAAGACTAGGTAAGGAGAATAATTGTGAGTGTAAAGGTCGTTGAGTGTAAGGTTGTTTGTCTGCAAGCACCTACTATCCGTAGCCAAGAACGCTTGAGTGCAAAGGCCGCTAAGTTCTGTACCAGCCCGAAGTCTATAACTGAAATAATGAATGACGATAGTGATGATGAAGCTATTCTTAAACGAGTAGTAGGCTACGGCCATTTATCTGTACTAGAGTTTGATAATTGGATTTTTGGTGTAGAGGGAGTATCAAGAACATTGACTCATCAACTTGTAAGAAAAAGGATTGCTAGTTACGCCCAAGAAAGTATGCGCTACACAAGTCAAGATGGGGAATATCAGATAATTGTACCTAAGAGTCTTGAAGGTAAAACTGCTACTATTCGTATACCTTTTAATTGTTTACCTGGTAATTTACAAGAGAGTCCTGAATTTAAGAAAGGTATGGATATACAAGTATCTTTAGAAGAATTAGCGGATATATCTCATCAATGGTACGAAGGAATGCAGGCTAAGTCTGTGCCTAATGAAGACAGTCGCTTTGGTCTCCTAGAAGCATCAAAAACAAAGATAATGATTCAGATGAATAGTCATGCTCTTCTTGATTTCTTTGCTGAACGTACCTGCAGTTGCGCTCAATGGGAAATCCGAGGTATGGCTAGAGAAATGCTTAGAATCTGTAAAGAACTAGATCCTGTAGTATTTGAAAATGCTGGACCTAAGTGTATTAAACTAGGATACTGCCCTGAAGCTAAAGCAAAGCACTGTGGGCTACGCCCTCACAAAACTGATATTTAATAATTTATAATATATAAAAAATGGAGGAAATCATGAGCATAAAAAATAAGATAAAAGATCTCTTAACAATTAGACAAACAAAAACTGAAAATTTGGAAAATGACAATTATCAGTATGTAGTTGCACAAGGTTTAACTTCAATGGTTAAGTGTGAATCTTGTGGAGAAGTATATTTTAAATATAATCCTATTCAAGATAAAGTATTTAGCATGTTAGATATAGGTTGTTTTAACTGCAATAATAAACAATATTATACTTTCGTATCTTTAATGCTAGATGTATATGAAAAGAGCCAGATTAAAAAGAAACAGCATGTAAAAAAGATAGTTTTAATTGCAGGATCAATAGTAGAGTATTCTATAGAAGATATTGAGACAATAAGCTGTGATCAGCTTAGATCACATATAATAAAAGGAATTCCTGTTTGGCTTAAATTTTTAGATCTTAAATATTCAATTTCAGTTAATTGGCAATCCAATGAAAATTGAAAAGTATGAAGTTAAAACCTTTAAAGAAGTTTTAAAATGTGAAGAGAAAAACTGCGATGGATACTTAGAATTTACAGGTAAGGTAGAGTCTCAAAAAGATATTAAAGATACATCTAAGTATATTACTCTCTATGAACACGTATGCACAAAGTGTACAAATTCAAAAACTATAGTAAATGAAAAATATCCTCGTTTAGTATATGAATAGAAAGAAATGACTATGAAGTTTAAACTAGATACACTTGATAAGGATAATGAGAAATTTGCTCCTAAATTTGTAGTTCAAGAACATAATGCACTTAAAGCTGGATTACATTATGATTTAAGACTTCAAGTTGGAACGGTTTTATTTAGCTGGGCTGTACCTAAAGGTATTCCCAAAAAACCTGAAGTAAAAAGGTTAGCTATTAGAACTGAAGATCATAGTATGTCCTGGATTTCTTTTGAAGGTGTTATCCCTAAAGGTGAGTATGGTGCAGGAATTGTTAAAGTATATGACAGTGGTGTATATATACCACTAGAAGTTACAAACAAAAAACTTATTTTTAAATTAAAAGGTAAAAAATTTAAAGGTATATGGATGTTAGAACTTATGTATGAAACAAAGTGGTTGTTATCAAGAATGAAGGAGGAAAACTAAAATGGTTTTTGTATTCACTGGAGCTAAAATTCTGTCCATTTTATGGGAGTATAAAAAAGAGATAATAATAGGAATTTTAGTATTAATATTGATAGGATTTGGATATTATTTCAAGAAAGTATTAGCAGATAATAGAGCCAAAGATGTAAAGATTCAGAGTCTAAATGAAGATATAACAAGAGAAAAAATATCGGTAGATCGTTTGAGTAAATCTAATGACTTGTTATCCGCAGATCTTAAAAAGTATATAGATACAACTAAAGTTATACAAGAAAAGAACTCAAAGCTAGAAACTAAATATAATAATCTATATGCAAATTATATTAAGTATTTAAAGTCAATTCCACAAGGCGAAATAAAATTGGGAGGATTAACAGATGAAGGTACTAAATGTAATGTCACTAAAAATTCTATTCTTGAGCCTGTTGTTATTATTCCTTTCGGCGTGCCAAAAACCGATAGTTTGCCCACCAGTACCGGAACCAATTAATTGTCAGTATAAAGTATGGCCAGTTTCAGAAAGACCTTCATTAATAGAAGTGAAAGCTAGACGCTTAGATGATCCTGAAGTAATAGGAGGTTTAAGTAGAAAAGATTTAGAACTGTTACAAGAAAACTTAAATAGGATTCTATTATGGGGAGATAAAAACTATAATACATTATTAGAAATAAATAAACTATCATCATCAAAAGTTCCGGTTGTCAACAAATAAAGATGAAGATGAAGATAAAGAAAGAGCCTGTGTAAAATTTTACACAGGCTTTCTCTATAACCTAAATGTCTACTTCTTCTAAAGAATTTATATAATCTGCTGCCTCAGTTTTTTCTTGTTTCTTCTTATTAACTAATGATGGATACTTTTTCTCAAAGAATTCTTTTAGTTTAACTGGGTCACGCTTCAAATAAAAGTTTACTACCTCAGAGATTTTATCCTCAATAATCTTATCATCTTTACTTTCCTCTTCTTCATCATCTATTGGTTCAGTATCTTCTATTTCTTCTCCGTATTTAGTTGTACTTTTAGGTTCTCTAACCTCTGTCTTTTCTCCGTTCTCATCATCAATATCTTCATATTCATCTTCATCTTCAGTGTCTATGTACTTAACATCTAGCTTATCTGGTGCATCTTCAAAAGCTTGTTTCAATTTCTTCTTCAAAACATCTGGAATACCTTCTATATCTTTATCCTCTATTTCTTTTTTCTTGGCTGTAACGTTTTTAAGCTCTTCAATCGGGTCATTGGATTCTTTTTTGCTATTGACTTCATCTTCTGTAACTTCTTCAATGTCGGAGTTTTCCGCAAGCTCATTTTTATTGTCATCAGCAGACACGACCTTTTTCTTATTGTTAGATTTTCTTTTACTATTAATCTTCTTCTTTTTACTTTTACTATTAGTATCATCTTGATAATAAGTATCAGGTTGTCCTGTACTGTCTCGTTTCAATTCTAGCATTTCTATATACTGCCTAAGTTGATCTTCATTTCCAGTAAATTGCATATTCTTAGATAACTTAATATGGTATATACCATCTTTGTCTGCTTTTGCAGATTTAAGTTTTTCTAGTTGTTCTTCATATGTTAAATATCCAATAAGATCATTCTTATTTAAACCTGCTTTCTTATATTTAGACCACAATTCTTTTTTAGATAAATTACCATAGTCTGATCTGAAAGTATCTTTATCTTCTATTGATAATGACTTAGGTGTAATAGATTCTATATACTTTCTCTGTTTTTCTATTTGCTCTTCTCTTTCTCTTTCTAACTTTTCAAGATGTTTTCTTTTTCTTTCTTCAAGAACGTCATCTGTTATTTCAAGTGCTTCTCTACCTAATACCGCAGCAAATGGACCTAATATTATAAAAGCCGCTGAAAACAAAGCTAATTTAGCAAAGGTAGATTCACCTATCTTTCTATAAGTATCGGTTAAGAAAATTTTACCGTCTTTTACATAGGTTGATCTATTTGCTACTATATCCTCTGCCATCTTTTTTCGTTTTTCTCTAGGCAATTTCTTTATTTCTTCTTTTACTTCTTCTGTTATTTTTGCTGCGTCCTTTTTAACTTTTTCTTCTGAATAAATATTATCTGGCTCTTTTTGTTCTTGTTCTTTTTGTTCCTCTGTTTTTACATCTACATCTTCCTTTTTAGTATTATCTGGTTCTTTTTCATTATCTGATGTTTTTTCATTATCAGGAGCTTTTTCATTATCTTCATTTTTTTCATTATCAGGAGCTTTTTCATTATCTTCATTTTTAGTATTATCAGGTGCTTTAGACTTCTTATTCGCAGAACCTTTCTTTTCTTTTTCCCACAAACGTTCTGCTTTGTATGGTTCTATTTTTTCACCAATTTTACGTTCATTTTCTAATCTACGTTGTTTCTCTTTATTCGCAAGGTTTTCTTTCTCTTGATCTGACATCTTTAACCAAGTTTTAGATGGTTTATCATCTTTACTTGAATCATATTTCTGATTAGCTTTTTTAAGATCTGACAGTTTAATTGCTGCAATAGTTAGTTTCATGTCCATGCCACCTTTGTATCTGGATCGGTATTTGTAAAATTATACATATTTATTTTATACCAATCTTCTGGCGTAATATTAAAGACAGTATGAAGTTTTAAATTTATAAGTATTCTCCAACCATACTCATACGCTAATTTTTCTCTATCATTTCTTGATATATTAGTATTCTTTTTATTATATAAGTATGAATGCCAGTGTCCTAGTTCATGAGCAAGTATAATTATTTTCTTTCTTAGTTTTTCATTTTTTGAAACATAAATCTTCTTGTTTTGATAATCGCACCGACCTAAAACAGAAATATTATCTATAAAAATAACTTCAGTTCCAAGCCCTCTAGCTATATCTACAAGTTGTTGTAGATGCTTATTCATCATTAACCCCTCCTACTATAGTGTTATTTTAAGTAATGTGGAGAATTAGTTTTTATAGCCATTTTTAAATATTCAGCAAAATCTTTAACTGATTCTGCTTTTAAATAGCTTTCTTTAATAGAAGGATTGGAGATATGCGACTTTGTACTTCTCATGAAATCATCTTTTTCATCTATAGTTTTATCTAAATATACGACTATATCTTTAACTGACACTTTATTAAGTTTTAAATTTGAAGCACTCAATACACTCTGTCTCATCTTATCTCCAATCATGCTTTTCTTTTATCAACTCTAAATAAGTTACTGCAGTGTTTCTCCACCATTTCTTTTCCTTTAAATTTTCATAAGAATGTTCTTTACAATAGTCCAAAAGAACTTCATATTGTATTTTATTAAAAGAATTCCACAATACGTTTTTATCTACAACAACCTTAAAAGGTAGTTCCTTTAAAACTGATTCATTATAGAATCCAATCAAATAACCTAATAGTAATTTATCAAAAGCTCTATCTTCATCTTGATTTAAATTGCTTGGATGATATTTAGCATTAGATAAAATAGGAAACAGATCTGATGCAGTTTTTATATATTTTCTTTTATCTTTATACACAGGTGAAATGTTATTGCAGTTTCCTATTACTTTAAAAGAACTTGTTGATAAAAATACAGCTTGAATTGGTTCTGACTCATGTATAATACCTTGTCCGTGTTTGTCTGCAAAACCAGAATAACCACATTTTCTCAAAAGCCAATTCCATTTGATAGAAGCTATTCTTCTTTCAACATCTGTAAAGGAATTTATACTTAAAATTGGTGTAGTACTATCCTCTGAAGGGACAGCTAAATTCATAGATATTAATCTGCATAAATTCCAAAAGAAACCACCAGGATTTTTTACTTTTGTAGTTATTATATTCTTAGCATAAATATTTGCCCATTTATCATACACTTTTTGTTTATACTCTTTCTTCCAGCGTTCTATAAAAGCTACATCATGAGTATTAGTATAAGATAAATCTACTTCCATGTTTTTTAAAGATTCTTCTATAAACAGATCTTTTAAAAGTTCTGAATCCTTATCATAGTTTTTAGAAGTATAATCAGAGTATAAATCATCTATAAAGATATTTGAGTTAGACTTTGGGGTTATTATCCAAATATGAGGTAAATTAGCTGCAAAAGGCAATTTGTTAAGTGAAGATGCATAGTCTAAATCGTATTCTACCCATACTGTAGCTAATGGATAGGTATAAATACCTAAAGGGGTATTATATTTACTTTTAGGATTTATACCTATCTTGTTTATCTCAGTGAAACTAATATAGGCATTTGGATCATTTTTCCACTGCCTTAAATAATCAACAGCAGATATTTTCTTATTTTGAGTAGGATTTTTTCTAGCAGCTATAGATACTTTTCTCATATCCTAAATACCGAAACAGATTCTTTTACTTCTTCAATGAATACAGTTGAACCTATAGAGCTGAATAAAATAAACACTATGCAAATGTATACTATTACCTTTGTTTTTAACATATAGTTTTTAGTAAAATTTAACATCTAATTCTCCTTTTATAAAACACCTTTATCTTTAAACAATTTTATTGCTTGGTCTGGAGATATTATCTTTATCTTCAAATCTCTAGCTTTCTGCATTTTAGCACTAGTACTATTCGGATCTTTTGCTACAAGATAGGTCAATCCATTTTTAACAGATGATTCTACTTTACCGCCATTTGCTATAAGTAGTTCTTCTAAGTCTCTTTGTCTAATGCCAGTCCAACAAATAGATACATTTGAAAATACATTACTTAATTTCTTTTGTTCCTTCTTCTTGTTTATTTTTAATACATCAGAATTTCTTTTCAAAAATGAATTAAAAGGTTTAATACCTTTTGCAAATTGAATTGCAGTGTTAGAACTAAATCCAGGTATTTTAGAAATTTCTTCTGCTACAGTTCTTACTGTATAACCTTTCCATCTACTAAACATTTCATCTTTATAAACTTCGTATATTTTATCTAGTCTTGTTTCTCCAAAGTTTACTCCAAAGTATGGAGTAGCAGAAGCTAGAGTAGGTAAGTCTACAGTCTGTAATGCTTTAGTAATACCTTCATATAATTTTTCTGCACTTTTCTTTTGAATACCATCAATAGATAATAAATCTTTTACAGTAATGTGAATTACTTTATCTATAGAGTCAAAGCCGTGTTCATAAAAACGTGTTATTAAGCCACGTCCAAGATAATCTACTCCTATCCGACTAAAGAATCCGGATATTTGTTTTATCTTTACAGTATCATTCTCATGTGGTTCAGATAATACTAAATCAACTTTTGTATCATTCCATTCATAATTACCTACTACATCTTTATCTGGCATTTGAGGTTTCTTAGCTTTATCTATTACTTTAAGTATATGTGGAATTACATCGCCAGAACGTGTTAATAATACCTTAGCTCCAGGACCTAATTTATTTTCATAAACAAAAGAGGCATTAAAAGCTGTAGCATATGATACAGTAACACCACCTAATTTTACAGGAAAAATACGAATCCGTGGTTTTAAATATCCATGTTTAGATACAGCCCATACAACTTCTAGTACTTTAGCTTCAACTTTTTCAGTATCACCAGTCTTAAATGCTTTAGCATATTTAGGATTTATTGAATTAGTTTCATTACCAAGGGATTGTCTGATCTTAGCATTATTTACTTCTATTACAGCCCCATCTAAATCAAAGTCACCCATTAGCTTTCTATCAGAAATATACTTTGTTAACTTCTCTTCTGAAATATCTTTAGCTTTAAATACTTTGTAAGGAACTACATGAAAACCCATATCTTCAAGTTGTTTAAGTTGTTGCTTTTTATCTAAGTCTTTTTCTCTACTCATTATAGCATAAGTTACAACATTTAACTTAGCTAAAACTTTTTTATTAGGTGATAATCTATTAAATACACCAGCTATCATATTGCGTGGATTAGCAAATTCCGAGTTACCTTCTTTAACCAAGAGTTTGTTAAACATCTCAAAATCAGAGTTTGCTAAAATTCCTTCAGCTCGTATAGTTAGATTCTCTTTAGCATATTTAGAATTAAGTTTCTTAGGTACAGAAGGAACTTGAAGTATATGCCTAGTTACATCTTGTCCAATATAACCATCACCTCTAGTTGTAGCTTTTACTAAATTTGAATTTCTATAAGTTAAACTCAGACTTAATCCATCTAACTTATCAGAGACTATATACTCATCATCTTTTGTATCTTTTATAAATTTATTTGTAGTAGAACCATCTGGTTTAATCTTACGTAATGAACCCATTTTATATTCAAGTTCTACCTTTTTCCTAACATCTTTTTCTTCTATTACTGGTGCCCCAACTGATTCTAAAATCTTAGCTTTTTTAGGATCTATAGATAGCAACAGTTCTTTTAGTTCGTCATATTGATCATCAGTAAGACTTGATTGTTTTTTACCTGTATGATAATCAGAATTGGCTTGTGTTACTAGATTAAGTAACCACCCGAAGATATCTTCTTTACCTGCACTAATGTAGGTACTAAAGTTGTAAATCAGTTTAGGAGAAATAATGTTCAAGCTATAAGGCGCTGATTGAACATCTTTCTGTGTTAATCTAGGTATCATCCAAAGCATTTTTCTAGTCTGTATGGAGTTTAATACTTTGACGGGTATAATTCGAATATCTTGTGGATGTAACATTTTTTCTATAAGGTTACGTCTATTGAGTATCCTTCTTATAAATAGTTGCTCAAAATCTACAGGTGCTAGATAAATTGCAAATTCATCCTGAATCCAATAAGCTATAACTGCAGGATCTAAAGATATTATAGTAAAGTATAAATACTTTAAAGTTGATCCTGTTCGTACTTTACATCTGAATCTAGCACCTATATATAGATCATAACTTTCAAGTTGGATATGATCTTTTCTATTACTCTTCCAATAGGCATCAGCATTTTTAAAAAGACTAGTCTTCATATCTTTTAATAAAATCATCTTTGTCTACCTACCTTTCTTGAGTACAAATAAAATAGCTTATACCAAAAACAACTACAAAATAGCTTAGATTGTTATAATAAATACAACTAAACAAAGATACCCAGAATCCCATACACATCCTACACTCGATAAAGTGTTTTTCATAAACTAATGGAGCTTTTATCCATGAGTTTAACGGACTGTAAAGACCTGGGTATCTTTTTATAATAACATATCTAAAAGGTTCTAAGATAGAACTACTAGCTAAAATCAAAGTAATAGCATATACTTCAAAAACCTGTTTAACAAATAAAAGTATTATTGAACAAGAAGAAGTCATTTATAATGCTACTCTATAAATAAGTTCTACATAAATATCTCCAGTATCTTCAGCTTTATTTTCAATCTTAAAGTATAGACACTTATCTGTATCTAATTCTCCATACTTCTGTGAATGAAAAGGATTAAACTTAGCCCAAAATGAAGATAAATTTGTATCTTCTAATAGTTTATTTATGTCAGTTTTTCTATAAATTGTCATTAAAGAATCTATGTCTACATTTTCAAAAGGCATGATATAAACATCATAAGAAGTAGATAAACACTGAACTTTAACAGAAATTAAAACGCCTTTTGTACTAGTTAAATCTAATCTAAAACTTTGAGTAGTAGATGCAGCTACTGGATCTAGTTTATACCGAGTCATAAGATATTGGTCTACTTGGAACATCATTGGTCCAGATATAAAAATTCTACTTGCTTCGGGCATCATACACCTCTTATGTTAATTTATTTTAATAAATGCTTCTGTATTAAAAGATTTAAGTTTACTTATGTTTCTACTTTTTCTATAAACTCCACCTACAGGTCCAGTCTTAGCTTGCTCTCTTTGTGAACGTATGTCATCTACACCTATAGTGTTAGCCCCAATAGAACCAAATTTAGATTTAACCAGCGGACTTGTTACAAACTCTGCATGACCGGCCCAATCATACTTATCTAAACCAGAACCATCTAATTTTTTATTGTTAGACCAAATAGCTATCATCCCAGGTTTTAGAATATACGAACCATATTCTACATCTTTTGCAGGTACTACAGTAAAAGCATACTTATCTTTTTTTACTATTTTTAGCAATGTTGATACTCTTCCAATTTTTGGTAAAGGATTTCTTTTGCCATGTGCTTCATAGACACTACCAACACAATAGACATTGAAAGTAACACAATAAGATAATCCAGGTGGTAGCCCTACATACTTAAGCCACATATCTATCTCTGGACTTCTATTACCATTAATAGGATTAAGCTCTCTTACATATAAGTAAGATTCTGCTTTCTTTAAGACCTCTAGATCATAAGGTCCAGAAAATACTACGTTAGGTACTGAAAATAAAAACAAGAAAGTTAAAATTAACAAGATTAACTTCTTCATCTTTAATTCCAGTTATAGTGCTATAACTAAAGCAAGAGCTAACCATGCAAAACCAACTAAAAGAGCTAATGCTATATTATGCTCATCTACTATTTCTTTATAAACATCGAATTTAAGACCATTTAGAGTAATCACAAAACCTAATGCAGAGATAAACCATAAAGCTGTAGACTGCATAGAACTTGCACTTATTCTAAGTGCAGTTCCGTACTCAGGACCAGTAGTAGGATTAAAATACTTAAACACTAGTGTAATATATACTACCGTTATAATAACAAAAGCTAATGCAAAAGTATTATGGTTAATAAATGGTTGTTGTTTCTTTTCCTCACTTGGCTTTTCCTCACTTGCAGTTACGTTTTCTTCAGTTTTAGTAGTATTGTCTTCCATTTCCATTCTCCTTTTGTTAATATATTAACTACATAATAAATTACATAGTTCAACGAGATGCTCCACCTCCACAGCAACTTCGTGGAGAACGAGTAACAGGTGTTCTATGAACGTTACTAGTTTTAGGAAATAAAGTATTTATTTTATCTTTAAACTCTACTATGGTTAAGACTGTTAAACCACTATCTTTACACTTAGATATGAATAGATCATAATTATTGTAATATTGACTTAATAAAGTGTAATAAGGATCTAAAATAGTTGTCATAAAGTCCTCGTATTATACTACTATATATTTGGTAGATTTGTTCTTAATAAATTTACATCAGTTATAATTTTGTTTACACAGTCGATATCACATATATGCCAAGCTTTATATCCTGTACCTAAGTTTAAAGGTACTTTATAAGTACGCTGTTTTCCTTGGTCTGAGTATATACTAACTTCAGCATTTGAAGATGTTATATCTGGTGTTTGAGAATAATTGTACACCCATATTTGATAAATACCTATATTTGGAGTTTTAGCAGTAACAGTTTCTGGACCATAACCATCAGTATCATCTATGTCTAGCCATCCAGATGGTGTGGAAATTTCACTTCCTTTATTAGCCCAGTTACGGTCTATGTAAGTTGATCCTGATGGTACATACATATGGATATCTAAGTCAGAAGGTTTGTAACCCCAACGTAATACAGCACGATAGGCACCATCCCATAGAGAGGGCGATAATAAAACAGTTATTGCTATCGCAGCTTCAGTTAAAGTAACTGTTACGGTTTCTGTAACAAATTGATCTTTAGCGATTGTGACTGTTCTAAGTCCTGCCTTTATACTAGTAAACTTAGCTTCACCAGAAGTATTTGTATTACTAGATTCTCCAGTGTCTATAGATACAAGTGCACCTGAGATAGCTTTAGCATTAATTGCATTAAAAACTGTAACAGTTATCGTACTTAAAATCTTTACTTCCCAAGTATATGTTTTGGGATTAACATCAAAATTTCCATTTAAGTCCTTTGCTCTAACTGAAAAGGTATGAAAACCTGAAGATAAATTAGTGAAAGTAAAAGGACTTTCTTTAAAACTTGTAACTGAGTCCAAAGTAACTTCAAAGACACAATTAGGTTTATCTGCGTGATAAGTAAACTGCCCACTTGAGCTATTATCTATTGGATAAGTATCAATAAAGGTATTAGGTGTTACTGAATCAATAGTCCAAGTATAAGAAATAACATCTCCAGAATTTCCTGCCATATCTTTAGCATAAATTTTTACAATATTAACTCCTTCAGGTAAATTGCTATATGGTATGATAGGACTGTATACTACGTTTTCTGTATCACTATCATTATAAATAAAATGATAGCTGCAATTTGTTTTATTTGAGACAACTTCAAATGTTCCATTTGGTCCTGTCGGCTTTGTAACAAAAAATAATTTTGGTGGAACTGTATCTATATTCCAAGCTAATTGAGCAGGTGTAACATCTATATCTCCAAATAGATCAATCGCTCTAACCTTTATCACATAATGTCCATCAGCTAAATCAGAAAGAATATAAGGACTTTTCGCAGACACCCATTCACCATATCGTATATCTGTATTAGATAATGTTACGTCTAAAGCTACTTCAAAAGTGCAACCAAGTTTAGGTGACATAAAGTCTATATCCCAGTTAACTTTATTAGTATATTCAGGAATTATAGTAGTTATAATAGTATCAGGTGGAGTCCTATCTGTATTTACAAACCAGTTATAATACTTTTCTGGTACTTCTATATTACCATATATATCACAAGCCTTTACTCTAAAATTATGCGGTCCAGAATTTAGATTATATAATTCTACTAATATCGTTCTATTATCTGGATCTGACTCTAAAGGATAAGACTTTAACCATATAGAATTATCTAAAGAGTACAACTCGTACTGAACTGGTTTATCTACCTCTATTCTTATAGATGCTTCCTGTGAGATAGATATATTAGGTGGAGTTTCTACAAAGGTAGAAACTGGTTTTTTAGTGTCTATACTCCAAGAATACTCTGCTGGTGATGGATCAATATTCCCAGCTCTATCTATAGATCTAACTTTAAGTAAATGAGAGCCTAAAACTAGATCATTAAATTTATATAGATTACCTACATCTTTCCACTCAGAACCATCTAAACTAATCTGGTAGGTTGCTCCAATTCTAGTAGATGAAAATGTAAATACTCCTGAAGTTTGATTAGAAAACTTTTCGGGAAATGTTACAATAAATGTATCTGGATATATTATTGATCTAACAGATGGTAACTCAAGTAAGCTCTCTGGAAAATATACACCTGGAGATGGGTGAAATCTAAATGCTTCTGTAACTCCATCTGGTAAGATTGTTTTAGATGAACCATATCCTACATTTGGATAAACAACTTCAATACCTTCTACACTCCAAGATTTTTCAGTTGATTCTCTCTCCACAGCTCCAAATAAATCTACTGCTTTTATCTGTATAGTATAATCGCCATTTTTTAAATTAGATATTGTTATACTTGCACTTGTCTTAGTTGAGTCATTAGGATCTATATTAAATACTTTCCAAGACGATCCGTTCAACGAGTATAATGCATGACTCAATGGTTTGTTAGCAACAATTTTAAAGGTAGCAGTTGATTCTGTACTAGGACTAATTGGGTACTTTATTATATTTGAAACTGGTGGATCTTCTACTTTCCATGAATAAACACGTGCCTCATCCTCCAAATATCCAGACCCATCTACTGCTCTTATAGATAGATTATGAAACCCTTCTTGCATAGATGTAAATGTTATCTTGAACGTTTTATTAGTTACATCTTCAGGCCAAGGGTATATTTTATTCTCCGGTTGATCGTCTAAAGTATATTCTATATGATCGACTGGTTTATTAGTTACAATAGTAAATTTAGAATCTGTAATCTGTGATACTTTTGCTGGTGTCTCAATAAAGGTAGAATATAAAACTGTTTTATCTTCATACCAAGTATAAACAACGGGTTCTAATTCTCTGTAACCTTTAGTATCTACAGCTGTAAATTGTACTTCATTTTTACCTTCAAAAGGTTGTGGTATTCTAAAGTAGAATCTTTCTTGTCCAGAGGAGTTTACTTCTGAACAAATTTCGCTAAAAGATTCTTTATCTTCACCGTAATAATGATAACTTTCAATATATGCAACTTGTTTATTTACAGATAACTCTATTACTTTTGGATCGTTTGTTTCAGATATATTTACTATTGTAGTAATAGGACGTACTACTTTATTCCAAGTAAATTCATGTTCAGTTAATTCTTCGAATCCAAATTCATCTACAGCTTTATATCTTATCGTATATGATCTTTCTGATAGATCATATAATGAAATATCTACTGTCTTGTTATCAGAAACTCTATCTGAAGGTTTGACAAAAACATAAGGATTATTATTTAAGGAATATCTTACTCCCAATACAGTTTTATTTGTAGTAATTAGAAAATAACTTGCTAAGTCTAAATCTGGATCAGAAGGATGTTCTACTAATGTAGACTGTATAGGTATAAAAACATTAGTCCAAACTATTACATTTTTATATATCTCAAGATTATCATCTGTATCTACTGCTTGAACTGTTAGCTCGTGTTTAACTCTATCATCAGAATCATCATAGGTTAAAGATAAAATAGCAATATCACCTTCTGGATAATCTTTTGATGGATATAGTTTAAAACTTGGATTATTATCCAAAACACACCAGACATATTTCAAAGGTTTAGATGACTTAAAGGTAAAAGAACATTGCTTACTTTTATTTAAGGTTTCAGGTTTTTCTAAAATACTTAGTACAGGACGAATATCAGACATAGTTCAATCCTTTTAGTTTTGAATTGAAAAATCTATCTAAATTTAATAAACTAAAACCTTCCATAGAAAGATAATTATGAACTAAATACATAGAATAGAATAACGAGTATTTAAGAACTTCACAATTATGTTTATTATGTTTTATATTAGCCCAACATATATTTCCACAAAACCATCTACAGTTACAATTTTTATCTATTGTGCAAACTCCAATCTTTTTATCTTTGTTGGATCTTTGTCTATATATGTCTAAATTAAAATCTTTAGCTTTACAGATAACATCTTTCTCATACTCTTCAGGTCTATTTGTATTGGAGGCTCTAACCTGACATAGATGTAAATCTCCAAGATGATTTAAATGTACGGCTGGAGAGCATGACTCTATATTAAGTCTCCAGTTATAAGTATTTCGTATATATTTAAGAGGTTTATGAAAGATAGATTCTTGTAATGAAATTTCATCTCTTTCTATTCTTTCTATTTCTTTTTCAAATATAGATTTAGTTAAAACTAAAGGATCCTTTCCTTTAATGTAATTAAAATCGTGGGTCAGTTCTTTTTCAAATGGAAGATTTTGAGTTCTAATATCTTTTAACTCATCTAGTTTATCACTAGGGTAAGTTACAGCGACTTCTATAAATGGAAGAACTTCTGGAACTTTAGCGATTATACTTTCTACATGCGCTTTAGCATTAAAGTCATGTCCTTCAAAATCTTTAATCTCATAATCTAAGGCGATATACATTTTTGTCTTTGTTTCTACTAACCAATTAGCTATATCTTCTGTAAGAAGCATTCCATTAGAGTTTATAGTCATTTCATCAAAAAATGTTCTTATTTGTTTTACAAGATCAAAGTCTAATAAAGGTTCTCCTCCAGAAATAATTACTTTTCTAAACGAATTTTTGGGCAATATCTTAGACAGGTGCTCTAGATCAGAAATGTCTACTCTTTTATGATTAGTATTAGCCGCAGCATAACAAAAGGTACAATTCATATTACAGACATTATTAACTATTACATAACCTATGTTAGGAATTTTATTTACTGCCTGAGTTTCTAGTTTATTGTACTCTTCATATATCTCATTTTGATGAGTACAAAGTACAGGCATTGAATAATTAGTATAAAATTCTACAGGTTTATTTTGACGTATTTCAGACTTTAAAAATAAATGAAATTCTGGAACATATAAGATAGCAAATCCCGTAGAATTATCTTTTATACCAATAGCATTTACTAAAATTTTTGATGAAGACATAAATATATTACCTATCTCTTAAGATTTCTGATAACTTTGTATTCGGATTTAGTATTGAATTAGTATTCAAATAGTTAAACTTATAATACATACTATATGCTATTCCGAAGCGTGCCATTTGACATTGATGTTTAAGATTACCCTTTTTCTGCCAACACAATCCTGAACAAAAATATTTCATAATACATGAACCACAAAAACTTTTAATACCGTATTTACCTACTCTTAATTGTTCTTGTTTAACTTCTTCTAAATCTAATGAATCTATTGACCATACTTTTGTATTTTTTAAACGAGACTCAGGTAAACTTGATAACTCATTACAGATAGTTAAGTTTCCACTGGGTGTTAGGGCTAATGAATTTCCACAACAACTATAGTTGTATTCATTAGTAGAAGCTGTTTGTACATAGTTCAAATATCTAAAAAATATTGATTCTTGAAGACTAATAGAACCAGTTTCTATATTACTCATTTCAAGATCAAAACCTTCAGAACTAACTACATAATTTTTATCTTTTGGATCTAAAAAATTGTATAGTCTCCATATACCTGACTCAAAAGGTTTTTGTTGTTGCCTAAGCTTAGGCAAATTTATAAGTTCTTCTATTGGAAGAACTGTCCCAAAAGATATTATATCTAACAATTTAGGATACTTATAAATGTACTTTTCTAGTAAATCTCTTACAGGACTAGAGTGATGACCAATAAAATCTGGAATATCAAAATCTAACGTTATGTATAACCATGTCTTTGTATCTATACACCATTTAATAATATCTTCTGTTAAAAGACTACCATTAGTATATATTACAACCTTTGAGTATAACTTTCTTACTGACTTAACCGTATCAAAATATAATAATGGTTCACCACCAGATAAAATAAGATGATCAAAACATTCTTTAGGAAGCTTTTCCTTTAATCGTATAAGATAGTCTAAATTTATTTTTCCTAGTTGCTCATTTTTATGAGCATAACAAAAAGAACATCCCATGTTACATTCATTAGTAATGGTTACTGTACCTATAATTGGTACTTTATCTGATTCTTCTTTTTGTTTATTAAGATATTCTTTCGAGAAGTCTTGTTGTATTTCATTTCTATCTTCAAATTTTATTCTTTCAGTCTGTATAACTTCAGGACAATAATTGAAAGAATGCGTCGAAGAATGATATTCAAGAACACCTGGAATATCTACCATTTTTATGGATAAAGTATCAATCATATTCTAAGTTATCTACCATATAAGGTTTGTCTATACAGCGGTCTAAGTTATTATCTATAAGATCTCCACCATAGTATATGTCTGGATAATGTTCTTTTAGATATTCAAGTCGTCTCTTAGCATCCTCCTCTGTTCGTCTATCTGGAAGATTTGCACTAGCTGTATTTTTGTTTAGTTTGAAAATATATACTATAAAAATTTCATAATGTTTACGTAAAGACATAGAAGCTAAAAATTCTTCCCAAGTTTCTCCAGGAAAGTTTACTATGACTGTACCTTTAGAAGATAGTAACTTTCCTTTTATCTTGGTCCATTTATCAATGACTTCTTCTACAGTATATGGACGATTCATTAACTTTAATATTCTATCTGATCCTGACTGAATAGGACATTCTATACCTATAACATTACCTGTATCCACATATTTCTTTATAACATCATAATACTTTATAAACCATTGTGGATTAACCCACTTTATATTTATAAGTATATCAGGAAAATTTAAAACTAAAGTTTCTAGTAAAACTGCAAAATTAGTCCCTATATCTAATCCATATGAACCACAGTCATCTGAGCATAAGACATAATGATGATTAGTTGCATAAAACTGATTCACTCTTTCAAGAATATCTTCTAAAGGCATTGATTTTAATTTAGGTCTAGATAACTTAATATTACAATAAGTACAATTACTAGCACAACCACTAGATATAAAAATAGCTTTCTGATCTTCAAAAATTTTCTCATAGGTGAAATAATAAGAGTGAAGTTGCTTTATTGAACCAGAAGGTAAATTAAAGAGATCATCTAATTTAGAATGTTCTAGATGTACAATACTAATTACATTTGAGTGCTCACCATAAGGTGCAGCACATCCAAATAACATAAATTTCTTTTCTGGATATAGCGCTATAAGTTTATCCAGCTCTTTATTATTCCTCATGATATAATCGTCAGAAACAGAACATCCGGAATAAACAATTAAATCTGCTAGCTCTGGTTGTTCTACATATTCAAGACCTTTAAGCTTCTCTGCACAGAACCTAAGAAAGTTTAACTCAGAATTTGATAGGTAGCAAGTGTGATGTTTATTTAGTAGAAAAATATTCATTTACTAATTTCTCCGGTATTTTATTTGAGTCTATTTTATACACACTATTACTATCAGAATAATCTATATGTTGATGTTTTATATAGTCAATAAGATTGAAAATTAAAACATAAGCTATACATCTTAAGTCTCTATTATAATCTGCAACTGGATTTGTTATTTTTTTCACTGAAAGATAATAACACTTCTGATATTGGCATTGGCATAAATTAGGACAAGTTAAACAGTTGAATCTTTCTAGTTTATAACAACTACCAGAGAAAATATTATTCTTACATAAGACATCATCAAAATAAGCATCACAAGATTCACATCCATGCTTAGACTGCATATATCTTATATTCTTTACACCTTCTACAGTTTGTTCTATATATTGTGGCATAGAGGCCAAACAAAAGGAATAACCTTTAGATGAAGCACAAATCATCCCACTACTACAACTTCCGGTTGCATAATAAAAAGGTGTTGTTGGATTATCGTCTTCGGGGCAAGACAAATCACGAATATGAGGACTTCGGATCATTGCTTTTACATTATTTATTAATTGCAATAGTCCTTCTTCTGTTGCGTCTTCTCTGCGTATTGCATTTAAGGTTACTCCAAAATTTCCTTTTTTAACCATTTCTACAATTAAAGATAAAAATCTATCTACATCAAATTTATAGTGGTCTATAACAATATTTATTTCAACAGGGTGTCCTACCAACTTCGGATATAACTCATAAAGCTCTTGTATATTCATGTGATCTTTTGAGTCTTCTTTTGTAGTAACAGTTAAAAATAACTTAACGTCTCGTGTTAAACTAGATATAAACTCAAGTATCTCAGGCTTAAGTAATCTTCCATTTGATAAGATTTCCATTGTTTTTATACCAGGTTGTTCATCTAAAAATGTCAGAATATTTTTTAGTTGGGGCCATTCTACTAATGGTTCTCCTCCAGCTACACTTACATATTTGATGTTATAAGTATTAAAGACCTCTTGTAGTTGTTCTATACTTGGTAGCTTCTGGAGCATTTTAGTTCTATCGCCATTAGTACAATATTCACAACTAACATTACAGGTAGAATTGAATATTCCTAAACTAAATATATCTTGGCGTAACTGTTTTTTATCTTGATTTATAATATCATATAGTTGATCTAATTCATCATTAGTAAATATTTCTTCTCCAAAACAAACAGAGGCAATAGGTAAATCATCATCAGCACTTTCTATATAGTATCTATTTGTATTAAGAAAGCTCTTTACTAATAATCCGCCTTTTGTTTTAAAATACCTAAAAGACCTATCTTTAGAAAAGGTTAAAATATCATCTTCTAAATCATGTTTAGTTATCATTTTATTTTTCCTTTACCAGTAATCAGTTATTATTTTAAATAAAGAACATCATTTTACTTCTAGTCTTAGATACACCGGTTATTGCAAAACTTGTAGGTAATTCATTCTCTATTATTAGATAACCTTCACCTTTTAAAACATCGGGGTCTAGCTCTAAAAAGAATCCACGACTTTGAATAAAGGAATCTACTATAGTACCATTTTCTAACGTATTGAAAGAAGTATTTATAGAGTTTAACGTAGTTTGTGTATTACTATCTGATATTAAAGATATTGGTATTTCAGTTTTTTCTTCATCTTGCATTTTCAAGGTAACTACATTTTCTGAAACAAAAAGACCTCTGATTAGAAAAACAAATTTACCTGCTCCTTGAATAGCTATCGCATTAGATGTTACTTCACAGAATATTTTAGTAGGATCATGTCTAAAATAAACTGTAGAAAAGTGACGCTCATATACGGCACAGTAATGTTCTACACTTTCAAAATAATAGAAATAGGTATTATTATAATAATAAACCTGTACTTTATCAAAATAATCCTTTGAACCAAAAACATGCGAAGTCTGAACTAGACCAGGAGTATTAAATGTAAAATCTGAAGCAACTATTAAATGTATATCTCTATCTGAGTCTATAAGAACATCGGGTTGATTTATTATTATGTTTGAATTAGATACTGTTATAGTTACATCTCCTACAGACGTAATATTCGCAGGTTTAGGAGTGGTAGAAGAATAACTGTTTTTAACACAAAAATATACTCTTGACATATTATCCTCACTTTAATTTAAACTGGACCTGCGCCTTTACAACAGTTACAAGGTGCCGTACATTGGCAAGTACAAGTACAAGTACAACCACAAAACTCTAATTCGTTCAATTGTTCAAGATATGGTACATACACTGGATTAGTTCTATCTTTAAATAAAATCTCTAATGCAAATCCTATCTTAAGGTTTTTAGCTGAGTTATATACTTTACCAGTAGAAGCATCTGCATATTCATACTCACGGAGCATGTAATCATTAGTGGTTATGTTATATCTAGGAATATCTATACGGTCAAGAGTTCCTAAGATCAGGAGCCATCCTGCTGTTGTCCAAACAATGAAGTCTCCAGGAGCTACATGCTCGCCATTGAATGTACCAGCAGCGTTAATACGATACAAATCGCCTTCTTTTAATGCAACTGGATTTGTTCCTGAAGTTGGATTCCAGTCTCCTCTATAATAGAATCCAGGTCTATTATCAACGTTAGTCCATCCAGAATTTGTCCAAACTAACCAATCACCTATACTATATCCAGTGCCTTGTACAGATCCAGGAGAGCTAACAATCCAAAAGTCACCTTCTACTGGATGAGTTGGAGGTACAGATCCGTTGGTACCAATTTCCCACAGTCCTTGATATTTAAGACCTTCTCTATTACTAACTTTATTAAAAGAAGATCCATTAAATGTAATCCAATCATTTGTTTCATAATATACACCATTTAAATAACCTGGATTAGTAATAACCCAATAGTCTCCTTTATGCAGGGGAATTGGCATAATACCAGTAGATGCATCATGAGTACCACGATAGGTTAATCCTCCTGCTGAAATTACTTTCCAACGCATATTACCAGTAGTATTTAAAATGGTACTATTACTATTAGTATCACAGGTAAAAGTAGTACTAGTAGTTGGAATAGCTACTAAAAAATCATCTACATATAAGTTATCTTTAACTGTAGGATCATCTTGATTAGTTACTTCACCATTCTTTTTAACAATCCAAAGATCACCAGATTTGAAAGGCACTGGATATTCACCAGTTATGCTTGGGTCATAAAGACCTTGATAAACTAAGCCTTCTTGATTTATCAACCGCATAAAGGTTGAACCTGTCCATACTAGGATATCTTTAACATCATAACGAATACCATTAATAGTTCCTTTTTGGGACACAATCCAATAGTCACCATCAGTTAAAACAGTAGGCACATGATTATCAGATACTATAGCATGATACCCTCTAAATTTTAGACCACCTTTATTATCTACTTTTTGCCACTTTGTTCCATTCCATACTATCCAATCATCAACATCAAACCATACTCCTGCTATAACTCCAGCAGTACTTATTACCCAATAATGTCCTTGACGAATATTCTGCCAATAATATTGTATTGGTTGTGGCGGTGGAGCTTGACCGGTAGAAGCATCCCAATCACCACGATATAGTAAGTAAGGTAGTTCAGTGTTATCAATCTTATCCCACTGTTCATCACCAGAAAATACCATCCAGTCTCCAACTTGATAACAGGTTCCATTTATAATACCATTACCAGATACTACCCAGTATGATCCTGGAATAGGACTAGATGGATATCCTGCTGCTGCATCCCAACGACCTCTAAAAACAAGACCAGTAGCTTCCATCCTTACCGCTGTCCAAATCAATACTCTTGAGCTTGAATCTAGATTAGTTATATGCAACACAGTACCTGCAGTGTTACCTGTATTACAAGCTCCTTCATAGGAAGGAGTTCCAGATCCCTTAACAGTTAAGGAAAAGTCTTCATACAAAGTAGTAAAGCAATCTAGTGATGCATTATAAGATAATGCTCTACACTGAGTTCTTCCTGTACCTTCACAAACATAAACAAAAGCAAATTTAATATTTATGGCAGGAAAGTTAGACAATGGTAAACCAGCTAATTTAAAACTGGCTGGATCCCCTTCAACTGGAGTAACATAGCCATCATAATATAAATCTCCATTTAAGAGCCCCCACGCTAGTGGGCCTGTATCAGACATTGCGTATCGTGTAACTAAAGAAGGTTTTAAAACACCACTATCTGTAAATCCGTGGTTTACTATATAAGCATTATCTCCAGTTCTTTCCGGATTAGGTAAATCTCCATAATAATTAACTCGTGGTAAACTCATAGTCCAAGTTAAAGTTAAATCTACTGCATTGCTTATATATGGATTCAAAACTAAGCAGTGTGTTTTATACCGCATATTTGGTGCTTTACTGAAAGGATAAGGATAACAAGCTAATGCAAATAGAGTATCGGTTCCATCAGTATTTTCTATATATAATCCAACTTCACCAATAGTGACTGTGTCTACACCTAAGTTCTCAGGGCAAATACAAAGAAAATCAATTATATCATCATTTACTACATCCACATTACTAATTGGGCCTTCATATAGAATATGACCATGAAGTTCAACATCTCCTGCTGTTGGAACATAATCTGATCCAGTACCAAATTTAACTTTAGTAATCTTTAAAGTATAACCACTTTGTAGTGCATCGGTTATTTGCTCATAACCGACTTTAGTTATTTGCATTGTAGCCATAGTAAAACCTCCTATTATATTATATTATATTTACAGTTGTTGACTTTCGGTAATATTAGGTGTAAATAATTTTTGTGGACAAGTTACACAAGATCTAAGGTCATCTGGTACCCAATTGCCTACTCTTACAGGTGTAGGATATGTAATTTTTTTATTACAAATAAATGGTATATAGTGAGCTTCTTCAAATTCACTATTATCTGGATTTATCTGAACAAGTCTTGGTAAGTTAGATAATACATAATCATATCCAATCTCCTTTATATAAATTACTTTAGCTGCAATTGATAATTCATAAAATATTTTAGTTATACCTGCATATTCAGGATACTTTTCTAAGTCAGAACCCATCTTACGCATATCATCAGATCTATATAAATATACTCTATTGGTTCTATAATAACCATAATTCTTAAATTCAGAACTAGCTACAGAACTGGAGTCAGAGAGCTTGTTCCAAGAACTACTGGAGTCAGATGGTTCTTGACCTTTTATTCTGGCTTTAGTACACTGCCAAATTTCATTGTTGTACATTACTTTATCATCTACATAGTATGTTTTATAACTATTATACACTTCAAAAAGATTTATATCTGAAACCTTACTCCAGTAAGAACTTCCATCATAAGGTATATATCCTTTAGCACCAGCTTTAATACAGTTCCATATTTTACCATTATATATTACTGTATCATTCAAATAATAAGACTCTAGCTTGAACCAAGTTCCTCTAAATGTCATAGGAAAATTTAAATACAAAACCTCACTATCATCAAAATTTGAAAGTAATGAACTATCTACAAATTCAGATTCAGGTAGAGCAGAAACTCTGGTCCAATAAGGAGAAGTTAAAGTAGGTAAGTCTTCATTATTATCAACAAGACTACTCCAAACCCAACCCATATATTCAACTGTTTCAAACATATTATATACTGTTTGTCCATTAGATCTAAAGAAAGTAGTTTTAAAGTATTTTTTGCTCAGTCCTAACTTACAAATAACTTCTTCTTTAGTCCAAAAAGATTTATAATTATGAGTATATAGTTCTTTAATTTTCCAAAGTGGAACTTTTGTAGTTTTATCTATATACTGAGATAGAGGAGTATCGTTTGAAGGTATATCTAAATCATGTCTTACTATAAAGTTTAAAAATTTTAAGTAAGATTCAGTTCCAGACTCACTCTTATACATAGACAAATAATTTATGTATTGATAATATGAGGATGGATCTATTAAAGAAGACTCGGCTAGGAAAGAAAAACCTAAAAAGCTAGTGGTTAGTTTTAATATCTCCTGCTCTGTTTCTGTATCTAATGATCTCAATTTTGTCAATTTGACTATTGGATGATCTATATTAGTTATTTGCAATAGATCAATAACTTCTAAATAATCACGAAGAAATGGTACATCACTCATCCAGTTGACATAATCACATCTGGTTAGTTCTACATCCCATAGTACAAATTCATCCCAAAAATCTTTCCAAGTAGAACCCATTCCAGGTTCATTATTATCTATATACTCAGGAGATAATCCATTATAGGCGCTCTTACAAAGATATAACTTACCATTATTTTCTACCAGATCATTAATATTAAAGATACGACCTTGCGCCCAACGAGTGTTTAAATCTTTAGGTTCTTCAATAGTAAAAGTCCAATAGCTTTTCCAATTTACACCATATAAAGGTCTAGTTGAATATATGTCAGCAAGAGTGTTGACTGTGTGATCTTGTAAACACTTATATGTTATATCTCTATCTATTACTAATTCATCTTTGGTATATACTTTTATGCCTGCCCAAGGAAAAGATTTTGAAACTTTGTTATAATCATTTCTCTTATATAAAAAATCGAAGTTTAAGTTATCTAAATTTACACTAAGATCTTTACTAAATAAGTCTTGAGATAAATGACCATATTTACATATATATGTTATATGACCATACTTAATTTTATCTCCTGATGCATAAATTGTTCCTGGAAGCCATTCTCTAGTCTTTATAAGATTCCAACGTTTCCAATATCCATTTAAGTAGTCTTGCGTGAAAGAACTAGTAGCATAATGACTTACTTGAGCTATGTACTCATTATCTTCAAACATTACTCTATCAGTTATGTTATAGTAATGTGGAACATACAAGTTAGTATTAGTATCTAAATAGATATATTCCCAATTGCTAGCTTTAGTCGGAATCATAACATCCTACCTTTTACTTCTTCTATCTGTAGTTTTGGCTGTTATAGATAAATTCTGCAAATATAAGTATCCAGGTGGTACAGGAAAACCGAAGTCATCTATAGCTGCATTCTTTGGAACTAACTCAAAGGTTGCTACTCCATCTAACTTAGCCTCTATAGAAGAATAATCTAAAAAGTCATCAAGGCTATTACTTAAAGTATCATAAATATCATTCATTACAATCTTTTTGCTCAACATAGGCTTGTCTGTTGCAAACATCTTTCTTATTGCAGTCTCTGCCAATGATTGTGCTACCAGAAGATCTTTTCCAGAATTGCAATATAAAGAAATTGATAAATCTACCATGTTTTTAGTAGGAACCTGAAGTTTAATAGTAGTTCCATCAAATTGCTTAGATCTAAACCAGTTTAAAAATTCGGTATTCTGAAGTGAATTAAAACTTAATCCACTAGATGTTAAAAATGAAACCCATATCACATTTTGAAGTGCAGGATGTATATCTGGAACTATTTCATAGTAATCCACACCGTTATAAATATTGAGAGACTGTTCTCTAGCTATAACCTCTGCACTTTTCTGTATTTTTTGCGTCAAAGCTTTTATTATATCTTTTTCTGTTCTTACCAAAACATCACTTATTCCGCTGTATTGCATTATAACAGCAGAGTGGTCTTGAGTAGTAACAGCTCTTCCCATTGCCTTGCTCATGTTAGGTGATAGAACCTTATAATAATAACTAGGTTTTTCATCTTGACCCGTAGTTGGTACTGACATAAACCAGGATCCAGCAGATAAATTTTTTGTCGTAAAAGGAGACACTACAGATAAGGTTGCTTCATTTCCATTTACTCCTGTTATTAAAGCAAGTCCTCCATTACTCTCTTCTAATTGAAAACCAACATTAGTTATGTCCCAACTATTTCCAGAAGGTAAATAAACTACTGGAGTAGGATTAGTTAAACTACTTAGTGTTAAACTCAAACCACCTAAGGTAGTAAAAATTTGGGTAACATCTGGTAGTCGTATAATATTACCAGATATAGAGTATCCATTAAGTTGATTATTTAATTGAACGTTTGCACCTGAACCTATCATACTTAATTTTGCACCATAAGTCTCTACATACTGTACGGTTATATCTTGATTAGTTGCAGGTAATGCTCCATTATAGCCATTTCCAAACTGAAGAATAACGTCACCAGTACCTAAAGTAGAATCTGCTACAACTTTATCATCTATTCCATAATTCCATAAACCATCATAAACGACAGTCCATTTTTCATCTCCAACATAAACAATTATATCTATATCTGATATAGACATTGGTGAGGATGATTGAATTATTATTCTCTGAAATGGTTCTCCAGAGCTTACATACTTTTTAGTATAAATTTTACCTTGATATAAAAGAACATTATTTAATGTTGCACTAGATTCTACAAAGTTCAAGGTAGATCTATTATAAAAAGGAATATCATCACCAACAGTAAACTGTGAAAATTCTGGAATAACCAATGAATTACTTATAGGCAAGTTAAGCATATTGGATCTTTGAATGTTACAACTTTGCACTCCAGGTAATTTTCTGGATACTCTAATACCCAACATTCTAGTTATTGCATAAATAGAACTATCTCTGGAGGCTGTATCTGTAAAACACTCTTTAAAGGCAGTCTCTAAAGATTGCTGTAGAAATGTCCCAATAGCAGCATTATGTTCTATTAAGGTTTCTCCGGTACTACCATCAACAAGGTCCTTCCAAGAGTCTCGTGCTCTAAGATCTTGCTGTAAAGCTGCAACAAAATCTGAAAAATTTGGAACGACTGTACTTAAGTCTACAGGTTTTCTTATCATCATTCACCTCAAGGCTTGCTTAAAATTAAATTTGAAGATGCCTTTTCCTGTGTAGCTTTATCAATAATAGTTAATGTAATATAGTAGCACTGATTCTCAATATCTTCAATTATACTAGTCTCATTATTTACTAGCATTACTCTAGGTTCTTGTTCTACTAATTGATCTATATAAATTCGTATCTTATATGCAGTTATAGAATCAATAGGTTCAAAAAGAAGTCTATATAGACCTGTTCCTAAATATGGTTTAAAAAGTCTCTCACTTATCCCATTTTCATCTTTTATTGTGTTTATTAAGTTTATAAGGGAGTTTAATAAGGCTTGTGCACCAGTACACAAGATATTGGAAGAATAATCTGCAGTGTAATTTGAATTTATATCAACGTATAAGTCTGCCATTTCTAACCTCATATAACTTCTTCATGTAATATAAATTATTAACTTAACGTGTCTAAATCATTCTTAGGTGAAATAATTATAGTAAAATGTACAGAGTTATCTACAAGTAACGTAATGCTAAAAGGATATGGATCATCAACTTTACCATATAATCCTTTTTTGTTAGATTGTATTTCAAATCCGTGTAAATCAGTTAAAGCTTCTGTTATTTTAGAATCACCTAAAACAACAGGTATATAAAAGTATTCTCCAACTACAGGTCTTACTGTTTGTGAGATACTTCCATTTATAGCATAACCTTTATCTACATAGTTTACTATATAATTAGTATACCAATCGTCCGAGGCTCCAATGGTTTTTATAGTAGCATCGGAATGAAAATAAACAGTACCTGAAGATAAATCCATACAAGTAAATATTAAACCTGCAGGACCACCCCAATTAGTTCCTATCCAAGAAAACTCAGTAATACCTTGAGGCATTATAATTTCTATATTTCTATAACCGTATTCAGTCTCCCATGAACCTTTTGCAGTACCGCTAATGCTATCCCATCCTGAGTCAGTATCTAATAACCTTTTTTCTCCTACTGTAAGTGGATTTGTACCAACTATATATGCATTATCACTAAATAACATTGCAGTGTTATCACACATAAAACAAATATTACAAGTAAAATCCTGCCCAGTAGTATTATTATACCAATATTTAAATACAACGAAAGTATTAACTAAAGCTGTTGTTGAAGCACCAGCTTCATTCCATATCCAATAAGCAGTAGGATCAGGAAAAGCGGAGTAAGCTCCCCACGGACCAAATCCAAAGCTAGCTATTAAACTGCTCTCTGCCCATCCTGATAATCCGCCACTATCTACATAGGCGTCACAGGCAGTTAGAGCATGATTATTTGGAGTAGTAGTTCCAGCTTGAGAATCCTGAACTTTTGCTACTATCTTTAAATCCTTTAAAGTAGGATCATCAGGTATTACAGGATTATAATACTCTGGACATGTATCAATGTCTCTAGTAGCATTACCTGGATCTAATACTAAATCAGTAGCATCTTGATGTCTTGCTTGAATACACTCATTCAGAGTTTTTCCTAACCACCAATCAGGTGGTTCATCAACAGGAAATCCTGGTAATAAACCATAATTTAAGTCATAGTAATAATTAGCATTAGGAGCATATTCAATTATTTTATAAACTTCTTCTCTATCTCTTTTTTCTTCTTGTAAATAAGTTTTTGCATAAAATCTTATTACGGTATTATTTTTAGTAACTAGAATTGGATCACTATAAATACGTCTAAAAGGATTAGTTCTAGGTTTTTCTGCATTTATAGTATAAAAAATAGTTGCATTAGCTACATTACACTTTAACTGTACACTTACCTGTTTATCATAATAACCACCTTTTGGTACAGCCCATGATTTTATTGGTATTTCTATTTCAAATATATCTGTCGGTCTAAAAGGATCAGAAGGTCTAGATATAGTTATCTCTTTTGGATTAGGATCAAAAATTTGACACAATGAAGCATATTTATCATCACAGGCTTTCCAATTAGGATAATAAAAACAAAAGCACAAACCTATAGAGTAAAATTGAGAAGTCATGGGCGGAGCATTAGCTTCTGTTTCTAATCTTTGCATTATACCAAGTGCTTTAGGTGGTAATACTATACCATAAGCTCCTGTCTGATTTAGATCAGACATAAAGGAAGCTATACTAGATAATACACCATTTGCAGAATTTATAACATTGCTAGCGTTAGCTATATCATGTTTTAAATTACCTATAAATCCTTTAGCCGTATTAAGAACGTTCTTAGCTAATGCAAAATATCCAGGAAACATGTCACCTAAAGTCATTGAATACCAGACATTAAACTGAGGTGGTGGCTGAGGTGGCTTTGGAGCAATTTGCGGTGGAAGGTTTTGGTCTCTTTTAATAAAAAGTTCTTTAATTCCTTTATTCACCGTATCCATAGCTTGTTTAAAAGCTGCAATATTACCAGCAAGATCTGGACCTACCGCTACTAAAGCTACACCTGTAGTGCACCAATCGGTTCCTTCTGGAGGAGCATTAGGAGCTAATCTCATTCGAGAATTCCATGATCCTTTAGCCCCACTAAGTACAATAACATAAGCACCAGTTGCTTCGAGTATTTCTACTATTCTTAGTATCTTATTTATTTGATCTAAAATTGCACTAAGTGCAGCTTGCAATAAAGCTAATACTAGCTGTGCTTTAGCTAAGGCTAGTTCAGCAGCAGCCAAAGCTGCTGCTACCATAGCATTTGCTGGTCCTAATATTTGAGCTAACGTTGCAGATCTCCAGGGCATACTTCACTCCTAACTAACTGAACCGGTTATAATACCAGAACCAGCAATTCCGGCATCTCTAGACATTGCTTCTAATTTACTATGCATTGTTATTTCTTTAATTACTTCTTCAGAAACAGCTTCAGCTATGATGTTACAAAAGTCATATAATGCAGCAGTACCATCTAATCCAAGACTGAACATTATAGTCTGTGACTGCATAACTTTCTTTTGCATAGCTTCTTGTAAAACTAGTGTTAGGCGTTCTGAATTTAGACCTGTCATGTCTGAAGGCATACTAACTTCCTCCTGTAGTTGCAAATACATTATTAGAATAGTCAGGATGTGGTCCACCAGTAAACGCACAAGTACAAGCTCCGGTAACTACTCCAGCTAAGTCACCATCACCACTTCCACCAGTTAAATAAATATTATGTGATGCTATAACTGAGACATCATTTGCACTTGAAGCTATAATATCCCCTTTCTCTGTTACTACATTAGCATCACCTTTTAATACAGTTGCATTTAAGTTACCTTTACTAACTGAGATAGTCGTATCACCTACTGAAGATAAAGTAGTCGTTCCTTGCACGTTTATTCCACAACTCCCATTTATCTCAATAGATACATCACCAGGATTATAAACTTGAATAAGATTATTATGTAGGTCAACTACAAGGAAGGCTTTATTACTTAGTCTTATTATTTTTCTATCAGGATAGTTAACCTGTGCTTGTTTTAATTGATTTGGTTTAAATAAAGTTGTTGAGAAATACTTTGGATGATATGGACTACCATGCATAAACATTATCTCTACAAAAGAGTCTATTCTAGGAATATCAAGACTTCCAGATTCTTTTGTTCCACCATCTATGCCAGCATTTGCACAGATAGCCCAAGGAGAATCTTTTAATTCTAACTCAAAGAATTTTGGTATCTTAAATTTTATTCTTCCTAGTTGCTTCGGGTCTTTATTATCTGTAACTATAGCTCTATATCTAACACCTTCTCTTAAACCTACCCTTAAAATATCTCTTGTAGAATTTATTAGTCCCATAAAATTATACCTTCCTCTTCCTAATTAATATAATATTATTATTCTGAATAAGAGAAAACTATATTAGAGTATGTAGTATTAGGTTGTGAAAATACAGAATATCCATATGCACATGGTTGCCTAAAAATAGACAAGTTTGGATCCGCAGACAAGTCTAGCAATAATGAGGAGCTAGATAGCACAGAAGTACTATTAAAGACAGAACAACGTGCATCAATAAGATTGTCTGTCTTCGTTATTTTAACCGTAGTACCTGTAGATACTGCATTCCATCCTCCAGTCTGAGAAGTTATTTTAGAGTTGCCATCAATAAGAAGTATCTGATCTGATCTTCTATAGTTTTTATAAATACCCCATCGTGGTTGTAAACCTCCTCTTGTCCTGACTGCAGATAATGTATGCTCTCTTCCGTTTCCGTCTACAGCAAAAGATATAATAACACCTATTAAGTCATCATCGGAAGCTGTAGAAGTAAGCCGGGCTTTATGTATATAAGAAGTATATAATTCATTGCTTACTAATCCTAGATAAGTTAAACTATTAATTGGACAACTTAAACTATTAGTAGAAGAAGAATAGGTCCAACTAGATATTTCTGTAGCACTAGCAGGTTGATTTTCAGTAGTAGTATTATGAGAGAATCTTCTCCAGTCATTAAATACTTGAGCCCATGTCTTAACATACGATACAGTTTTATTTGTTGTAGCTTTTTCTAAGGAGCCACTATACGCCACTATAGTATAATTTACAGTTAATCCTGCAGTGCTTTCCGTTACATTAAACGATGTTCCTGAATAATTTTGAGCTAATATTTCAGAGCCTCTTAAAATTGTATAAGTTACAGGAGAAGAAAAATTGTATAAGTTAAAATTTAAAGTACAACTAACATCTGTAATATTGGTTACATCTAAAACTAAATAAGGTTCAGGAGCCACGGTTTGAAAAGTATAAGGATTTAAAATAAAACTCATAGCTGTCTACCTATTAACCATAATTTGAGTCCTGTACTATTCGTACCTGCTGAAACTAAGTCTATAGTTATCTCAGAGTCATCTAATAGACTGGTAGTTGTTATAACAAAGCTACTACTAGAATTTAAACTAGTCTTAGACCCTGCGTCTATTACTACATAAGAATTTGTTACGCTTACTCCATTATGTTTTATATCTAGGGTTATATTTCCAGAAGTGGACTCATAACTTACTGATGCTCTTATTTCTAATAGATTAAAAGCATACGGCATCCTAAAAATAAGTTTATTCGATCCTGCTACTAAAGGTGTAACTTCATCACTCAAGGCTATACCAAAAGACTCTTTTGGATATTTAGCAAATGAGTAAACACCTTCAGGACTTTTTTGTATAAGACTTATACTTGTAGGAGTAGGTAATTTATTTTCTTTTTCTAATAGTAGTGTATCAGTCTCTGCCTTAGTATAAGCAGATTCTAAATTGCCTTTGTGCCAAACATCCTTATCTAAAAACTTAAAGACATTATTTGAATCAGCGTAAAGTATATCAGTCCATTTTATTGAATCACCAGCCGACTTAGTTGAACCATCAGAGTATCTATACTTAAAGTATGCTAATCCATTAGATGTTATATCTTGCATTATATCAGAGGCACCAGTATTGGATCTTTCAAAAACTGGAGAAGTACCACCAATAGTATTCCAATACCAGTGTAAGTTACCTGTGCCATCTTGCTGCATAAAATATGAAGTACCATCTTGAGTAGTTCTAAAAAGATATGATCCTAATTCAACTGCTCCTGATATTTTACCACCAGTTTTATCAAATTTTAAGTCCAGGCTTGAATTAACTTCTGACTTAGTATAAGCATCTGTAATAGCATAACCAGATAAGGTAGTTGCTTTATCTGCTTTTTGTGAAAGTAGTGCAGTTATATCAGAAGAACCTAATTTTGAATGTATAATATCTTTCCAAGTAGAATCAGAAAAATCATAAAAATAAAAAGTTCCAAGTATTGGATCTAGCCATAACTTATTCTTATTTATAGGTTCTGTACTCTGTAAATAAATATCTTTTATCTCAATTAAATTTTTAGCAGAATTTCCTATGTATAAAGCATTTGTATCTAAAGAGAAATATGGCTCACCTTCCTCTAGTGTTACAGGTTTATCTGCATCTAGTCCTCTGTTTAGTTTTAAAGTACAATTTGTCTTGGCATCAATTATTTCATGTCCAGAAAATCCATGTGAGCTAGAAATGTCTATCCAAGTAGAAGACACAGAACTATATCTATATATTTTTCCAGTTTCTATAATAGAAGAAGTAGTTCCATCTACTGGATTTAAAAAAGTCAAAGTTAAAGCATCTATGTCTGATAGACCTCTATTACTAATAGGATTCTTCCAAACTAAATTCGAATCTACTCCTGAATTTGCAAAGTAAGAAGATAAAATTATTGTACTTGGTTTAGACATAATGTCTCCAGTTAGCTATAATTAAAAATTAGATTTGAATAACGAGAATATTGCTGACTTAAACAACCTATTCCATATCTTTGAGGGCCTTTAAAAACAGCTAATCTTGCATCTGAATTTAAGTCAATAGTTAAAGCTGAAGCATCAGATACAACGGTACTATTAAATGGTGAGCATTTAGCAACAAAAATATCACCAGTTCTCTCCACTCTTACAGTAGTTCCATTAGGTACTGTATTCCAACTACCAACAGAAATAGCAATCTTACTATCACCATTAGCTAGTAATGCTTGAGTTGATCTATTATAGTCATAAACAATTGCCCATTGTAATTTTGGATAGAATTGATTATTGTTTCTTAATCGTACAGCTGATAGTGTATGCTCAAAACCTTTTTCATCTACTGCAAAAGCTAAAACTACAGAGATACAGTCATCATCATCAGAGTTTGCAGTTAATTGTATCTGAAAATAGTAGTTTTCGTAGTATTCAGTACTTATAAATCCAATGTAGGTAACGCTATTAGTGTTATTCTGAATATAATCACCAGTGGCATCATATGTCCATGTAGTCAATTCTGAAGCATTGGCAGGTTGATTCGTTGTAGTATCATGAGAGAATCTATACCATTTTTCATATACTTGAGCCCATGTTTTTACGAAAGTTACTACAATAGAAGTTCTTGGTCCATATACTTTTCCATCATAAGTTTCAATAGAAAAGGTAACAGATGATCCTGGAGTCATTCCAGTAACAGAATAAGTCAACACTTGTAAATTTGAGGCTATCAGTATATCATCTCTATATAAAAAATAAGTAACAGGATCATTGTTTATATCTGTAGCAGCACTCCAAGATAAAGTGCAACTTGTTGTAGCTATGTTTGTTGCTTTTAATATTGTATAACTAGGAGCACTATTTGAACTCCAAAAAAATCTATCAAAGAACATAAGGATCTCACTTTAAATCCAGAATAGATATAGATGCCAACCATGTAGCTCCTGCAGACCAAGTATAAAATGTCCATATATCTGTAGCATTAGCAGTAAGTGTCCTAGATGGTACAATACCTTTCTGATATTTTACTGTTGAAGAGAAATTTAATGTCCTATTTGCCACTGAGTCATTTGTCAGTATAAAGGTACAACTATGTGCATAGCCAGAAGTTGCTCCAGAAAGATTTAATACCACGTTTCCTGTAAGTGTAGCTACAAAAACATTACCTTGAGTAAGATCTAACGTTACGTTTCCAGATATATTTCCTAAATTTACTAAAACTTCTTTATAGTTCTTTAAACTTGGACTATTTATTCTACTTAAGGTATATGATGAACTCCACGCTCTATTAGTAGATCCTGTTGTGTCTAAATCATTTAAAAGTTTACTTAAATAATCTGGTGGAACCTTAGCATCAGTATCTAGTCCTAAATAACCATTTGCTACGTTTTTGTTTATTTTATCTTCTTTTTTATCTAATGGAGAATCATCTACTGATAGTGTAAATTTTCCAGGATCAGTCTCAGTACATAACATTTTTTCAAAATTTAAAACTTTTACAGTATCAGTAAATTCTGTTCCGTCTTTAGCAATTTTTATTCCTAAATCAAGATCAGTGTTAGTTAAAACTATACCCCTCTGATTTAAAATTACACCTGAAGTTGTAGACACTGCTAAAAATACAGGTTTACTAACATGATCTAAATCTGTTGGACCATTAATAATCATTTCTCCTGGAGTAACGTCCGATAAAAAATACACTGAGCCTGGAATCAATCCTGTTAATTCTTGTATATATCCTGAAGTGCACACTGAAATAGTATCTAAAGTTGTAGCTACTATTACTCCTATAACATCAGAAGTCTCTGGAGCTGTAGCTATACCTTTTTCTAATCCACTAGATGTTTGAATAACCCAGTTACCTACAGTAAAAGAATGTGCAGGTAAAGTAAAGTCTACTATACAACTCTGTTTTGTACGTTTAAGAAGAGAATCTATTTGGATTTTAGTATAATAAGCTTTTAACTTGTTCTTAACAAAAGTAAGAACAACAGGTAAGGAAAGCGACATAACTTGCTCCTACATAAATTATGGAAAAATTACTGTATTAGGTTTATATGAAGGTACTATACTTTTATCTATTCTAATTATATTACCGAGTGTATCATAAGTATAGTCTTCTGTTGTAATTGAGTTATCGAAGTCAATTCTTTGCTGTATTATATTAAACTCTGCATCATAAACAAAATTAGTAATTCTAGTTAAACCTCCTACTAAAATTTCTGAGCTCTCTATAATATTTCCATCGGAATCATAAGTATACTCAGTAGTTACTGTATCTAATTCTTCGACATTTATATTATAAATATTATTTAAAAAGCAAGGTACGTTCTTTTCTCTAGCTAGTGTAAAGTCTACACTTAATACTTTAATTGTTGTTTCTGGTGAACTTGTAGTATAAGATAATTTAAATATACTTGGCTTACCTGGATTTATTTCAAATACTTCTGGTGAAAAAATGTAAGTTGAAGTAGTTACTTTATTTGCTTCAGTAGAAGTAAAGTCCACAAATGAATGAATCTTTTTTACCAGAATATCTTGAATGTCATACTCTTCACCATCAAGTAAAGTATTTAGGTTAAAACCCCAAGCCACATTAGTACATGCACTAGGTGCTACCCATTTAACTTCAAGTTTTACTCTATCTGATCCAGAAGGATTTACTATCATCTGAACACCATTAAGCTGTTCAGAGAAAGTTTTATCTACCTCTAATACACTTGCAGTAACATTTTTAACAATACAGGTAAGTTCTCCTACTTTTATTTCATCATTAGGCATTATTTCATTGATAAAATTACTATCAGTGTCACCATATAAAAAAGTTTTTCCTATATTAGTTGTAACTAAACTTTTTGATACAAATGGTATTGCTCTTGGTGAATATTCATAGGTTTCAGCGGCTGTAATTAACCACCCAATTTCAGTTATAGGTTCAAATGATACAACTGGTTCATTATGAGCTAATGTTTCTATAACAGCACTAGAAACTACTAGTTTAATTGCATTTTGTGGTTTTAAACTTATCTTTAATTTCCCGCTGTTAGATATGTTAGATATAACACTATCTAAGATTATTTTATTCTCTCGTTCTTCATTACCCCAAGGACGTTCACCAATTTTTATATTTTTTAATCCAATATTAGGTGTAAGATCATAAATAGCCATAATAGTTTTCCTATCACATCTCCGTCATAGTATTCATCAAGTATTTAGAGAAGCTAGATTTTACACTAGCATTTACATTAATTCTCTTGCTCTTGATAAGGACGGCAAGTTATTAGTATCCTACGAGTCTTGCCAAATATCATAGAGGATTTTTTATTATCTAATAAGTATTTAGAGAAGCTAGATTTTACACTAGCATTTACACTAATTCTCTTAATAAAATCTAGATCTACCTTAGAAGATATAGAGGCTTTAGTTGTAGCTCTTTTAGCAACTTGTTTTTCTGAAGATATTGAAGACTGTTTCATTTTTTTAACTGCATATAAGTTACAGGTTTTTCCTTTAGAAGGTGCTTTCCTGTCATACGTTGAGTCTAACTTTATCTTAACTAATTTTCTATATCTTTCAAACTCCTTTGAGATACTGCTATAGTTATCTTTTACTATATTTATAAACTTCAAATCATTAGTTGGTTTTATGTTGTCATAACTAATATCAACAGCTATAGTTTTTTCAGAACCTATCACTTTTCTATGTTTTTGAACTGGTGTAAACCACTTAGTTTCTTTTTGTTTTTTATAATTAAGGTATACTATATTTATATAAAGAGGGCTAACATTTTTTCTATTGTTATAAACAAATGAAACATGATTAACACTAAAAGATTTACCATTTCTTATAGAAAAGTTTATATAAGAAGGATTAGAATAAAGTTCATGTACATTATACATAGGTAAATCTATGCATAAGGATTCAGTATTAATAAGATTATTACTAACTATTCTTTCTATGAATGTTCTAATTTTAGATAATTCTTTTGGATGTACTTTAACACTCGAGAAAGTTGCCTCTTTTGAAATTGCTATAGTACCAGTTGTATCTAATCCTAAGTTAAAGAAAATATACTTAGATAAATTTTTAGTCTCTGTATCTAAGGAACTTAAAGTTAGACTATACTTAAATTCATTACTTAATGCTCCAGGTAAACAAGTTAATATAGAGTATTCCATTAAAGAACTTATAGAAAATATTTTTGAAAGAGATGCTAAATAAGCATGTGGTATATTCATTAAGTATAAAGGAATTATTGTATTAATAGCTCTATCTAAAATACTTGAAACGTAAGAAGGTACTATTGTATTAATGTCTTTATGATAAACCCAAGATTTAAAATTAGTTGTATTAAAGCATAAAGTGGCTTTATCAACAGAAGTTGAAGCAGAGTACGAAAAGTCTATGGGAGTGGAGTGGTTTATATTACCAAGTATTTTTATTTCAGAATTGGTTGCAACATGTTTTAAAGTTGAGATAAAATCATAGGAATTAGTAGCTAAGGAGCAATGGCATATACTATTTTCATAAGTTTTTTCTGTTGTATCAATAGGATCTGAACCTATCTTATACTTTATAAATCTATCTTGTGAAATAGTAATTTTTTGATTGTATTTTCTGTAAACTATAGGAAAGAATAATTTATACTGCTCGTCAGTTAAGGCTTTATTATAAATATAAAACTCATCTAATCCGCCAGTATAATAGTAAGACCTATCTGGAGGTATAGTCCCTATATTATATCCAGAGTCTAAATTAAGAGAATATAAAAAGTTATTATCAGTATATACTTTATACATTCCAATATGTAAGGTTAAAACATTAGACTTTCTTCTTAAAAAGATAGGTGTCCAACGAGAAAATTTAATATCATAACCAATAAATATTTGTTCTAAAGATAAACCAGTACCTATTAGTAAAGATAAACTATAGAATCCTCCATATGGATCTTTACCATATGGATATTCTCCATAAGGTCTACCACATACTAAACTAAGGCCTATTCCGGTTAAGTTAGAGCCAAGGAAAACTAAAGGTATTAATCCAACTAGATCTTTGTTTGGATTAATAGCGAGGACTATAGTAAAGTCGTTTACTATAGGTAGGGCGGAAGGATTATATAAATAGTCTCTATCTAATACTACAGATGAATTTCTAAATGAAATATTGGAGTATTTTATTTCAGAGAACTCATAGGAGGTGGCATCAAATCCACCTCCTGAGTAATCTTTTAAGTCTGAGTCTAAAGGTAAATATACTATTGGATCTAAAATCATTTTCTCTCCAATAATAGAATTTTAAATTCCGCCACCACTTACTAGATATAGCATCCTCATACCTTCTGCATCTGGTATATTAGCACATCCACCACGATAAGATCGGTATTCTAATTGGCTATCTAAATCTGAGACTGCAATCTTGGTTAAATTCTTAGTTACGTTATCTATTGGATTAGAAGTAACAAAAGTTCCACTACAGCTATAAACATTTATAAAACCTTTCGCATCTCCACCTGTAGTTGTAACTGTTCCTGTTATAGGATCAGTGGTTGAAGTTAACCAGGTGCCTGAAGTTAAAACTACTTCATAAACAACACCAGTTGCTCCGGTAATAGGATCTTTTATTAAATCTTCTGAGAGAGGTTTGGTAGAACCATTTGAAAAAGCTACTGTAGCCCTACCATACACATTTACTATAGCATCATTGTTCTGTGATAAAACACCTGCACTAGTATATGCTACCATGTCCATCTCTTCATTATATAGATGTCTATTGGTATTAAATCCAGCAGGGAATATAATATAGTACTGATTTGTTTCTGCTAATACCGTTTGTTTTTCTACGTTTATTACTTGATTTACATAATCGCTATATACATAAGCTGCTTGTGATTGGGTAGGACCATATACGTCTACCTCCCTAGCATAAAATCTTCTTGCATGTTTACCTGAAGCCTCACAACAATATAATACTGCAACAGGACATTTACCAGTAGTCTGAATTTTTCCAGTAATTGGATTAACAAGTCTTTGTATACAGAACCAACTATAACGCCTGGCACCATTAACTGCAATTTGTTGAAAAATCTCAATTGCTATACCTCTATTAGTTATACTTAGTATGTAATTGTAAGGATTTGCATTATGAATAGTAGATTCAGTTATTAGTCCGTCTTCATCTTCATTTGCTCTTCCTATACAACCACTTATATCAGTAGTTATTGTAGTATTAGTAGCAGGTATTTTAGTTCCAGTAAATGTATAGCAGCTACCATCATCCGGAAGTTGATATTCTGTAGCTACAATAACCTGACCTCCAGGAAGAGTGCCATCTATTTGTATCCTCCAAGGTTGTAATCCACATGGATAAACATTACTTGGATCATTCATAATATCAACAGAAGGACCAGCAATTAAAGTAGCTTTAGTAGCAGTAATATCTGCAATAGGATCAGATAACGCACCTAAATTATAATAGACTGGAATAAAACCATTTTCAACTAAGTCCTTTATGATTTGGTTATATATATCTGGTCTTCTAATAAAGCCTGATCTTTCAACAGTAAACCCCATGATTATCTCCTATATCTTAATTTATACTCCGCCACCTTTTGTCAAAATCATTACACGACTACCTTCGTGATATCCAACTGTTGATCTTTGAGCAGTATACTCTCGCATTAATTTTTGTCCATTTGAGTCTAGCTCTCCATGCATATTAACTTTTGCAACCATTGATTCCGCAATAACATTAGCAGAAATAAAAGCAATCATATCAAGTCTTTCATTATGGTACAAATGCCTATCTGTTACAATTCCATCAGGCACGGTAATTATATAACTATTGTCTTCTGCTATAGAAATCTGTTTCTTAGCATTCCAAAAAGTTGAGCTATAACTCTGATTTAAGTCATTATTATTTTGATTGTAGGTTATATTTTTAGGTACAGAAGGTGTCCATACATCTTTTTCTCTAACAACTATTTGCCACACCGTTTTTAAACCAGAACTTGGAAATTTGGTATATGGACTTCCACCTGCTGTTGATTGATATATTCTATCTATCTGACTAAATAAGCCAATTACAGGTGTTAATCCATCGGTTGAAACTTTTCCAGTTTTAGCATTTACTGGTCTTTGAACGCAGACAAAACTACCTTGTCTACCCTCTGGATAAGCTTCAGTTTTTAAATGGAAAGCAAATCCATGATCAGATATAGATACAACATAAGAAACAGGTCTACTTGGGTTTAAATCAACTTCACTTATTAAAGGACTTATATTACCTACTGTCATTTTTCTCTCTATACCATCTATATCAAATCTTAGTCTACCATTTGGAAATGCTGAACTATATTCCATCTGATTATAGTACAACCCACCACGGTCCTCAACAGACGGAGCACCCGTCTGTTGAGTGTAAACAATCGACTTAAAGTCTTCATAAGAAGTATCATATATACAAATAAAATAATCTTGAAATGGAGCATTTTCAGGTACAAATATGTCATAAACAGTTCCATCGTCTAATAACTGATACTTGGTTCCTACTACTAGTCTGCCATACTCTGTTATTTGTTCTGGAGGATCTGACTCTAAGTCATTTCTAGATCCTATAGGCCTCAAAGTGTTGATTAAAAAATTTATATAATAGCTAGAATCTAAGTGTATTCTCCAAGGCTGAAAAGTAACTAAAGGATCAACTTTTGAGCTTGCTTCTAAAGTAAATCTCTTTCCAACTAATCTTGGGCCAATATCAAAAATATTATTTTCTCCATCTATATCACCTTTTAAAACACAATTTACTACTTCTTCTTTACCAGGCAGTTGATATTTAAAACTAGCGGTTACTATTGCAGTATCTATTGGAATTTTAGTTTTATCTACAATAGTTATTTTTGCTTGCCCTGAAGGAATCGGATCTACTAAATAGTCTAGACCTAATGAATAAATAACAGCAGTACTAGTTGGGGTATCCTTAACCTTAAGCTCAAAAGTAGATAAGTCAACTGATACTAAATCTTTAGGTGTATAAAAAATATCATTGTATCCTGTGTTCTTACCACTAAGAGTAGTGTTAGTTATAAATCTATATACCCGTAGATTACTCTTAACAGAAGTGTTCATTGAATAGGTTACAACTTTCGGTATAGCTTGTTCTAAAGTAACTCCTTCATCATATACTGCGGTTGGAACAAGCTCTGTATAGGTTATAGAGGTATTTAAGTTATTAATAGTAAATATTGTATCTTGTTTATCTTGTGCTGAAAAAGAAGTCATATCTACAAGAAATTCAGCCTCAGCAAGATCTTTACTCTCAGACATCTTAGTTACAGCCGACTCTGGGATATTAATGTACCGTGAATTAGGTCCATATGTATCACAGTAAAAACGTTTTGGGTGACCACCTAAGGTGGTTTCTAATTCATATACAATATTAGAAGCATTCTTAACAATATTAGTTATATATATTTGAAGTACATTACTTGGAACCTCAGTCATGCTAAATCCCATATTACCTCTAAGTGATATAGTAAAACTATTTTTATCTTCAGCTAAAGAAATGCTGGTTACAGTATCATAACCACTATAAGAAGAAAGCAAATAAGTAGGGCTAGTTTCTAAATAAGAAGTAGTGTAGCTAGCTTTGATTGAGAAACCTGTTGAGGGCAATAAATCATAATTATTCACAGTTATACTGTAATTTCCATCTCCAGGTATTGGTTTAAGAGTGTAAGAGTCCTTTGTTACTGAATTATCGTCTATATAAAGATTAAATGAGTCTTCATCTAAGATATTTGTATCAGATAAACCAGTTGTTTTAAAAATGTTATTAAAAGAGCTTGGTGTACCTAGTACAGGAATATCCGTAGCTTGTTTAAATGCACGAAGATAATAAAAGTCTGCCGTTATCGTTTTAGAATCCTTCGATGGATAAAAACCTTCAACAAATTGAATAGAGCAAATTGCGGTTATATCTCTTGGTGAAGAAGTTGAAACAATATAATGAGAAGGATCTACTAATTCTCCATCTATTTTTACTTTTAAATACTTTGTCTGAATAAATACTTTCTCAGGCTCTTCTTCAGTCCATATAAGATCAAATCCTCCATCTACAAGATCTTGAGCTAAATTTGTAAAAAGTGTATAAATATCTGTTATACCATTTCTACTTATTGAAAATCCCATAAGAACCTCGCTTTACATTGTTTATATAAATTATAAATTTTATGTTATTGTTATTGTAACTAATCCATAAACAGTAAGTTGTTCTCCAGAAGACGTAGATCCACAATATTGTATATTAGCTGTAGTAGGTTGATTTACAGAAATAACTATATTTTGATCTTTTGTTTGCGTAATCCAATTACTCCAAACAGGTTCTACATTAGATAAGTAATATCTATAACTATAGTAATAACACATTTCTAATTTTACTGAGATGTTAATATTATAAGGAGAAGTAACAGGACCGTTTGGTACATTGTCTATAAATATTCTAGGTTCTGTAGAAACATTCCAGTTATAAATTGAAGCAGAAGTTTGCCAGTTTCCTACAGAATCTGATCCGACAACTCGTAGTGAATGTCCGCCTTGTGTTAAATTTCTTAAAAGAATCTTTTCTGAGACAGACTTTATTCCACTCCATGCATTTCTATCTAATGAATATCTATATTTTACTACATCTGTACCTCCTACAACCACATCATAATCTGTTACTGAATGAGTTAAAGCGTACTCTGTAGTAGGAAGACCTGAAATTGTTGCAACTGGTGCAGTGGTGTCAATTGTCCATAAAAATGTGGTTGGATTTAACGTATCTTGTATATTGCCTAAGGCATCTATTCCACAAACTTGCAATGTATGTGTTTCAGATGCAAGTCCTAAAAGACTAATTGGAGACGAAATTGGTGCTGGATTTGTCCACGCTCCTGTATCTAGTTTATAGGTGTAACTAACAACTTTCTCTCCAGAAATATTAAAAATAGCAATAGTAGAATTGGTGTAATCTTGTATTGTAGTTGAAATAACTGCAACAGGTTTTTCTGTATCTATTGTCCAAGTAAATTCTGTAGGATGTGTTGTTTCCTGCCAATTATCTGCAGTGTTTTTAACCACCACTAGTAAAGTATGAGAAGTTGAAGATAAATTAGATAGGTCTATACTACGTGTAAGTGGATATTCTATACTCCAAGGTTCTTCATCAATTTTATATTTATATAAAACTAAATTTTGTCCTGTCACATTAATATTAGTAGAAGTAACATTTGTTAAAAGCTTTGGAAGATTTGTTAAAATTGCTTCTGGTTCTACTGAGTTTATAGTCCATGAATAAGTTACTGCCTCAGATTCTGCTGGCCATACCTGATTTATTATATCAAAAGATAGAACTTCTAATTTATTTAGACCATCTGGTAAAGACGAGAGTTGTAAGGGTTGAGATGAAGAATATTCTCCACTCCATGTTCCATTATTGATACGGTATTTATAAATATTTACATTTCTTCCAGAGATAGTTATATCTGTGGTTGTTAAATAGGTAAGACTTTTTGGTACATTAGTTAATATAGGAACATTAGTTAATGTATCTACTACCCAAGAAAATTCAGTAGCAACATTTTCTGGTTGATAATTTCCTATACTATTTTTTCCAATAACTTTTATAGTATGAGTACTCTCAGTTAAATTAGTGAGTTTAATTTTAGTAGTAGGAAAATTTAAAATCTCCTGGCTCCAATTATTATTGTCTAATTTATATTTAAAAGCAGATACAGAATTATCACCAATACTAATCGTTATGTCCTTTTTTCTTGTAGCAAATGGAACATCTGAATTTATTATTGCAGTAGGATAACTTTTATCTATAGTCCAAAAAACTGTAGTAGGTCTAATCTGCCACTTGTTATCATCACGCTGGCCTATTACCTCTAATACTCTTTGACCTTCTGGTAAATCCTTTAATTTAATTGGTGTTATTATGTCTAATTCATCACTCCATTCTCCAAAATCTATTCTCCACTTATAATTTATTAAGTATAATCCAGATACAGAAACATCAAGATTAGAACTATTAGTTATCCTATCAGGATTACCAGAAACAATTGCTATAGGTTCAGGAATATTAAGATAATCAAAATTAGTTTGAATTAGTAATCTTTGTCCTTCATTATAATTAATGGAGGCTCTTTCTCCAGTATATTCAAGTCTAACTAAATGATCTCCTTGTCTAAAACAATTAAATACTGCAGTATTACCTTCAGATAATACATTAGCAGAAACAAATGAGATAAGATCCATACACTGATCTTGATATAAAAACCTTTTAGTGGTTATTCCATCAGGAATAGTAACTAGATAATTTCCTCGTTCTGAAATAGATATTTGTTTTTTGTTGTTCCATGGATCAGAAGAGTAGTCTGTGCAAATATTAGAATAACTATGGGCTGTAGGTATAAGTACATCCTTCTCTCTAACTATAAACTGCCAAACCACATTATCACCAGACCGAGGATATAACACAGTACTAGAATCACCTAAGGTTCTAATATAGTTTCTTTCTATATGATTAGTTAGACAAACTACTGGATTAAATTTTCCTATAAATGGAATACCGGTAGTTGAGTCTACCAAACGTTGGGCGCAAAGCCATTTTACTCCACGGCCTTGAGGGTGCCCTTCTGATTTTATCACTAAAACAAATCCAGAATCAGATATAGAAAGACGATAGCTTAAAACTCTGCCTTCTCCAACTGCATCTACCTCACTTAATAATGGACTTATATCACCATAAGGTAAAGGTAGTGAAGTACCATCTGTATCAAACCTTATACACTCCTTACCATCAATAAGATCATATTGTGGTATATAAATTTCATCTGGTGGTTTAGGTGTAGCTAACTTGCTTGTCAGAAATTCATCCAAAGATGTTTCATACTTCTGTCTAATAAGAGCTTCGGCTATCTCTATATCGGAAGGTTTATCGGTAGATCTACCATCTTTAGGAATAGGAGTAGGTAATACAGTACCATCATCTAACAGTTGATGAGAAGTACCAAGAACAATTCTTCCATATTCTTTTATTTCCTCTTCTTTAGGCTCATCAAATCCATACATTAGCTTTTTGAATTTTAATATGTATCCAGCGTCCATGTGAACACGCCAAGACTCAAGTGGAGATAAACTATCAACTGTTGTAGTTGTTTCAATAGTAAATTTATCAGTACCTTTAAAAACAGAGTTCCATCCTGCAGAAATAAACTCAGTATAAACTGAATCAAATACTTCAGTTAAACTAGTAAATCCTATTTTATATGAACTAGAAATTAACATCTTTATACCTCATGTATAGACGAAGTTTATCCTGCAGGTTGTGCTACTATAGTCCATTCTACATCTCTCATCGTATTATCATAATCAGATGGAGCTTTTACTAATAAAATATCTTTTGGAAATAATAAAGTCTCTATTCCTCTATACTCTCCGTAACCATCTCCATTTGCTCTAAAAACTATCTTGCCAAATATACTGTCATTTCTGGTTATCAACAGTTCAGTATCTCTTTTAGGTTTAATAGTACAGTAAGCCTGTGACTTAGGAAAATTTCTATCTATTCGTATTGGTGCTGCTACAACAAAACGCATTACTACTTCATCAGGCTTAGCTGAACCGAAGATAGATCCAGAAAGTTCATATACTAAATCTCCTACAGGTTTAGGAGGTTCGATAGGACCACCGCCATCTCCAACGCCTTTAGGCCCTATATATCTGTAACCTTCAATATATAAAACTGCATTATTAGATAATACATCTGAAGGAACGCAATTTGGAAAATATAATACACCAGCGTTATAATCAAATACATACTCCATTGTTAGTAGTGTAGGATTTATAATCTTTCTATGTGTCCCATAGTCTAAATTTTCTACATATATTCTTACTGCATAACTATAGCCTAAAGATGGAGGAATCCAGTCTCGTAATCGTACATTGCTATTATCTACTGCTAACCAAGTTCTATTACCAGGGACTGTTTCATCAACAACCATCTTAGCTATAGTATCATCTTTATATAAGCCAATTTCTCTAGTATTTGATATAGGCGGTGTAGAAGGTATTTTACCTGAGTCTGTCCAAATCTCATGACCATAAGATATTACGTTAGTATAAATTGTTTCATTCAAAACATCCTTATTTAAAATATCAGTTTCAGCTACACCAAAAAGTTTCTTCCAAACTATATCTAATTTTTTAGTATCTGAAATTGCCATTTTTAGTCTCCACTACCGACAACTATGTCACCATACTATATCTGGATTTTCAACCATTCCTTCTAAGGTTATTCCTTTTATAACATCAAGAGCTTCGAGTTTTATCCTTACTAAAATAGTATTGTTACTACTATTAGTGCTAGATTGTCTACCAAAGGTAGCAATAAAAAGACCGCTTCCTCCATTTGCAGCAATACCTAAAGCACATCCATTACTGTTTCTTCCAGATCCTGGAGTATCATACCCATCATATAACATGGTTAAGTCTAACCAACCATTTGGTGCATTGTCAAATAAGTATTCTAGTCCAGGTAGTTTAAGACTTATTTTTCTATAAGTTCCAACTATTGTAACTTTCATTTGACTTACAGCTTTTCTTCTGGTCATGTATGTTGCATAACATGGACGTTTTGAACCAGTTTGTGGTCTTAGTACACCATTAGACTCAATTGCATCCCAAGGCTGTAGGATTGTAGTATTATTCCAATCACCGCTTTTTAACGTACTCTTATCATCAATAGGATAATCACCATCAGACATTGTTACTCTTTGAGCATAATCAAAATTACCCATTTTTATTTCCTCGCTAATTTACTATATATTAGGTAACTCTCCTAAATTCTTTACAGCTATAATACTACTACTTTGTGATACTTGACTTGTATTCGTTGTACTAGAAGTTTTATTGGACTTAAGTACATCAGAAGCAAGAGGCAAAGTATTAACTTCTTTAGGTTGTATCAATTGATTATCACTAACAGGTTTATCACCAGATACTAAAGGTTCCATATCATTAACAGCTATACCGCCAGAGCTAGTTTTAGTTCCACTAAAAGCAGACCCTTGAGGTGGTGGTGAATCTGCAAGTTTAGGTAATTTTTGACTACTACTATTATCACTAGGTGCATTAGTTATATTTGAAGAATTATCTGCTTCTGTTGAACTTGAGCTTGTTTTAGGTACTGTCATTTTATACACTTCAAACAACTCTGCATACTTTGTACCTTTTATGACAATTTTATGTGCCCCAACAATATATCTACCACTATAGCCATTAGGCTTTCCAGTAGATAGATTATAGAATTTAAGATCAATAGGATCTAATGGTTGTAAATTAGTAACAGTATCAACCAAGAAAGTTGATTTTTGACTAAATAATCCTAACATACGAAGATTTCTATGGTAAGCCTTCCAATATTTTGGATAGGTATTTCCACAGTCTATAGGAGCATAATCTCTACGGGCTATTTCTATCTGATCAGATATTTCAGTATTTATAGAAGCAGCACCATCCGCTGAAGGTATTGAAACACCACTATACTCTTCATTACTTCCAGACATTAAATCTTCTATCATCTTATATCCATAGTTTACCCATGAGTTTAAGAATCCAGAAGAACTGCTAGTTGTATATTCTCTCATTGTATACTTATCAGGAGAACTGCTAAAGTCTGTTCCTCCAATAGAAGAAGGATTAGAAGTAGTTGCTGGACTAGTAGTAGTATTATCAGTTTTCTTAGAATCTAGGTCTGAGTCAAAACTAGCATAAGGTTGCGTAGATTCAGAAAAGGCATTATTTATATTTTTATAAATAAAGTCACCATTAAAAGAAGCACAAGCTAGCATTACACCATTTTCTGAATAACTATGTTGAGTTATTTTCTTTATGAAAATAGCAACAGGATCACAAACATTTATCCACGTTTGTTCATCTGAACAAGGGTCTCCAGAACTATCTCCTACAAAGTCTAAACCACAGTCTTCTACAATTTCTTTTATTACTTTATAGCTTGTTCCTTTATATGCTTTGGTCTTTATCTTTTTTATAAACTTATAGTTGTCTAAAACAGCGTGTATTACATATTTTAAACCACGGCTATACTGTATAGCCTTCCAACTAAATAGCCTAAACTCATAAGGTCTATTGCTAGATAGTTCATCTTTATCTTTACCAATAGTAATTGAAAATTTATTGGCATCAGACAAAGGATGTAAATCAGAAAATATACCTTCTGAGTCATTGACGGTTAATGTCAACGTTGGTATTCCAGAAGATACGTCTTGAAGCATAGTTATTTGATCCAAAAAATCTACTCCAGCTACAGGTAGATCTTGATCATCTACCTTAAGGTCTAAAAATAGTTGTCCATCTAGTGCTATTACTGACATAAAGGCCTCTAGTTATTTCAAATAAATTTGTTTGGATAAACGTTTACCTTGGCTCTGTTTAACTAAAAGATCATTTAAAATAGTAAAATTAGGTATCTTTATAAATGATCCTGCAGTCAGTTCAGTATTTGCAATAAGTTTATTATAAACAAGTATTACCCAATATAACTCAGGTGAACCAAAGAATAAAGCTGAAATTTTATCTGGCCTATTCTCATTATAAAAAGGTATTTCATATATTGAAGAATAAGGTATTACCATTATTTTATCAACCAATTTATCTGTGAGAGGGTCATTACCTAAGTTATCTCTAGTTAGATATAAATGTCTATCATATATCGACATATAATAACCTCTAGTTAATGTTTGAACATAGTTTGAATATCATCATAGACGATAATATAAGTAGATATTACTGAAACATCTAACTTAGCACTTAAAGGTCTACCATCAGAATCAAAAATTGCATCATATGTCTGACTTATATTAGTTATTACACAATTTTTAAGAACCATGAAATTTCCAAATCTAACTTCTACTGGAGAATTAGTTTCGCTATCCGGTAACATAGGTGTATAAGGCGCTTTAAGGATAGGACCAAATTCTCTAGGTAGAGCCATCTTCATTATTTCTTTTATTGGTTCAACAAGTTCTCTTTGAGGATCTTTCTCTACCTTAAACACAAAAGGAATATTATATGAAATATACGAAGATCCTTGCCATAATTGAGCACTTAACTGTTTATTCTGAAAGTTAAAACCACCTGCTGCGGCAGTCTTATTAACCCATTCAGTAACATTTCCACCTACCATAGCTGACATTGCTTCTTGCATACCACCGGCAAGTATTGGATTCCATGTTATATCTAAAGAAGTAGAAAAATTCTCAGCCATTGGTGTAGATACTATTGAACTACCTTTACTTAACCATACTCTATAATTTTTATTTAAAGACTCATATCCACCTATTTCAGACATATTAAACTACTCCTAATATAATAAGATTTAGTCCACCATCCTCAACCATAAACATTCCATCAGTTCTTAAACTTGGAACTTCTGCGGCAGGCAGATTAGCAGTAGGTGGATAGCTTGGTTGTTGACTAACTTTATTATCTTTATTTGTAGTAGGCTTATTTGATGTCAGCTCTGCTCTTGGTGGTAATACTATTGACTCAGGTGATTTTACAGTCTGGGCATCTGGCACTCCACTAAAAGCTCTATTTACTGCTCCCGTAGCTCCATCAATTACTGGAAAGGCAGAAGAAGCTAAGTTATCCCATGAACCCATAACCGTATCAGTAGCAGACTGTGCTTTATTTTTTAAAGTATCTAGTCCTGCTCCTACAGTATCACTAATTCCATTAGAAATTTTATCATATAGTTTTCCACCAGAATCTTTTAAATCAGAGTATCCAGAAGTCGCCGCACCAGTAACTGTGCTTAAAACCTTATTTAAGAATCCTAATAGACCACTGTTATTCGTAGTTGTTTCTGGTTTTAAACCTTCAGTTGAAGAAATAGGCAAGTTAGTTCCAGAAGATGCCGGTATATTAGACGCTGCTTCTACAGCACTAACTGTATCTAACAGTGGTTCTTCTTTCTTAACCGCAGGTGAAGAAGCAGCTACAAAATTATCAGATTTTAATAACTGTTTTACAAGACCTTGTGGTTCAGAATCAATATCAGAAGGTAAAGCAACGGAGGCCACATCATAAGGTTCTTCTTTTTTAATGTCTTCTTCTGGTGATGTAACAGTTTTAAAGTCTTCTGAAGAAGCTTTTTGTGTACTGGTACTTTGAGTTGTTTCTGGCTCTGCTTTGTCAGAAGATGCGACTTGTATGTCGTCTTTAGGAATTGAACCACCTTGATTTCCTACTAAGGCAGCCATTACTCTTTTACCAGAATCTCCTGACTTAGTTGGGCGTCCACCCATTATAAAACCTTTGGCTCTAAAGTCTTTCACACCTGACTTAGCACCAGTTTTACTATTTCCAGACTCAAACATCTTAGGTTTGCCAGTAACTGGATCCTTACCTAGGTATACAGCTACATGTGTCGCACCAAAAGGCCCTACTGGCTTTCTAGCTCCACCACCTGCTATTCCAGCTTTTCTTAAAGCTTCTTCTTTTTCACTATGATAGAAGATAAGATCTCCAGGCTGAAGATCTTTTATACTAGTAACAGGAGTACCATTTTTTAGAACATCTTTTCTTTGAGCTTCAGCAGTACCTGGAATTGATATTCCAGCAGCACGATAAGCAGCTTGGCTTATTTCGGAACAGTCCATTCCTGTTCCATCTCGTTTGTTATTATAAGGTATTCCGGAAAGGGCTGCTCCTGCAAAACCTTCTGCAACAATGTTGGAAGTATCTATAGAACCTGAAGTGCTTGATGTGGTACTTCCTGAAGAAGAAGGTGTATCATATGAAGAAGAAGATGGTGTACCATATGAAGAAGAAGAAGATGGTGTACCATGTGAAGAAGCCATAGGTACTTCTGCATCACTAGAACTTGGAGCACCTATAGGTGCTCCTCCTGTAGGAGTTGAGGGACCACCACCAAGCTTACTTCTAAGCCACTCAAACGGTGCACTTAAAGTAGAAAATAGACGTTCCATTAGTCCTCTAGGTCTATACGCTTCCTTAGTAATTGTGGTCAAATCTTTTAGATTTTTAGCGTCTTGTTTTTCTAAGTAAGTAGGCCCTTCACCTTCTTCATCACCTTCTTCATTACCTGTTAGGGCAGTTGATTTATTTGTTATATCTTCTGCCTTGTTTATAATTAAGGCATTTCTAGTATCAAAATTATCAGTAAGTTCTTTTTTAGTATCTACATCTTTTTGTTTAGTTTCATCACTTTTAAATACTTTTCTTGAGATCCACTTTGAAAATTTCTCTCCACCGAATGCACCACCAATACCACCTACTATAGCTCCTACAATACCTCCAACCGTAGTTCCTAAACCTGGTATTACAGAGCCTAAAGCAGCACCACCCATTGCGCCTAGTTTAGCACCACCTAGTGCACCTGCCATTGTACCAGCACCAGTAGTTACAGCTCTTGCAGTTTTTACCTCAGTGGATTGATCTTTATTATCTGCTGAATTATACTCTGAATATCCTGCAATTAAACCTGTTAGAGGTAATGCAACTCTACCTATTACCTTAGTAGCTCCTGACAAAACACGACTTCCAGTAGAAGCTGCGACTGCTGTAGTATCTGCTGCTGCGGCTGTAGCTTCTGTAGTCTCTGCTGCTGTAGCTCCTGTAGCTTCTGCTGCTTCGGCAGCAGCTTCTGTAGTAGAACCAGCACCTTTATTAAACCAGGTTTTTGGATTATACCAAGTACCTTTACCTTTTAAAGTACCTTTTAGTCCTCTGTACTCTAAGTACTTGCCAAGTAAACCTCCATCAGAACCAGTTACTCTTATAGTCTTGTCTATTTTTTCTAGATTTTTATTAACCAGCTTTAACTGCGCTGTTAAAGATTTATCCATTCCATCTAAAGCTTCAGTCTGTTGTTCCTGAGCTGCGGCGTCCTGAGTTCTTTCTAATCTCTTCTTAGCATCTTCTCTTATATCTTGTACTTTACTACCTGCAATCTTTTCTAAGGTTCTAGATAAAGAGGAGTTTGGATACGTGTTTGGAGCATGCTTAGATAGAGTTTGGCTTAATGAACCTGCTCTATCTGCAACATTATTCCTAACATTAGTTTTTACATCTTGATACTTATTTTTAACTATGTCTATAGTATTTAATTTTATATCTTTCATTACGTTACTGAATAATGAATTAGCCATAACATCCTACTTTATTTTGAGATATCTTCTTTGTATAAAGAAGCCCAGTATAACAAGTTCATTATAGGCATATTATCATTAGGTGGTATATTACATTTTGTAGCTAAAGTCCACTGAGTATCTAGTATCTGTTGTATAGTCAGGCTAGGGAAAGAAGGAAAGATAATTCAATGTCAGTTTCCTTCTCATTATACCTCCGCAAGCTTGACATTTTAAAGATATCCATTCAGATACCCCAAATTGAGGAAGTTTCTCTACAAACCCCTCAATTTTTTCTTGAAGCACAAGATTAGGTTGCTCATTTAAAATCATCAATTTTTCAGCTAATGAATCTCCAGCTTTAATCCATTGAGCTATATCTGCTAAATAAAGATCTCCCATTAAAGAGGTATATTCTTTTTCTTCATCCTCATCTGTAAGATCGGAGTTTTTAAATGACTCGATCCTTCGTCTAAGAGAATCCAGCTCTTCAAAGAATCGCATTGTAGGAAATGCAACCTCTGGTAACATTTTAAAATCATCTGGTATATGGTTAATAGTTATATCGGATTTCTTTATTTGTGATAATTGATCTTTATGACCGCAAATCTTCTTGTTACCATTTTCATCTAGATCTTCAAGTTCATTATCACAAGTCCAAGTAACATGAAAAGGTCTTGCAGGGTAACTATTTAAACGTAACCAATAAAGACAGAACTCAAAGTCTTCCACAATTAACTTGTTTATTGGTTGACTTAAACATGCTCCAACTGCACTAATCAAATAAGTAATGTTATTACTAACTTTAGCCATATGTATCAAGCGAGCTTCATTAGTAGTTAATTGTCTGATCCATAGTTCTTCAAAGTCGTACCCAAATCGTGGATGATACTGTGAAGGAAGTTCTTGTAATAAGACATAACGACCATCATTCTGAAATCTTTGTTTCTCAGAATGAGCTTGATCTTGAGTTTTAGATACAGGTTCTTGTAGTTGTGATGATACAGGTTTTAGAATAGCTTTCCTCTTCGGTGGCATAATTTGTCCATTGCTGTTGTTCATCAGTGTCTCCTAGTTAGTTTTTCTTTAGATGTTTGACCAATTTACTTTATCTACGCTAAATGTTACTTGAACTGTAACTATGTCTACTACACTTGTCATGTTTAAAGGATTAATAATCAATGGAAATACACCAAGTAAACTTGCGGTTCTAATAATTTTACCTTGAATGGTATCACTTAAAAGATTAACTATAACTTTAGCTTTATAGTTAGATGCAGGATAATAGTTTCCAAAGGTTTCAGGTTTACTTGGATCTGAATCCATTATTAAATCCTGCCATTTAGAGAATCCTTTAATTGTAGATGCATTTGAATCTTCAAAAAATGTTACCGTAAAATTATTTACAGTATTAAACCCTGCGTAGAATTGTTTGGTCGTAGCGAGGTGACGATCATCAGCGTTGAATTGTCTGAAGGGAAGTTCTATCGACTCTACATAATTTTGAAAGAACCTGGAAGGGAAAAAGCTGTTAAAACTATTAGCATTAGTTGAATCTTGTAACGTTACACTTTCAATTGACCAATTATGACTCATTAAAGGCCCAGTATTAGCTAGTGCTATTACTGTAGATATAGTAGGTTTTTTAGACATATCATCACCTAATTAAACAGGGGTACCATAAGATACCCCTGTTCAGGAATTACTTATGATTTTGCAGGTGTTTCAACTTGGTCAAACCAATCATATCTAAACGAAGCGGAAACTTCAACAATTGAAGCAGATGAACCATCAAGGTTTATGTCTTGAACTTGTTCACACCACATGTTACCTATAGTCCAAGCACTTCCAGTTATTACTTGACCTTGCTCATCAAATAGAGCCAAGTTTCCAACAGTTGAATAGGCTTGTTTACCTTTGCTTATTTGTGTTTGCCAATCCCTACAGGCTTTAACCCATTGTTTTAAAGTTTGATAAATCTCAAGCTGTCTAGTCTCTACATAGGTTATGGATAAAGTATTTTGAAATACTGTTCTTCCAACTACTGATACTTTATAACCATGTAAGGTAAGATCTTGTGCTTCGTTTTGAACTCCAGGCATTGAAACTGATTTACACTGGATACGTAAAGCATTTTTTGCGTTACCAGGAGTACCAGAAACACCAGTAGGTAATGTAGGTATCCATAACTCAAAATTGTCCCCATAAAGAGGGTCATTTATAGCCAATACGTCTCCAATTCTAGTTCTTGATATAGTGCTTGCCATAATAGAAAACCTCCGAATCTGTATATAAGTATTAGGATTGAACTTCAATCTTTACAGAAGTACGATTAATAATCAACTGAACCATTATTCTCTTAGCCGGAATTACAGGCTCAAGATACACATCAACATTCAGTATACCATTAGCTAAATCGTCAACGGAATTATTTGTACCATCACATACTACAGAGTAGGTATATAAACCACGTCCCAGTCTAATAGGTTCAAGAATGTTATTTACTCTTTGACGAATCTCAGATCTTAAAATCTCGTCATTTGGATCAAATACTGAATATTGTAAATTAAATTCTACATCCAATTTTATGAGGTTCAATAAACGTCTAACGTTTATGTTAGACGTTGCAGAGTCTTTCTTTTGAAGAGTAACATCTCCCCATACCGCAATACCAATGTCTTTAAATACTCTAGTAGGACAAATTTGATTTGTTACTAATAGATCTCTATCCTCTTGTTTATACTTAGCACCAACGTCAATTACATTATGAAGCATACCTCTATTTAAACCTGCAGGTGAGAACCATGTTGCGTAATTGATATCTGTCTCAGCATAAATAGCTGCAATAAATCCAGAAGGTGGTAACCAAATCTGCTTACCACTAAATTCGTCATTAACATAATACCATGGTGAATATAATGCACCATAAGATGAATCTGCATCTAATCCACCGTAAGGATTATTACGATAATCAACAGGATCAGTAGTACGATCATACTTTGATCCTTGCTTATCAAATGGTATATCAAGAATTGCCATACAGTCACCACGAGTTTCACAAAGATCTAACATCTTTAATTGAATCTGTGGATTAGTATAACCACCATTTATCAGCAATTGGAATTTAACCTCTTCACGTTCATAGTAAAGCTGCCAACCACTGTTTTTATATGGTGTATAAGGATTTGACATATTACTAGGAAGTGCATCTCTTCCCATAATAATTGCCGATAGTCCATTAAGTGGAATATTATCTAAACCTGAATCTCCATTTGATAAGTATGCATTAGGAACTGCACTAGGAGTTGTACCTAAGTAGTTTAACGTCATGGTAGGCATTATAGAAGTACTAATTTTAGTAGTGTTAAGATCATTATTATAAACACGAATAAATCTTGATCTACCATTAATTACATCTGATAAAAATTGTTGACGTCCATAACCATCAGTTTGATGACTTCTACTTACAACAAAAGACTCCACAGGAATAACACTATTTGATCCCTTTACAAATACCTGTATCTTAAATGTATTAGGTAAAGACTTGTCGTCTTCATCTCTAACATCCGTAATTACTATACGGTAATCTCCATTATACTTGTTTGGATCTGCTCCGTAAATATAAAATAAGTCATTAACGTCATTGTAGTCTGCATCACCAAGCTCCATGAAGAACATATTAGGATCTTCTGGATGTACATCTTTAGCAGTAGTAAATTGGCGCATTGATACTAAACCGGAGTTATCTAACGTTACAACTAAACCTCCGAATTTAGCTCTATTATGTACTCTGGTACACAATAGTTTAGGCATCTTAGTCAGAGCTTGTAATGCTGCATAATGACCTAAAGACACTTCATACTTAGGTGAACCAAATTTACTTAGGAATTCTGCTTGACCTCCAGTTATTTCTATAATCTGATCTACTGGTCCTATTTCACTAAAAAATACAATAGCTCCAATACTTACTTGTGCTGTTTGTACTATACCCTGAGAATTATCTTTTTCAGAAGTATATACACCAGCAGAGGAATGAGTTACAATAGTCGCCATGAACTATCTCCTTTCACGTAATATGAGTCATCTATTTTGTTGCTATCTTATTGTTTATTTATCTTTCCCATCTACAATACCTACAGGTTGCATTGACTTTGAATTATTAGTACCTGAAGTTGGCTTAACTACACTAGGTTGATTATTAGTTTTAGCTTCAATTGCTACTGAAGTTTCTACTACTGGTGTAGATGAAGATATAGGTCTAACCTTAATAGACCTCTTAGTTAAATTCTCTTTTGAAGTTGTTATACACTCTTCATCAATAATATGTCTAGTCTTTGCTGCTAAAGTTGCTGAGTCATGATCTCCATTGGAGTTTATAAACTCAATACTTGCAGGCATTGTACCTACATTAATAACTTCAACCAATTGAGACATATTGCTCTCCTTTTACTTAGAATTTACAACTAAAAGTTTATTTTCTCCAAAATGAGTTATCACAGGTATTCCATCTGATGGTATCTTCTTCTTTCGGATTCCTTTAAATCTTACAGATTGTTTAACAGGAAGACTGAAGTCTATACCATCTAGATTCTTTAATTCTAACTGCTTTTCTCTTATTCTCAAGTCTTTTGTCTTAACTTTTATGTAGAACTTTCCAGCAAGATTCAAATTATTTGTACTAAACCAAACAGTTGTAATAACTGGTTCACCTACTACTCGTAACCAAACTTTTCCCATTTCTCCATGATTAATGAAAAGTTTAGAACAGTATATTTGTGTAGGCTCTATCATGTCTACTCGTTGAAAATCAATAAGTATAGGAGATTTTGGTTGAATCGCTAAAAAGTCTTTTATTTCACCTAAGTATATACCTATAGAATCAACTTTATAAGTTGTTGTATAAAAATATTCTTCAGTCAATCCGCTGGATATTTTAGAATCTGCAATTACCTTAGGTTGATTCTTATTGTTTATCCGCAGGGAGAAATTTGTAGAGATTGACTTTGCCATCGTCTTCCTCTTTCAACTCTAAGATATAAGCTTGTTCTAATGTACGTTTATCTGAATTTACTTCTTGTTGATAGAACCTTAAATTAATAGTTTTAACTCCAGGCACTAAACAAGTAAATCCAATCCATCCTTGAACTTCAAATGATAAAGATACCTTACCACTGTTGTAGTCTTGCTCGTTATCAGTAGATATAAGATTCTCTGGAAAAGAGATATTACCAGATCTCTGAACTTTACAAATACTTTGTGTATCAAAAGCATTTATTTTGAAATTAAAAGCTCTAGCTACGTCTGCCAAAATTAAGGATTGTGCGTAGCTTAACAGTCTTACAACATCTGAATCTAATACATTCAAAGTTATATTTAACTTCATTGGAAATGCATATGTTACATCTACTGAATCTCCTATGAAGGCTTTTCTTCCTGCTAATCCACGATGTGACATTGCCGTAGTATTAGCCTGATCTTTTAAAAGATCTAAATCGTTTAATACTATGTAGGCATATGGATACTTTAAGTTATTAGACTCTCTTTTTTCTTGTAATTCTTTAAGTCTGTCTGTAAAAGAAAAATCTATAGGACTAGGACACTGTAATATCCTGTTAAATGAAGCTCTTAATCCATGCAAGGTTAAACTTAATAGTGTAGTTTCATAGATAGCATTTATAGAACCTGCACTAAATTTAGAAACATCTGTATCAAAAACAAAGGAGATATCCGAAAAATCTGGAGTGGTTGACATATTTACTCCTGAGTTAATAACGGCTTTACTGCATTGTGTAATTCATTTAATTTGTTTTTATCTAATGTCTTTAACCTGTTTATAATATTATTGACTATATTTCTTATCTCTCTATTAGATGATCCTTTTATAACTAGATCCGGAAATATGGTCATTAATATTGGTATAAACTTCTTAACATCCCAATCATCTGATCTTAGTTTTAAAGAGATTAAGGCAGTTTTAATATCTTCTTCTAGAGAAGTAGATGAAGAAGCTAATATCTCTATATCATCGTCTTCTATAACAGCACCATCTAAATCAAATTCATCTTGAGTCTCATCCTCATTACAATCACAGGTTTCATCACATCCTTCAGGACAAACTTCTTTATCTACTATTTCAAAAGAATACTTATCTTTATTAGAAGAAGTGTCAGAAGATTTTATGGCTCTTACTGCATCCATAATTTCTTTTTTACTAAAAAGGGTTGTATTATCCAGTTCTTCCGTTAAGGCAACGATGAACCGTTTATTTATCTTTTTATTGATAAAATTATAAGAACTTATAGTATCAGAAGCTGTTACATCTTTGTTACTAGAAATCTTATTTATTAACACAGGTAAATCAGATGTAACACAAGCCTGAAGAAATAATCTTGCCGCTGATTTTAAATCACCGGAGTTTGCAGCAGAAGTAGCTAAAATAATAAGATCCCCAGCTAAAGTATACATGCTTCTTCACCTCATCTTATATATATTTGTTATTATAAATTACATATAATTTTGCCATTAAAAAAGGGGAGAGAATAATGTCCTCTCCCCTTTCTCTATACATCCTTGTTTTGTTCCTACTATTTGTTACATACCAATTTTCATACCTTTTGCTACGGAACGAGCATTGGTGATAATGGAGCTGATGTTCTCTGCAAGGAACCAACCTTTGCTGTTACGGCTTTGTAATGCACCATCAATTGGGGTTGACTCTACACCACCACGGGTTGTATACTGACCATGGTTAGCTGCTGCACCAACAACATAAATCTCACCTGGATTAAGAACCTGAAGCTCAGGTGCACGGTAGCCATCTGTAACAACACGGAGGCCTAAGATAATACCGAGTTCACCATTCAGAACCAGGTCATACTTGCTGACAGGATCAAGCATTGATTGGAATTCGCTGTTTCCAACGATGTCATTCCAGTAATCTTGAGCTAATAAACAAGTAGTTGCAGGAATTTTCCAATGAGCTACGTTGTTACGTAAGGTGCTCAAAGTTGTAGGAGTGAGCTGACCAGCAATATAAGTAATGTTGTTAGCGGAACCAACAGTACCATCTGCAAGACGCTTCCAAACCAGGTCTTCTTGAACCATGATGTTCTGTAAACCTTCGGTGTACTTTTCATCCAGAATGTCAGAAGAGATTTGATCAATGTCACGGTTTTCAACTTCTACGTTTGCATTGATATAAAACTCAGGTGGATAAAAAATACGCTCACGAACAAGCTGAGGTACAACATCAGCAACAGAAGTTGCAATCATAGCAACTACGTTATTTACACGCATACGACAACGTGGGATTTCACCTTGATTAAGTTGCTCTTCAATCATCAGGTTACGCATGAAACCTTCACGGTAAGCAGCTTCTTCAATCTTGGCAGCTAGTGCAACACCTAACTGATTCCACTTAGAACCAGACTTATCAGTAAAAGCAGCAGCTAAAACTTCACGATGAAGACGACGATCTTTCTCAGGAGCTTGGCGAACAATCTCACCTTTAGAAGAAGCAGTAACCAGTTCGGAAATCTTAGAGAGAAGTTCCTTTTGGCTATGTGCATTAATTTCGCCATTACTTGCTAATGCAGGCTCAGCGGATTTACCGAGACGAAGATCAGTAATTTCAGCGCCAGAAGCGAGTGTAAACTTTACACCAGCATAAGGATTGTGTTTTGCCTTAGACATTTGTTTAATTCTCCTTTTCCTGTTTATTTTTAAAGTAGTAGTTTAGTTTATTATGCGATTAGCCGCTGTAAGGACCAAAGTTAAGGGTGATAAAAGCACCAAAGAAGGAGCCATTAGGAGCAGAGGGAGCTCCAATAATGTTACAACCCTTTAGCTCAGTACCACCAGCTTTAAGAGTAAATAAACCATTAGGACCAAGATAAACAGGACCAGTAGTTGCAGACCAATCATCGGTTACATCGAATTGATCAGTAGAGACGTCGCCTTCAGTAATAACACCAACTACTGAATAGTAAGAAGCTGAATGGATGCCACCTGCTGGGCCATAGCCTTGAGCATTGATTGCTTCTTGAACAGAAGGTACATACTTATAAACAACAGAAATTTCTACTGGAGAAATAGCAGTACCAGCGTTTGAAGAGTCAATGGTAACTTCGCCAATTAAAGTATTAACAGCGAATTGACCAGCAGCGGCATTGGCAGCAAGTACTAAAGTAGTATTACCAGATTTAACAGTGATCTGACCAGCTACTAAATTAGTACGAGCTAATTTAATTGTGGTAGTACCAGCAACTAGGAAGTTTTCTACACCAGTAAGTTGGGTAGGAACTTGTACTTGAGATAAAGAAACACCAGCAAACTTCTCATTAGGTGCTCCAGATGAAGGTTTAACTTTACCTTCACCATTCTCATTTACATAAACGAGTGCAACCCCTTCATTCTTAATATCATAGCCAGTAGCTACGTTACGATGAAAGGATTTCATAATACGGGTTTTTTGAAGTTTAAGCATTGTTTTAAATTCCTTTCTTGAATTAGATTATAAGCTGCTGAAAGCAGTCTTTAATTTGGATGTAAATGCATCTTCCTTAACGGTTGTGGACGCAGCTTCAACTATTGAACGAGTTCCAAATGGAATTGAAGAAGCTTCGATTCTATTTGCAATTGATTCTTCCAATCCATTATCATCTACAGTTTCAACTTCTTCTTCATCTTCTTCTTCTGAAGCAGAAATGAAATTACTTCCTATAATAGCTTTTGAAAGCTCTGCACGAACTTCAACAGGCTTTGCATAAAGCTCTGAAGCTTTTTCAATCAGAATCTTACAGAAATCTTCTGCGGTTTCTTTAAATACTCTGTCAATAAGTCTGTGTGGTTGTGGAATACCTAAAGATGATAGTTCTTCCCACATTCTTACTTTTAATGGGTTAACCGCATCAGAGAAGAAGCCACGATTAATACCAACCGAAGCCATTCCTAAGGTTGTTTGGAAATCAGAAACTAAAGACTTGAGTTGCTTACTTACCTCAGTCTCATGCTTTGAAATCTCAGTCTGTACTGCAGTGTTAATAAGACTCTTAATAGGAGCTGCAATTATGATTGACTGGAATCCAAGTTTCTTCAGACCTTTTAAACCTTCGGAAGCAACTACTTGACTAATTACTTTACCGAATTTCTCGGTATGGAAGATGTCTTTGTTTGTACCGGATGCTGTCTCAGTTAAATGAGCTACAGGTAGTCCATTAACATTTACAATCCAGCGCTTTTCACCTTTGATAGAAGCAGAATACTCTACGTCTGTTTCATCAGTGTCTTCTAACTCAGCACCATCAACAAGATCGATATTTATTGAGCCATCATCTTCAATAAACAGGTCGCCCTGCTCATCATCTTCATCAACTTGCTCTTCTTCTTCATCAATCTCATCACCGATTTGATCTTCACAGTCAGCATCATCAACGCAATCTTCATCTTCAAGTTCATCACCATCTTCGTCTTCTACTTCTTCATCATTATCATCTGAATCTTCAAGATCATCACCTAATTCTAGGTCATCTTCATCGGTATTTTCAACGTCTGAGTCGTCATCATCTTCAAGTTCATCGCCTACTTCGATGTCATCTTCGTCATCATCTTCAAGGAAATCCCCATCTTCTTCTACTTCTTCATCATCATCATCTTCAAGGAAATCCCCATCTTCTTCTACTTCTGCATCATCGTCATCATCTGAATCTTCAAGATCATCACCATCTTCGTCTTCTATTTCTTCGTCATCATCTGAATCTTCAAGATCATCACCATCTTCGTCTTCTATTTCTTCATCATCATCATCATCTTCAAGGAAATCCCCATTAGTAGCATCTTCAATTTCTTCAGTAGGAGGTAAGTCTAACTCAACATCTTCATATTCAGAGTCTTCAATTTCAGAAGCACAAAGGATACAATGTTTCAGTTTAGACTCAGTCAAAATAACTTCTTTACAACCGGAGCATACAACCGTATAGGCTTTTAATGTATCACCAGGATTACCATCAGACGCTAATGTTAAATTAAAGTCTTTGGCTAAAACTCCTGCATGACTTACACCTTTTTTTGGATCCCAAAACTTTACTGAAGGCATTGCATTAACAGCATAAACGGAACGGTCAGATGATACAATCATCTTTCTGTTATTACCGATAATGACTTTAAGAAATGCCGCAGTAGCAGTTTTAAGGTTCTTACCTACGGTTGCTACACCTTTGAATCTTAGCTTTCTTGCCATTTGATTCTCCTTTCGTTTGATAACACTTCTAGTGTTTACTGCTACTTCTAACAGTTTAAAGAGTTTTTTTATTTTTTCCATATTGATTATATCGTTAATATAAATTACATTCTTCAAAATCCATTATACTACAGATCTTTGTTTTCTTTATAAATCTTACCTAAAAATGATACTAAATCTGTTATTGAATGAAGTTTATTCTTTCTCATATAGACAATAACTTCGTCTATTTGCAACTTTTCAGACTTTGAGCCAAATTTAGCATTATGGAAAACATTACCAATTATTGATCTATTCTCATCTGGACTAATGTAGCATCTATATACACGTTCTCTAGCAGAATCAGATAAATCTTCATACTTTTTAGTGAATACTTCAAGTAATTCATCCAATTCTGTAGATCTAATTATTCTTTCGTTAGGTAATGCTCTCCTTTTATCTAATAGTTTAAATGGTTCATAATCTATATAAACATAGAATGGTATTTTTAACGATTTAGCTAATGCTGCAATTTTTTGTATCTGGCGATGTTTTTCATAACCTTCTTCGGTATATTCACCAGTTTTATAATACTCTCTTGCTTTTGAATCTGCGAAAAGATGAATTTCTTTTACATATTTGTTTAAAGGTTCTATATATGGATCTGGCGAAATTATCCTATCTTCATTCTCATCATTTCTTAGTCTTTGATCTAAATCATTTCCTTTTCTATATTCTGGACCCCAATAATCTACTGGCATACCTTCATATTTATATGATAATTTTTGTCCATCAAGTACTAAATTTGCAACACTAGTGTCTTTACCAAAAGAACGATTAAAGCCACCATATTTTACTCTACTCATTGAAAAATAATAAGGTTTAAACTTTTTCTTATTTCCAATTATATCTGATCTTGTTCCTATATTAGAAGTCATATGGATTCTGTTATCTTCTAACATAGATAACAATTTATGTGGTTCTGTTAAATGATACAGGATAGGAGATATTCCAGATAATTCTTTCTTTCTTCTTTTAAGAGAATCCCGTAATACCTTGTCATAGTTATCATCAAAAGTTACATTAACATCGTCTGTATGGAAAGAGTCACATTTCTTTAAGTTAGAAAGTACAACTTTTCCTTCCACTGGTCCTACACCTATACCATTCTCACCATCGCATGACACTTTATAAACATAAAAATCATCTACATCTTTTACAAAAATATAACCGTCTTTTAAAATGGATGCACGTAGTTCATCTAATTCAGATTTAGATACTTTTAAAATATCAACTCGTTTGCACTTTATACTAGGCTTATTATTATAACCTGCAGATTCTATCTTCTGTTTTTTAACCATACGAGATTCAAAAATAATATCACTTATAACTGAAAAATTATCTACATCTTTCTTTTTGTTTCTATGAACTGCTAGATTCAAAGCTATATCTAATAACTTCTTTCTTCGTTTTAACTCATTATTATTTAAGTTTTTAAAGACGTTTATAAGTTGTTTCTTTTGTAGTGGTGTTAGCTTTAGCATGGACGCAGGTAAATCAACTTCAGGAACAATATCTTCTACAGTTGGGTTTATTTGAACCTTAGTTTTCCAAGCAGTCTCAAATTGTTGTAGATGACGTTGTTCCCATTTTATTTTTCTTTTAGTAAAGATAGATTTTATATACCTTAAGACTTCGTCTTTTGGATATTGTTCTTTCTTATACTCTATTACTTTTTCGGTCCATTTCATGTTCTCACCCTACTCAAAGTAAATTTTCCACTAAATTTATAACCACGTCTAAACATTAAGGCTCTATATTTTAGTTTAGGTGAACCTTTCATATTTTGTAATACTTGTAGGTCTTCATATAATTTATCTTCTAGTAATAAGAGAAACTCTATATCTTTTTTAGCTGTCTCTAATTGTTCTTTTAGTTTTTCTTGGTTTAACCAACGTCTACTTATAAGTGCTGCAATCGTAGCTGTTATTATAGCTGAAGATAGTGTAAAGAACCCAGTAATAAGAGCAACTTTAATTTGAAGATCCATTGTTATATCCTTATAGTAATATTTTGCTTTTAGGACCTAAAGATTCTGTAGGTACATCATTTGTTCTCCATGAAATATTACTTTCTTTACTTTTAAAACCTTTAAACTTATTATCATATTTTTTACAGTCAGATTTTTTTGTCTCTATGATAATATCATTCTTAGAAACATCATTTTTTACATACTCTATGTCTATATCTTTTGGTTGCTTTCTACATTGGTCTTCATACATAGATAATACTGTATCTTTATCTTCGTCTTCCTCAAGATAATGTTTGTCTCTTATCATGAAAGTAGTAGACTCTCCAGACTCATTATAAGACAGTCTACTATCTGAGAGGGTTACTTTTTTTATCTTCATTGCTGTAACCTTTCATACTGATACGAAGTATTCTTAACCAGATTTACAAACTTTCCAATATTAAATCTAGCTTTTACAGCATCATCTCTTTTGAATTGACTATCAAACCAATACTTGTAACGTTTACCATCAGGAAATACTGCTATAAAAAAGAAAGGTCCGTCATAACCCATGCTACCTTTAGTTGTTATTTGAATAGGACTTGAACTATTAGATAACACTTTACCACCGAATCTTATAGATTTTTTGGCGTCTTCTAGTTTGGTCTTCTCATCTAGGTCTATCTCACCAGAAGCATCTTTTATTGTTATTCTAGTATCTGGTGCAGTTAATAGGCTTGGCTGTGTTGCAGAAGGAAATCTTATGGGAGTATCAATAGATCTACCTCTTGCACCAGATTGAACTTTAAATTTAGTTATTTTCATTCTGCAACACCTCATGCCAAAATATTAGTTAAATAAGGATAAGACCTGGTCTACGAAAGTTAGATTTTAAAGCACACAAATGTGCCAGAGTATAACAGATATTATTATCTTTATACCATTGATTTGGAAAATAAGTTGTTAAGTATACTTCTTGGAAACGAACTGGAGTATCAATATAACGAGCTTGTGTTGCACGAGTATAATACCAAAAGCTATTTTCATTCCAAAAACTTATATGAGTTGGATCTTGAAAAGCTCCACGTCCATCAGTGCTAGGAACAGAGATCAGTAACATTCCATTATCTACTAATACTCTATGAGCTTCTTTCATAAAATGAATAGGATTTTTAAGATGCTCCACAATATCATTTGCAATTATGCATCCAACGGAGTTATCTTCAAAAGGCCAGGTTTCATTTAGATCACAATTTACTTCAGCGTCTTTAAGATCTACACTTATTATACCTTCTTTATTATGAAAACGACCACCTAAGTCTATTGCTTTCAAACTGTTCCGTTTACTCCAAGAAACAGCTATGTCTTGGATGAATCTAGAATGAATAGGTAATACATTATCTTGAATTTCTTTATTATGCTCTAACCATGTATTCTTTTCACCAATTCTGTACAAGTATAAACACTCATCAATATGATAAAAAGGTGAATGAATATAAGTTCTACTAATAAGCTCTTGATCATCTAATACTCTCATGTTAGGATTATGCCCACCAACTTCTTTATAAACATCTGCTCTCCATGCTCTTAAATGATTTGGACAAAACCAAATACGGGATACTGAAGCTGGCGTATCTTTAAAAGATAAGGTTTCCTCCAATTCTTTACCTTTATAAATAAAAGGTCTATATCTCCAACCATTACCTTCACCATATCTTTCAGCTTTCTCGAAATCTCCTCTAAAGTTAGCACAGTTAGAATAAACGAATCCTACCTCAGGATTATTTTCAAAAGCAACTATTACTTTTTCTACTGCACCTTCAAGTAAAATATCATCGTGGTCTAATTCAAGATAAATGTCTCCGATACAATTATCACAAGCAAACTTCTTTAAAGCCCCTACGTAAGCAGGGCCATCAAACCATAGAACTTTCACTCTCTCATCTTCAGACATAGGAAAAAGACCAGAAATCCAGTGTTCTCCTAACTCATCTCTTTGTTTCTTTAGCTCTTCTCCATTTGCTACGATTATCCATTCATAAAAAGGCTGATCTTTTAAGTCTGTCCAAATGTCTAGTAAATGTACAGGATTATGAGTGGGAGTAAAAATTGATACCTTAAGCATTGATAGATTCCTTTCAGTGAGAGGTTTACTACAGATTATTTAGTTTTTTGTTTACATACGCTTTCAACGTTTCAAAGATTTTTAAGTCTAGTTTTCCTTTAAATTCTTGCTGCATTATATATAGTGCTTGTTTCTCTGTAAAGGCAGGTCTATACGGTCGATCGGAAGTTAAGGCACAATAAATATCAGCTATAGTAACTATTCTAGCGTTCCTACCTATATCTTGATCTTTCTTCTTATTTGGATAACCTGTTCCATCTAAATACTCATGATGATCCAATAAGATCATTAAAGCCGTCTTATCCAGAGAAACTTTTTCTTTTAATAAATTATATGTTTTTATAGGATGCTCTTGTATAATCTTTAATTCTGCATCAGTAAGAATAGTAGGCTTATCTAAAATTGAAGATGGAATAAACATTTTTCCAAGATCATGAAGTATAGCTCCTACACCTATATCAAGCACTTCTTCTTTTAATAAAGTGTAAGACTCCTCCGCAAGTATCACAGATAATGCAGCAACTTGAAGTGAATGTCCATATTCATAATTAGTATGTTTAATAAGATTAGCAAGATTTACCACAATATTAGGATCAGATAACCAAAAAGTTATAATGTGTTCTACAAGATGTTCATACCTATCTACATCTTCAACTGAGTGTCCTAAAAATGATTCTTCAAAATAAAAGCCTGAAGTTTGATACAACAACTGCCCTTTTACTTTAGAATCCATGTTTGTATCAGATAAAATCTTTGAGATATTTTCGTTAATATAAGTGTTATAGTCTAATATTTTAAAATCATCAATAAAGAGGTGTGTAGTATCATTTTCTATTAATCTATCTTTATCTGATTGTGTAAAGACATTTCCTTCAGCTTTGTATAAAACATATTTACTACCATAACGTAGATATAAAGAAAAAGAAACAACTTCTTCTGGACGTAAACTTTCTATATAGATTGCTTTCATGCAGCCCTCATTAGTCTTTTAGAAGAAAGTTTTTTAATACCTCAAAATCAACTGGTCTACTTATTAAGTATCCTTGTATTGAATCACAGCCACATCGTTCAAGACACGTTCTTTGACTTTGACTTTCAATACCTTCTGCAATTACTTTAAGTCCTAAGTTTTTTCCTAAACCAATTATACCTTTAACTAAACTGGTATCGTCTACATCAACTGGAATTCCATCAATAAAAGACTTATCAATCTTTAAGGTAGATACTGGAAGATACTTTAAATAAGATAATGAACTATAACCAGTTCCAAAATCATCTATAGCTAAATCTACACCCAAAGACCTCAAAGATTTTAACAAATTTATTATATCTTTTTGACACATTAGACTAGTTTCTGTAAGTTCTAGACGTATCAATTTTGGATCTATTTTATTTTCATTTAGTATTTGCTTTATAGACTTAACTATTTCAGTATGTTGAAGTTGTCTAGGACTTAGATTTACAGACATTACTACCGATAATCCATATTCCAAAAGGTTATTTAGATCTTTGCAAACTCTATCTAACACCCACTCTCCGATAGATAAAATTAACCCAGTGTTTTCAGCTATTGGTATAAAACTATTTGGTGGTATAATACCGTATTTGTCAGACTTCCATCTAACTAACGCTTCTACACAGGTTATAGTATTAGTTTCTAAATCAAGAATGGGTTGATATTGTATGAATAATTCATTTCTGTCCATAGCCTGTCTTAAATTCGTTTCTATAAATAAGTGCTCTTCTGATTTTTTATTCATAGACTTGTCATAGAAACAGGCATTATTTCTAGATAGTTCTTTTGCTTTATACATAGCTATATCTGCACATTTAATTAGTTCTTCTTTAGTAGTTCCATCAGTAGGATATATTGCTACACCAATAGATGTACCTATATATACTTCATGTGTTTCTATTTGAAATGGTCTTTTTACCATTTTTAAAATACAATTACAAATTTCTCTGCATTTTCCATAAGAAAAAGGTTGGGTGATAAGAATAACAAATTCATCTCCACCTAACCTAGCAAAAAAGTCATCATGTTCTAAACACTCTTGTATTCTTTTACCAACTTTAACTAGAAGTTTATCACCAATAGTGTGTCCTAAGGTATCATTTATAACCTTAAAATAATCAAGATCCAAGAATAACACACCAAACTTATCTACTTCTTCTTCAGTTATAAGCTTTTGAATTTTTAAGTTAAAACTTACTCTATTGTTTAAATTGGTTAAAGGGTCTTTAAATGCAATCCTATTAAGTTTATCTTCAGACTCTTTAAACTCCGTTATGTCTTGTATAATTAAAGCAATTTTCAACATTGGATCTTTAGTTAGTGCTTTAGAACTAACTTTAGCCCAAAAATATGATCCATCAGAACTTAATAATTTTATTTCTCTAACTAAAGTCTTCGTAGTATCAACAGGAAGATTAGAACAAATAAAACATAAATCTTTATATTCTTTATTTGAACTAAAAATGTTGTAACAAGAAAATTGGGATATTTCTTCTTCTTTTATCTTAAATAAAGTTAAGAATTTTTCATTAGCCTTGATTATCTTTTTATTTTCTATTAAGCATACACCTACTAGGCTATTATTAAATACAAGATAAAAAGCGCGTTTTGAATCTATTAGATTTGTAGTAATTACAGATAGTTTTTCTTTAGCTTGAACTACGTAATTAATGTCCTGATAAATTAATAGGTACAAAAGTACTGTATAAACTAAAATGTAGATTAAAAAAGTATAAGTATTAACCAAGCCTAGAGCTTGCATACTAAATATCCAAAGGATTGAAGTCATGCTAAATATTAAGATTATTTTTACCCCAAAATATTTACACGGAGTGTTTATCTCATACTCCTCTGGTTCTACTTTTTTGTTAGTTAATATCATCTATGTACCTTCTATGCTAATAAGTATTTATGTTTAAAATCCTTAGTAAAAGTAATAAGTTCATGATTTACTATTTTAACTGAACCAAATTTATTCAAATTTCTCTCGAGTACTGATAAATGAGTTCCATCGCATATTATAGGTTTTTCTAACAACTGGAAATCAAGTATAAGCTCTATTTTATTTGGATTTTCATGATACTTAGTTATTAAAGTAGTATATTCACAAGGCATAGCGTCTAGTATATTTTCTTCTGTTAAATACAAGTGCAATATTTCTCCAGTGTCATATAGATGTTTTGATCCACACATTCCTTCTAAATTTTGATACAGATTATGTTCATCTGTTTCTGAGTTAAATCCTAGAAGCTCTTTATAATCTTCAAGAATCTTATTATCAATAGCCATGCAATTTATCTTTAAACTTAATAATCCTAGTATATGGTCATCCATCCAGTCTTGTAATTCATCAAAAATCTTTGATATACTATTTTTAAAATAATCTTCTTCTTCTCCTTGGAAACTATGTACTATTTCATCAAACATAACTTCAAATCGGTCAAAAAATCTATTATCTGATTTAGACTGTAAGAGGTGTAACAAAAGAATCATTTTATTTGAAACAGCATTTTTAATGTACATCTTAGAATAGTTCTCTAAATAAAACCAATGACGTAAATCTTTTACTGTTGTCTTTTGTACATCAAAGTCTTCTTTAAATTTTATAATTTTTCCTACAAATTTTATAGCCATAAGTTGACAAGTAGATATATAGTTATTAAGCAGTCTAGATCTACAACAACATAACATCTTATTTACCACAGATTCATTTACAAGTTTATCTGCCTGCATTTCTAGATCTAAGATTAATCGAGCTAACTCTAAACTAAATCTATTCATAGTCTTCTTCTCCTGAAAAGTCTCTACTACTTCTAGTTAATCTACTTAATTTAGAATCTCTTTTTCGTTCTCTAGGAGCTATTCTACCCATCATATCCAATATATTCATTATATCTTTTGATGAGATGTTAGATTTGTTAAAGTCTACTCTATCTATTTTATCTACTAAACCTTTAGTCTCTAACTGAGATAAAATCTTATCAACAAGACTATAAATAATAGATAAGGTTTCTTTTACATCTTCTATTATTCTTTCTGAAAAATCTACTCTTACATCATGTTCAGAGATATTTAGTTGCATTGATTCTAAGATTGATTTTATCTTTTGAATATCATCTTTTAAAGGACCCTTTAAAATAGCTTTTATCTCTTCAGATTTTATTTTAGCTTCTTTTATATCTTGTTGATAGTCTTCAAGTAAGTCTTTAATCTTGTCAGCTATTTTTTCTACAATCTCTTCAGTATTACCTATTTTAAGCGAAATTAAATCGTCTTTTGTAAGTAATATCTTAGTTTTCTCCATTAAGGTAGTTTCATATTCATTTTTCTTTTCAAGACTAGGTTTTATCTGATCTTTATACCATAAAATACCTATTATAGAGACTGCAAGAATAGCAGTATCAGATCCAACTAGTCTTTGGAGTACTTTTAAAAGTTCATCCATAAATTACTCCTACTTAAGTTTTATATATAAAATAGGAAGATTAGAATTATCTCCTTCTGAATACATGGTAATTTTATATACTTTTAAGTCGATATCTTCGCAAACAGTTAAGCCTTGTTTATCATAACACACTTTTCCTAGTTTATAACTGCCAAGATTTTCAGAAACAGCAGAGTCTACTTCTTTTGGTACAAAGAAAGATTTTTCTATGTTAGAAAAAATAGATGCTGCTAATAATAAAGACATTATTATTAAAATAATATAAACTCTGTCCAAGGATTTTATCTTATCAATAATAGACATCTGCTATACCCTCTGGTTTATTTAAAATAAAATCTAGCTTTAATTCCTTAGCTCTGTTATTATTTAAGAATAATGAAGGTTGTAAATGTCCTATTTGATCAGATAAAGGAATATCTAATTTATGATACTTTCTATAAAATATCTTGTTGCAAGTTTCTTCAGGGTCTAATAAAAAATCTTTAGTGTTTAAAATAATATAGGATGATAAAACTCCATATTTAGCTAAGTTCCGCAACAAAGAAATTTCTATATGTTTCTTATTATAATGTTTTATTAAATCTGCAATTTCAGAATCTATCATATACCGGTTATTACTTACTGACTTAAGATAAGCTCCTACAAATATTAAAATTGAAACATCTTTATCTTGAAGAGATTCTAATTTGGACTTTAATTCTTCATCTGTATCAACTATAACCTCTTCTACAGAAGGAAAATACTCTTTTATATCTGAAATAACATTTTTATCTGGAGATCTTGAATTTCTAAAAACATAAATATTTTTATATACAACATCTCGCTCTGCTAAAAAGGTTTTTATAAACTTAAAGTTATAATCTATGATAGTACCATTCATTAATTTTTTATACTTGGTATAAGGATACTTTAAAGCTAATTCCCTATAATAATAATCAGGGATACAATAAAAGATTGTATTTGTGTAGCCTCTTGGATATAGTTTAGAGCTTAAATAATGTTCAAAAGCTACTACACCATAAACTAATATAATATCAGGATTAAATTTTTCTACTTGTTTATCCAACAAGTCTATCCTACGATTAATTTCTTCTTGTGATAATAGTAAAGAATAATTTAAAAACCAAAATTTAAGATTTCCTTTACTGTTTAAAGTATTCCTAATGAAAGGAGTTTTATCTCTGGACTCCTTCTCATCTAAATATTTTTCTAAAGTGTATGAAATAATAGTAGCAACCTTATAAGGTTGCTTAGGATTAACAGTAGAGTCAGAAAAGCAAAAAGTTGGAACTAATAGTACTGATAATACTAATATTAAATATTTCATAGGTTAGGTCCAAAAGTTTATAGCTTCTACTTGTTCTACACTCGTAGCCATATTTATCTCTACTTCTTTAGCCCATTTTTGTTTAAACAGCCATAATCCATAAGCACGAAGCTCCAGGATAATAGCATTAAGTTCAGCTAGAGATACTACATGAAACTGGTTGTTAAAATCACGTACCTTAGTACTAGCTTCATTCTCTTTAACAACAGAGTTTACTTCACAAAACTGAATATCTGTAGTATGTATGAGTAAACTACCTGTATCAAAAACGCCATAACATTTTGATAAATAAAGATTGCATATTCCTGTTCCCTGTTCTAAGTCTCCACCAAGTTGAATCATAGCTTCTATTGTTCCTGCTGCACCAGTGCTAGAATCACGAACCATAGTACCGGGAGGAGGACACTCAGAGCTATTTATTACGTTAAGAATGGCTGAACAAAGATAATCATTAAGATTCTTTAGGTTGTCTAAGTCTCCTCTAGAGCTATTCATTTTAAAATTAGAAGATAGTCCTTGAGTAGTATATCCAAATGAGCCTTCTTTAAGTTCTAAGTCTACTAAGTCAGAAAACTCTTTTAACTTACTATTTTTAACTACAGATAAATATGCAGTTTCTAAATAAGATAAAGTTGGAGCTGGTCCAAAAGAAGTATTCCAATAAGTTATTGTTATTGTTTCTCCATCTAAACTAGATAATACTAAGTCAGTATCAGTTAAGCCTGGATAAAGAATTTTAGCACAAGATAAGTAATCAATAGACATATAATGTCTCCCTAATATAGTCTAGATATACAGAAGTTTATATCTCTACTATTTGATATTGTAGAAGAAGTACTACAGTAGATCTAAATCTCTAAATAATCACTAGCGTCTAACTGTACATCAGTGTTGTCATTCATGAAAGGAGATAAATTTCAGAATTTGTTATATATCCATGTTGATGAATTATTTGTAAAATAAGGTACACCATTAAGTGTTTACTGTTTTTATCATCCATTCTTTCTACCATCTATTAGTACATTTTATTAGAATATACTAGAAATAGTTAATATTGAGTTAGCTACATATATTGTAGCAGAAGTAGAAGTATATACATATATTTCCAAATAGTCTTTGGTATTTAATTGTATATCAGTTGTTCCTGCTATCCAGATATTAGACACCGTACTATCCCAAAGTCTTTGATATTCAGATCCATTTATGTAGATCATTAGCCTAGCTACTTTTGTTGAGTCAAATTTTAAGCTACAACTTACTCTATATACACCTACAGTCTGATTTGCAGGAGGAGTAAATCTACTTAAAGTTGTATCCCAACAGGAACCCATATCATAATCTTTCGCAGGGAAAATAACTTTTGTATTAGTGGCTGCATTAATACTTTGATTAGCTGTCTTTTTAACCCTAAGAGCTATTGTATCAATTATATCTGAAACAACATGTTTATGACCAGATATAGAATAAGGTGTACCATTAAGTGTACGTTGCCGTTTATCGTCCATTTTATATCCTTAATTAGGAAGAGTACCTCTTTCTCCCTGATACTCTTCCTCATTTAAAGTTTTAACCTACTATAACTACACGATACTGATTAGTTGTAGGAGCCACAGTAAAGGCTACGGTTACGTTGTTAGCATCAACTAGATTAATATCTACTTCTACTTTTGCACCACTAGATATTTCATAAATACTTACAGCTACGTCTAAAGTATTTAATGAATGTGCTAAGGTAAAAGAAGTTAATGATCCGTTACCAATAGACACTGCATATTTACCAACAGCTCCTAAAGCAGTACGTGCGGCTGTTGCTGTAGTGGCTCCAGTACCACCATTAGCTATAGCTACTGTTCCAGTTACGTTTGCAGAATTACCACTGATATTCCCGCTAATATCTGTACCTGGAATTGTAGTTCCTGCGGTTACAGCTGAGGTTCCATTGCCTTTTAAATATCCTGTAAGTGTAGTAGCACCAGTACCACCATTAGCTACAGGAAGAGTACCAGTTAAGTCTGATATAGGAATTGTTGTACTAGCAGTCATGTTACTAGTTCCATTACCTTTTACATAACCAGTCAACGTGTCAACACCAGTACCACCTTTTGCTACTGTATTGATACCAGATACATCAGATGTTGTTATTGCTAACAACGTTTTTGCCTGTGCAACGGTCATTGCAATAGGAGTAGTGGCAGAACCAGTATTGTTACCGATAAAAGAATTAGCGGCAAGATCTGCCATTTTAGCTAAGGTTACGGCACCTGCTGCAATAGTAGTAGCAAATGAACCTGTACCAGTACCGGTAACATCACCTGTAAGAGTAATGGTTTGATCACCTGTGTTGCTACCACTAAGAGTAGTAATACCCAATTTTGTTTTGATAGTAGCGGTAGTTTCATCACCAGTATTAGTACCAGAAGTATTGCCAATTACTGTTGCTTGTGCATCTGTAACATAATTTTTATCAGGACTAGCTGCAACATCAGCAGTAGTTAAAACAACTGCACCTATACGACCGGCTACTGAAATAACATCAGGTGCTCCTCCTTCAATCTTATCCCAAGTAGTACCATTATACGCAATTAAATCTCCGGCTGTCCAATTATTATTTCCATCAATAGTTGTATTGCCTGCAGAACTCACTTTATAGTAATAGCCTTTTGTACCGGTACCACTAACTAATGTAGGAGTGTTAGTGTTTGCATTCCAAGTACCTTGATAATTCATTCCACCAGTAACTCCGGAAATAAAGGTATCAATTTGTGACTTAGTATATACATCTGAAGAATTTGCTTTTTCCGAAAGTTCTGAAAGAGTAGCGAAATACTGCCATGCTGCACTTAAATAAATGCCTAACTTATTTTGAGCAGTATCAAAATAAATTAGGCCCTCGACTGGACTACTAGGTGCAGAAGCTAGATTCTGAATTACAGCGTTTCTTAATTCATTTCTACTAAGATCTACTGGTGCTAAAAATTTTGGCATTGTAATTCTCCTTTAGTTTAAGTACGCTTTACCTGCAAACGGGGCTGAAAACGATAAGCTTATATTATTTATATCTATATAAGTTATATCACCATATACAATTGTTCCTGCACTATCTACCACAGATACACTAGGAAATTTACCTAAGTTATGAAATATATTCCAAGTAATGGAAGGAGACATTTGATTATGAACATATCCTGAGATACTTATAGTTACATCTCCAGTACCTTCGTCAATACCTGAGGATTCAAGCGTAACACCACCTACTCCTGGCAACACTTTAGTTATTAAAGCACTACCTGGAGTAATAGTATCAATGTATGCCTTTGCTATAGTTTTATCTAAAATTTGACTACCATGTATATAGGTTTTCATTTTGACCTCATGTAACTCATATCCATCATCATAATAATAATATAAATAAATTATGTAATTATAGTGTGCCTTCGTATACTTTCACAAATTCATTACTGTAAACAAAGAGCCTTGGCATAGGTAATACTTCTTCTTTTGAAGTAAGTATATACTGGTTATCTTGAAATAGCCAATAACATAATTCACTACAGGTCCATCTAGTATCATCATCCACATATTTTTTATTTACTATTCCAAGAATGAAACCTAATAAATATTGTTGTATAAAGTCATAACCTTTGCTAGTAGTTTGTGTTCTGTATAACCATTTATATAATTTTTCATAATCAAGTTCATATTTGTATCTATATATTTTTATGTTTCTTCCAATATACTCAGATAGCTTAGAGTTTTTTAATCCAGAGCATTCTATATCACAAATTTCAGTTAATAATGGATCTTCATGTACCTTAGTAATAGGAAAACAATGAACTACTTTATCTAATCCTCTCCATTGAATTAGCCAATGGTAAGGAACATACTTTTGTCCATCTACAGCTACAATATCAAAAGGTTTAAGAATTAAATTCTGCATAGAATAGACTCCAGTTCTAAGATATTTTTATAGATAGAGATAAATAGGAGCGCACTTCAGTCACTCTGAGTACTTAGGATATTCAGAGTGACTGAAGAAGCCATTTACTTTACTATATAATACCTAGTATCCTTTCTTATTATTATAAGAATATATCTAATTTTTCAATGAATCTATTTGCGGTCATTTTATTACAGCATTCATTAGTTCCTAAATAGCAGTTTTCATAATTCCAGAAACTTGAAGCCCAATTAGACTCACAGTAATTACAGGGAACATCGGATGATACTGTATATGTATTTCCTTTTGATCTAATAGGTATTCTATACTTAGGGTCTACAGAAGTATATCCGCAAACAATAGGTGTACAAGTTGTACCTGCTAGATGAATAGGACCACTGTCTAAACCAATTACAGCTTTACTTTTTGCCATTATAGAAGCTAGCTCAGGTATAGAAGTTTTATTTCTTAAATCCAGTCCGTATTCAGATACATCTAAAGGCAATGAAGTTTTTGGAATTAAATGTGTATCCATATTCATATCAGTTTTACCAATGAATACTGGAAGATACCCTCTTTCCTTCAACCATTCAGCTACCTCTAAAATGTATTCGGACTTCCACATCCTTGTTTCATCCCGATAACTTGACACTATAATAACAGCATTACTGAAATCAGTATTAAAATGACTTATATCTACTTCAGGTAAAGGTACATAATTAAGTTTATCAAAATCTAAAAGTTTATCACAAATCTTCATTGCTGCAAATTGTGATAAGTGTATAGCTTTTGGAGTGTTACGAGTTATACCTGTGCCTTGCTCTTTCTTCTGGTTTAACACACCTATTGCCCAGCCTTTTGGAATACCCCAATCATTAGCTTTATCTTCAAAGTTGTGATAGTTTGAATCTGGTACAAACCAAAAGATAGATCTAAACATTTCTTTAGCTACTACTAAATAAGAGTCAGGTTCTGTATAATAAGTGTCTATCATATATTTAACAACAGGTGCTGCTGCAATAACATCCCCCATTGCCAGGCTATTTAACATAAAGCAAAATCCATTTAGGCTCCAGTTAGCAATAGGCTTATAAGTATGACCAACTTTTTGCAATACTATCTCTATAGCACACTCAACACTTATGTCTTCCCTTTTGGTTAGATCATCTTCAGTATCATAATAATTATCTGTTATTCTTTTTATAGAAACTACTTTAACGTCTAAAAAGTTGTCAAACCAAGTAAGAGCATCAATAGAAGACACTCGTTCATTGTATCTACCAAATCTAAATGACCATAGATGTTGTGAATTGAAGATAGACGGCCAGTGACCTTTTTCATACAGTTGTTCATCAGGAACAGTTATTATTAAGTACCCACCAGTTTTAACTATCCGTATCCAGTTCTTTAAGCCTCGTTCTGGATTCTTTAAATGCTCTAAACAATGTGAAGCATGTAAAAAATCAAATGATTGATCTATAATATTCCTACAAAATTCAGCATCACCTTGGTGTAGATCATATCCAATACAGGATAGCATATTAGGAAATTTATTAGAGTGTTGTATGATATTATCATTGCCACACCCAATATCAATTCCGTTACCTTTAAAATACTCAGTATACTCCCCACTCTCACTTCGGCGACTCATTGCCTTACTCGCTTCTCTCATTTTTTCTCCTTTTATAAATAATGGAGCCATGTTAAGGCATCTCCCTTACTTATAAATCTATTATTATACTACGGATACATAGCTAACACGTACACGAGAAGTTGATGAAGGAGCAGTGTTAAAAGTAATAGTAGCACCAGAGATAGTATAATCATTATCGACACCGGGCTCGTTTAAAATACCGTTGACGAATACATGCTCAGTATCTTCTACTGGTGTAGAGCCTAAAGTAAAGATAGTATTAATACCATCACAATTGCCATTTGCAGGCTCACGGAACTTCATACGATCTATTGCCATTACACTACTATCTATGGCTAAACCATCAACGGTAGTAGTAAGCTTAGAATTTGCAGCTAATTTAATATGGAAATCATTACTAGTACGCTCAACACCTAAAGATCCTGTGAAGGCAGCATCAGCAACTTTACGTGCTATTACTTCTGCGTCAATATTTGATTGTAATACAGCATCGGCAGAAGTACGAGCTGTAGCTTCAGCGTTAATGGCAGCTTGTAATAATGCATCAGCAGCAGCTCTTGCAGTAGCTTGAAGTGCTATAATTGCATCTTGTCTGGCAGTTACTTCTGCGTCTAAAGCAGTCTGTAAAGCAGAATCGGCAGCAGCTCTTGTAGTAACTTCAGTATCAATAGCCGCTTTACGTGCTGTTACTTCTGCGTCAATATTTGATTGTAATACAGCATCGGCAGCTTGACGGTTCGTAGTTTCGGCAGTTACAGAAGCAATGATAACAGTTGCTTCTGTAGAACCTGCTTCTATCATATCTGCAATTTCTTTAAGTGTATCGAGAGCTTTAGGTGCTCCATTTATTAAGTTTGTAATAGCAGTTTGACGAGCTGTAACTTCAGCGTTAATAGCAGCTTGTACACTAACTATTGCTGAAGTACGAGCAGTTACTTCAGCAGCTAAGCCTGAGGTAAGTGTAGTATCGGCAGTTTGACGTGCGATGGTTTCAGCATCAATATTTGATTGTAATACAGCATCGGCAGCTTGGCGTGCAGTAGATTCTGCGTCTATATCACGACTAGCCGAAGCTTTAAGAGCTGCCTCTTGACGAGCAATTATATCTGCTTCCATATTTATTACTAGTGAAATAAAACCTTCTGTAAAACTTTGAGCTGCATAACTAGGTATAGTTGTTCCTCCAGGTCCATTATAGCCTATAAAGCAATCTGTTCCAGAAATTGGCTTGACTGGCTCAGTACTAAGATCCCATTGTATAGTGCAATATAAAAGGCCAAAATCGGTTTTAACTGAATCAATATCAATTACTTTGTATCTTAATATACCTAAACCAAAACCGGAAGCATCAATATAGATTATATTTCCGATAGTAGCATCTGTAGCATAAAAAATACCAAAATTATCGGATAAATTAGCTACTAAATTAAATTTACCTATGTCTATTAATTCGTAGCTTTGAATATTTAATCGTCCATTAAACATGGCCATATAAGTGTACCTTTATTTTCTCTAGAATGACATATTGATCCATATAGCTTGACTTGCAGTCAAGTTTGTCAAGGTTAATATACCTGCTCCAGCATTTAAATGACCTGCAACAGCTGTTTTAAAAGCTCTATTACCAGATATATCTTGCCATACTTGAAACTGAGGTACATAGATGTTTGAATAGCTTGAGTTAGGTGCAAGTCCACAATTTGTATAGTCTATCGTAATAGAAGTGGCAGAGATTTCAGATGACTCAAAGTGAATACTAGTTCCAAGTATTCTTACACCGGCAGGAGCGTTTAAAACAGCTGAGTTAGTTGATTTAGTTAAAGTTACTCCTTGACCTGTAGCTATTACATAAGACTTAGTTGTCCCTGTCCCGAACTCATAAACAGTAGCAGACCCATCAATACCATCTAGTTTAGACTTATCTGCTGAACTCATAAGCCCTGCTTCAGACGTAGTAGCTACTGGTATTACGTCATCACCAGTAATGTGTCTATCTGCATGAGGTTTACCAGTCATCTTAGATAAAGGAAAACCATCTCCATTACCAAGATATATGTCCTTTGTGTCTAAAGCTAGTAACAGTTCTCCAGAATCAGCTGCTTGTGGAAGATTTGCAGAATTACCTCTACGAAATTTAAGTCTCATGTTTTCTCCTTTAACACGTAATATACTTCATGTGTAGTCATCTCATAACAATAATAAAAATTATATAATGCCAGAGATAGTTGTACTAATTGAATTGGCTGAAGATGCACTCATATAAATACTACCGTTTATTCCAATCATTAATGATGTACTAATATACTTAGTATCGTTAGCAAGTACTTCAAGTGACTTGAAGATATAGTTCTTCGTTCCTAAGGAATCACCAGATTGAACTACAGCTATATCTACTGTTACAGCATTAGCTGTATTATTACAAAGAATAATCTCTTTAGCTAAAGTTTTTTGACTTGCGGTAAAAATAGAAGCCATTGAAGTAGTTAAATTATCTTGAGCTAAAAATGTAGTATTTTCTAAGTTACTACCCACGTTACCATTTATACAACAAGAAGTAGACTGCGTGGATAACATCTGAATGGTACTATTAATTGGAAGTATTGTCTTACAAGATATATGTAGAGTTTCATTAGGTTTAACTTCATAAGACTTTAGAATATAGTTTTTAGCACTTAAAGTCTCACCATTCAAAACTAAAGCAAGATCGATAAAAGATGAAGTAGTTGAGGACTGATTGCAAATCATTATATCTTTAAGTTGTTTCTTAGCAGTTGAAGCAGTATACACTGTAGTGATAGATGAAGTAGGAACTACAAACTGAGAAAATTGAGATTCATAATCTAAATTAATAGATACATTTCCACCGGAAATACTTACATTTAAAGTATCTGATGCTTCATCATCAACAACTGTAACACTAGAACCAGTAAAATTTAAATTTGATCTATGAGTTAATGCTACGTTTTCATCTTTTATAACAGGAGCTTGAACTATTTTAGACAGTCCTGAGTCTACATAACTCTCAGTAGCTATATTATTTAAGGTTCCACCATATGGACCTGTTTTCCATTTTTGAGAAGACTCATCAAAAACTAGCAACTCATCAACAAGCTGTCCTCTATCTATTCTTAATCCTGCAGTTCCAAGACTTACACCTGAGTTTGCTTCACCTGAGTTTAAAAGGACTATGTTGTCCTTTATGTCCATATTAGTAGAGTTTACTGAAGTAGTTGTTCCAGAAACAGTAAATATTCCAGTAACAGTTAAATTCTGTACTTGTTGATTACCTATTAATCCGATATTACCATTAATAGTAATATCTGGTGCAGTTAATTGTATCTCAGTATTTGAACCTAAAACAACTCGACCGCCAGTTCCTGTTGCTTGAAGTTTTGCATCTGCGTTTGAACCAGTAGCAATAACTTCAGAACCAGCTGAAGAAAGTAATTTTGCTATACCTGAACCGTTAGCTTTAACAATTACATTTTGATCTAAATTACCTTGAAGATTTATGCCTAGAGTATCAGTCCCTAAAACAGATGTTTCTCCTAAGTATAATGTATTACTAGCGATATGTAAGGTATCAATCCAAGCTTCTTTAAACCTGTTAGTTTCGCTACCTATATTTCTTGCATTAGATTGATCCGGAATTATTGTTCCATATACTACCGCGTCTTTAAATGCAATATCTACAGTAGAATTTAATCCATCTTGCTTTTCTTCCCACGCTGCTATCTGCAAATCTGTAACAAGTCTATGACTAGAATCTTGTATTAGTCTTGTTGCATCGGTTCCAAGTTCTATAATAGACTCGGCTCCATTATTCTTTTTTACATATACTCTACCATCATACGTGTTAATAGCTAATTCACCTAATTCTAGATCTGTTGTTAATGGTGCTTTATTAGGAACTGAAGACCTCTTTAATTTTACTACAGCCATGTGGATTCTCCTTTTCTTCTTAGTTATGCTTCTTAGTATATACTAAGACATTTTATTTTAGATGTTTTCTACTACCATATAATTATCTTATTAGCATCATCATCTACAGGAGGAAGATATACGGGATAATTAGAAGTTATACCAATACAAGTATTATGTGTTTTGTAATCATGTAGGTTCCTCTATTCTGCTATAGATAGTACCTAGAAGATTAATAAACAGCTATATACTCTAATTGGTTATACTAACTTTACTACAGTAGGTAGGGAAATAAAATCTCCCTACCTACTTTTAATTTATACTTAGAATGTTCCGCCGTCTATCTCTGACTCAGGAGCTAAGAAATCTACCCCTGCAACAGCAGATTGTATTGCGGAGGTTCCATTACCTTTAAGGATACCTGAAAGACTTGAGTTACCAGTACCACCATAAGCTACGTCAATAGCTGTTCCTTTCCAAGTACCAGTTGTTACAGTTCCAATAGTATTAATACTGGTTTGACCAGCGTAGGTGGCAGAAATTTGAACAGCATTTGCAGTTACTTCAATTCCAGGGCCAGCACCTACAGATAGTTCACCTGAATTTATCCACAAGCCAGGACCTGCTGCACTTGTAACACCACCAGCGCCGTTAAACTGTGTCCAATGAATAGCTTGTACTCCAAGTTCAATAGCAGGTACATTATTTATAGAATAAGTAGCACTATTTGGTGTAGTAATAACCCAACCAGTACCAATACCAATATCACCAGTTTCAACGAAAACATATACACCAGAAGTTACAGAAGCTACACCAGAGTTGTTACAATCATTAGAACGTACCCATGCTCCACCAGCCACAACTACATAAATACCATTCTCAACAGCATTGGTCTGATTTTTTACTAGTACTCTTTCACCAGCAGTTAACGTTACGTTATCAATTGTCTGAACGTCATTAAGACTAATATTTTCAGTAGTTGCTACGAGAACTGACTGCTTTACATCCAGTCCTTGAGCTACATAATCAACATATTGCTTAGTAGCAGCATCAGAGTTTTGAGTAGGTACAGGTAAGCCAGTAAGACGTTGATTATTCATGTCTACTGTAGCTTGTGGCATAGCCAACTGATCAAGCCTATTGATACGTACTTGAGTATTAAAGTCAGAAATTTTTGCAGAAGTTAAAACTGGAATATCATTAGGAACTAATGCATTATATCCACTTAGTACACGGCCTTTTGAATCTACATTTACCTTATAGTAATCACCAGCTACTACGCCAGTATCTGCTAATGTCAATGCTATTGAAGTAGTACCAGTACCAGTAGCGTCACCTGATACAGTAATAGCAGCATTGCTAGTTATATACCCTTGAGCTTTTACATACTGAGTAGTAGCAAGTTTATTACTATTGTCTGAAGTAGAAGGAGTGTTTGCTTCTGGATCAATAAAAGTTTGTCCAATTACTTTTGCAAATTCACCAGAACCACCAATTACAGCCATGTTATTACCAGATTTACCAATAAATAACTTATCACTAAGTTCTGAATAAGCTAATTCGCCTTCTGCTAATGATGATGGAACTAAGGTCGTTGTACTACGCTTAATTTTGATTAAACTCATTTTGTTTCTCCTTTGTTAGAAATATCCGCCGTCGGTCGGAATAGATTGAACTGCCTCTGTAAAATCTGAAATTGTAGTAGATAACTGTGTACCAGTGTGATTAGCTCTGTCTCTGTCTAAATCGTGAAAGTGAATACTGGTAGATTCACCAGATACTAAAGAATCATGTTGAACTTGAGTTAGATGATAACGTTCTCCTGCCTGACCTCCCTGTAAGTTAGATAGTTCACTATGAGTAGAAACTCCAGATAAATCAGCTAGATAAATCCAATTTGTTCCTGACCATCTATACAATTTAGCATTATCAGGATCTTCTGTGTTACTTTGAATTATTGCATGTTCATCAATTCCAATGTTAGAAGGATTAGTATCTGCTAGTAAAGAGGCAACAGACAAGTAAATCTTCTTAATAGAAAAGCCTAATCCAGTATCTCCTTTTGAGGCTAGCAAACTCCAAACAGCTGGATTAGTAGGAACATTTGCTCCAGGCATATTAAACATCTCAATATTATGGATTGCAATATCTCCATTGGAAGAGTTTGAATCATTAAACAAAAATCTAAATGAGGTATAACCTTGTGGACTTGCTATATCAAATGTTTGTTTAGGATTAGAAGCCCAGTTGGTTACGTTTGTTCGAGTTTCAATAGTGACCCAGTTTGCACCAGAAAGCCCTTGAAATAACCATGACTTAGGACCTTGACTTGTATGAGTTTGTACATCAATAGAATAACGAGCTATAACTTTTACAGAAGTAAAAGTATATTGCCAAGAATGTGGAGGACTTGAAAGGGTAGAGTTCCAGAAAGTTGTGTTTGAATTATCTACAGCATAAAATGGTAAATGATTACTATCATAAGAGCTTGAAGCATCTACAGTACCAGATGGAGTAGTATTAGAAGTCATAGCTGGTATAGATGTTGTACTATCAATAGTAGCAGAAGTATTATCTTGTATACAAATATATGAACTTCCATTAAATGTAACTGAATCTCCAGTTACATAGGTTGTTGCAGGAACCCATTGTCCTTTATGCGATAGTCCTGCATTACCTTGTTTTGCTAGAACAGACCAATCAGAGTTTTCTGCAGGCTCAACATTTAAGGTTTCTTTAAGAGCGATATAAGAAGAACCGTTATAGGTTACTATATCATTTACTACATAAGTAGTGTTAGATGAATATACACCTCTGAATTGTGCACCAACATTACCTTTATCACCTTTTGATGCAACCAAACTCCAATAGTTTCCAGATTGTGGAGTCTGATTAGTATTTGCTTGGATACAAATAAAAGATGAACCATTATAAACAACTACGTCATCTACAACATAACTGGTAGTATTTAGCCAAGCACCTTGATACTGTAGACCTTTATCACCTTTGTCACCTTTAATACCTTGAGCACCAGATAAGTCTGATACATAAGTCCAGCCATTATTCCAAAGGTATAATCTTGAGTTCTCTTCATCATTTGGATCAATAGTATTGACTATTGCAAACTCTCCATTTACTATACCAGTAGGATTAGTATCAGCTAGTAACGAAGCTACAGTAGTATAAGTCTTTTTAATAGCAAAACCAAGTCCAGCATCTCCTTTTGGTCCTTGAATACCTTGATCACCTCTACGTGCAATTTGCGTCCAATATTCTCCTTCTACAGGTTGTACGTTTAAACTAGGAATTAAAGCCAACCAAGAACCACCATTGTAATAAACGGCTGAATGTTCGGTGTACTGAAAACTAGAATCCCAGTCACCTTTCCACGAAATTAATGTAGTTAATAGTCCTGCCTGTATACCTCCAGGTGTTTGACCATCACCAACATATAATTTCTTTGTATCTGTGGTCCATACTGGCTCTCCTACCTCAAAGACTACTGGAAGTCTTTCTGCGTCTGTTCCACGTTTAATTTTTAATTTTGCCATGTGAACCTCACATTATTTTATATATACATAAATTATTAATAAGTTGGATATTCATTTAACCCACCAGAAAAAGGAGCATAATAGTAGTTTGTATGATTCCAAAATATACCCATTAAATAAATTTTAGTAGCGGTTGTGATTATACTAGGTCCTCTTGATATAGCATCTGGCAGATATCCAGCAATAGTAAAATCACCTATATTACCAGATCCATCAATAGGTGATTGATATATTTGCTGATATGGACCAAATACATATAGTTTTGTTCTAGTAACTAAAATTCTATTTTGAAATATATTGTATGAAGGTATCGGGCAATTAGCATAAAAAGAGAACGAGGATAAAGAGCCATCATTAGATATAGTAACTTTATATATTTTAAGTGTGTCACTATTATCAGTTATATATACTTTATTACCAATAACTGCCAATACTTTCATTACATCAAAGGAGGTAGTTCCTACAGTCTCCCAACTACTTATTATTCCAGTTTTTAAAATCTTAGAGAAATAAATATTTCTATTACTAACATATGGATTTTGCTTCCCACCTAAAATATATATTCCTTTTCTTGTCAAGATATAACTACTATAGTAAAGACCTACTGGCAAGCTAGCTAGTTGCGTCCAAGATGACAAAGTATAATCTGGATTTAATAAATTATTATAACATAAAGAATATCCATTATTAGAAGAATTAACGCCCCCTAAATAGAATAACCTATTATACGCTATAAAACATGCTCCACCTCTGATGTCAGCAATAGGATATGTACTAACATTAGACCAACTTGATAAAGTACCATTATCTAATATTGTTGCTGAATAAACACTGGATTGGTAGCCTGCAACAATATAAGCTTTATTACCAGCAACCAATCCATCACCATAGCTATTTCCAAGTTCAACAGGAAAATCAGTAGCAATCGACCATGGAGACGGAACAGATACCTGAGAAGTATTTAAGTTATATTGATTACTATTAAATAGACCATTTACAGAGGATACTCTATTTGAAATACTAGGTTGTTGTAGTTTTAAAGCAAATTTTAGTGCAGATAGCATACTAACTCCTTTAGTAGAGGAGAACACAGATTTAGTGCTCTCCTCCAATTTATCTATAACTTCTATCTTATATCTACCATAGTTAGACTACCAATCCAAGTATTCCCTCCATCATATGAGAAGAAAGTCCAAATATCAATAGCATTTGCACCGGTAGTTCTATAGGGAATAATAGCAGACTCCCACTTAGTACTTAAGGGCCAACTAATTGTGCGATTGGGAGTAGCGTCATTTTGAATGATTAAAGAGAAACTTGTTAATGAACCTATTTGTGCTCCAGTAAAAGAAAAAGTACAATTAGCTGTTAATAGAACTTTGAATACATTGGCGTTTGCTAAATTAAGTACGCAATTTGCTCCTGAGTTACCTAAGTCAATAAATTTTTCTGAGTAATTAAACAGCTTAGGCTTCTGCGTCATTTCCCAAATCTTAGCACTACTCCAAGTAGTTAAGTAGCTACCAGATAATTGAGTGTCATCAATTGATACACCAATGATACCTCCATCACCTTCAGCAATTGTGCCACCATCTAAATATGCAGAAACAGTTGATTGCCCAGGTTCAGTAAATTTATCCCAATTTAAACCACCATCAAGACTAGGACGCTTATTAACATTAGTCTGTAAAGCAATCCAACTTCCACCAGAATCAAATACAACATCATCCATAATATATGTATTATTTGAATTCCATTGACCTTTCCAATAGCATCCTTCTAATCCTTGCTCTGCAACAAGCGTCCATTTACTTGTATCTGTAGGCACAAAACCAGTAGTGTTGTCAAAGTTACAGGCATAAGATGAATACATGTAACTAACAAGATCTCCGGAGTTGTAGGTAGTTGAAGCAGAATACTCACCTTTTCCGTATAAACCTGGGTCGCCCTTAGCAGCTAATTTCTCCCAAGTAGTAGGACTACTATTTGGAGCAATTCCAGAATGTAATAATAATGATCTCCAAGTAGATCCTTCATAAGTAACAATGTCGTCTAGATTATACTCAGTAGAAATATCCCATGGACCACGTGCAAACAATCCTCCACCTTTTGCAACAAATAATGTCCAATAAGTATTTTCTTGTGGAGCCTGGTTAGTATTAGAAAGTTTACATTGCCATACTTGGCCTTCATACGAAACTAAATCATCTACTGCATAAACAGCAGAATTTGACCAAGAACCTTTTGCTACTACACCACGACCATACAATGTCCAGTTAGCACCTTCGACAGGAGCACTATTAACATTGGTCGTTAAACAGTACCAAGCGGTTCCACCATTTACAATTACTTGACCTGGTTCATAGGTTGTTGCATTGTTCCAAGTACCTTTAAACTCTACACCTTTATTGTAAATTGACCAATAGGTATTAGCAGTTGAAGGTTTCTGATTAGTACCATCTTGTAATGCAATATATACTTGTCCACCAAACTGAACCATGTCTTGTTTCTTATATGCCGTTGCTGCACTCCATGCACCTTTAAAGTCCTGACCTTGAATATACACTTGCCAGTAAGTATCAGCACTAGAAGGAACTTGGTTAGTATTGGCAAGGATACACCTATACTTGGACCCGCCATAAGTTACTACATCATTAAATAAGTAAGCAGATGCAGAGCTCCATACTCCTTTATCAGTATATCCTTGAGCAATAGACTCCCAATTACTATTGGTATTTGTAGGTGCACTATTTATATTAGCTACCAAACAGTGCCAAACTCCACTTGAATAAGAAACAACATCATCTACTGCATACTGAGTTGCTGCACTCCAAGTTCCTTTTTGATTGTAGATACCTCTTGCGATACTTTCCCAGTAAGTACCATCAGCAGGAATTTGATTTGTATGCAATGTCTTACAACGCCAGTAACCATTTGCGTATTGAACAACATCATTCAAGGTGTACTGAGTAGTAGAACTCCACTGACCCATATTATTTATACCGCTTGAATAAATAGTCCAGTTTGCGCCTTCAATAGGAGGAGTACCTGCTACAGAAGTATGATTACTTATACAGCGCCAAGTATTACCTCTATAAGTTACAATATCTGCAACCTTGTAGTTTACAGAATCTATCCAAGTCCCTACAAAGTTTTGTCCACCTGCGTACATTGTCCAGTAAGTATTTTCTGCTGGCTCTTGATTAGAATTTAATTGTAATGCTCTCCAAGTTTGTCCATGGAAAGTAACAATATCATTCTTATCATAAATAGTACCTGAGTTCCAGACTCCGGTGTTATTCATACCTTGTAAGTATAATGTCCAGGTACTACCCTCAACTGGAGTCTGATTAAGGTTATCTACTTTTGCTCTCCAAAGACTATTCTTATAGATAACAATATCATCAGCATAATACTGATCTGTATTATTCCAAGTACCTCTAGATACTAAGTTAACAGTAGGTGTTCCTACTAGCTTAAGTTGAATATTACTAATAGTAGGACTATCTAATAAATCACCACCTGAAGCTAAGTAAGAACGCACCTTCCAATACTTAAACTTATTAGATATTGAAGTTAAGTCCCATTCATAATCAGGGCTTGTTGATATTGCAGAACTTTCTTCTAAATAAGTAGAAATAGAAGGAAGAACTGTTTCTTCACCTAGGAATACCCCAGTTTGTGAACCTAATATCTGGAAGCGGGGAGTAATTGCTACATCATTTGTGGCTTTCTGAATAGTTACCTTTAATGAAGCTAAGGAATGCTCAGAGTTTGTAGGTGCAATAAACTTATCAGACTCCCAATACTGCTCAGAGGAGTAATAATATACTGGAGCAAAATTAACTAAAATAGTATCTAAAGATGGGGTATCTTTCCCATCTGAAGTAAAGACTATCTTATAGTATAAATTAGATCCCGTCCAGAGTAAACTAGACAAATCAATAGTATTATTACCACTAAGTAAAGTGTCGGTTGTATTAATAACACCAGTTGAAGAGTACCATGAAGTTTCATTCTGGCTAAATTGAATTGTTGCACTAGTATTAGCCGGAAGCTGTGGTAAATAATACTTAAATGACTGGATATCAGTAACACTAGCATAAGAAGATAATACGTTTACTGATTTAAGTGTAGCAGATAATGGATATAAAGTTACAACGTTTTCTTTCAATAAGGAAGCTGCAGATATAGTACCTGATTTAGTACTATAATTGTAGACGATCCTACCATATGAACCTTGTGAATAAGTAGGTGAGCCAGATGCATCACTACTATTTGTACCTAAGGTAAGAGTTAGTGTATTAATAAGAATTGTACCACCTGCACCTCCACCACCTTGAGCAAACATTCCTGAATATACACCCACAGTACCTGCAGCACCTTTAGCAGTTATTAAAGAGCTGGCCCCAATAGCATAGGAGGATATTAGTACAATACCTCCGCCAGAACCACCTACTCCAGTATTTCCATAAGAGGATCCTTTACTAGAGCCACCACCTGCGCCAAAATATAATTTTTCATTATTTAGCGAGGTATTATAAGATGAACCTCCAGGAGTAGCACCGTAGCCACCTGCACCTGCAATAACGTTACCGCCTGCTCCACCAGAAAAAGTGCCACTACTATAACCATAAGTATAATATCCTCCACCACCAAGTCCACCAATACCGTTTAATCCTTCACCGATAGTAGCATTTCCACCACTATAGCCCTTACCACTAACATCAATAGTTCCATTATTAGTTAATGTTCCAGCAGATTTAAATACTACTATTCCGCCTTTTTGCCCATCCCAACCATTACAGGTTAAGGTAACACCGGAATTAATTGTAACATTATTGTAGTTAGGAATACGTTGTAAAATAACTCTTTGATTACTTGTTGCAGTTCCAATATTAGTATCATCAGATACTCCGTTACCATAATACTTCTGTTTATTAGTGGCAAAGGTAACAATATTATTAACTATTGACTTAATTCTTAAGGTTTCATAGTTACCTACGTTTACATAAGAACCACCATTTGGTCCTTGTAAGTTAATGAGTAGTACTTCATCTCCTTCAGCAATACCTAATACAGTTGCAGAGCAAGTAGCCTGAGTAGCCGTTAAAGATGTAACATTATAAGCAATGCCGTCAGCAACAGTTCTACCATTAGTCATCATTGTGTTTATATTGCTGTTGGAACTTATTATAATATTTCCATCTAATCCAGTACCATAATCAATATTTGGCTTAATTTCTACACGACCACTACGAATAATAATGTTAGAAGTAATAGCTGAATCTAATTTAAAGTAATTTTCAAATTTTTCTTTAAATAATCCAGACTCATATTCAAGCTTTAACTTTCCATCAATAGAAGGACTTTCAATTCCAGTACTAAAAATAGTACCTTTAGCATTGAAAGCTAAACTTCCATTCCAAACTTTGGTATTTGTACTCACCCGAGTTGGGCTGTTAGCACCCTGTACAAATAATTCCCAAGAGGAGCTAGAATCTGGATAGTTATTACTATTTGAATTAGCTACACTTCTCCAAGCAGAACCTAGGTACTCTACACAATCATCCTGTGAGTACTCTACAGAAAAGTCCCAAGGACCTTTAAAGGTTAATCCAGAACCTGATAACCCAGGTATGCCTTGAATGCCTTGCGGTCCAGGTATAGTAGAAGCATCGCCTTTCTCACCTTTTGCCGCAAAGATTTCCCAGTAAGCTCCAACAGAAGGAGTTTGATTTGTATTTGCTTGAGTGCAACGCCAAGTTGTTCCTGAGTAAGTAACTAAGTCATTAATCTGATAATTAGCAACAGAAGACCACTCACTCTTAGCAGCCAATCCTCCGGCATACAGTGTCCAATTAGAAACGTTGTCAACTGATGGTATACTGTTTGTATTATTTGAATTACACTTCCAAATAGAGTTTGCATAGACAACAATATCATTAGCAGCATAAGCAGTAGCAGAGTTCCAAGTTCCAGTAATATTTAGACCGTTATTTAATAATGTCCAATTTGCGCCTTCAACTGGAATAACATTTGTTGATGTAGCTAATGCTTTCCAGAGTTGTCCATGATAAGTAACAACATCAGAACCTGCATACAAAGTACTAGAGTTCCAAGCACCTACATATTTTAATGAATCTAATAAAATAGTCCAATTAGATCCTTCAACAGGTGTATTACCTGTTGTAGTTTTTAGAGCTTTGTAAAGTTGTCCATGATACTCAACAATATCATCTAGAATATAACTAACCGCAGCAGAGTATGTTCCTTTATAGCTAAGGCCTTTTGTTAAATACAACTGCCAGTTTGAATTAGTAGCTGTTGGTTGACTATTAGTATTATTGACTAAGCATCTCCAAAGAATACCATTGTCAGTAACAATATCTCCTACACTATAATTAACTGCATTATTCCAGCTTCCTCTATTTACTAAATTTAAAGTAGGTTGGCCCATTAAGCCAATTTCTATTGAAGTGATTTCAGGAGTATCTGAATAATCACCACCAGCAACCAGGTAGGCTTTTACACGATAATATTTAAATCCGGTTTGTGTTAGTTGCGTTAAATCTACTTCTTCTCCTGGATGGAAATCGTAGGTACCACCTTCTTGGAAATACGTTCCAATACCGGCAGGGAAAATAGTTTCTTCTCCACTAAATGCTCCAGTATTTGATGCTAATAATTGGAACTTAGGATTAACTGCAAAATCATTCTCAGCATAGTTCCAAATAATAGACATATACTTAAGTCTATGTTCTTGATTCAATGGAGCATTGATAGTATTTGATGTCCAAGATTGCTCAGATGAAGTATAGATAATTGGATCAAATTCAATAGTATAATTTTGAATTATAGGTGTTCCAGTTCCATCTGAGGTTAAAGTAATCTTAGTATACAGGTTCTTTCCTGTCCACCCTAAGTTTGTAAGATCAATAGAGCGTGAGCCTGTGTTCATAAGATTTGATTGATTCTGAATACCAGAAGAATTGTACCAAGAAGTACCATCCTTACTAAATTGAATCTTAGCTGTTGTTCCATTTGGTAATTGTGACATAGTATAGTTATACTTCTTAATGTTAGTTACTGTTGTAGGTGAGGCTAGTAAATTTATTGAGCTAACTACTGAAGATGTAGAATATTCTAAAATAGGATACTCTTTAGTAGTACCAGAAGAAGTAATTGCTCCAGATTTATTTTTATAATAAACAGCAGCTATTCCAGAACCACCAAAAATACTGTCATTCCAAATGTTTGCAGAATCGAGTTGAGCAGCACCTTTAGTATTTAGGATATTAGTACCTGTAATTAAACTTATAGTCTTAATAAGAATTGAGCCACCTGCACCTGCACCGGGGTCACAGTATCCTGTTAAAGTTGTACTTCCTGAAGTACCTGGACTAAGTATTGATCCAAGTAGTGATATAGAGTTTGCTCCTATAAATACTATTCCTCCACCATTACCTCCATTAACTGTGGCTGAACCATTATAAGCGATGCCGCCGCCAGAGCCAAAATACAGCTTAATCAGATAATCATCACCATAAGTTGTTCCATAAGGATCTATGGAAGTTGGGTTAATATTAAAATTGGCACAACATATACCTTGAGTTCTATATCCGCCGCCGCCACCTCTAGAATTAACATATGAAAAATTAACATATGAATTAGTATCTGAACCACCACCAATAGCACTGTAAGTTATGCCAGTTGAGCCAAAGTTTTTGTATCCAGGACCTTCTCCTGTAGAATTACCTGGGAAAGCACCTCCTAGATACCCTTTACCTTCTGCCGTGATGACCCCAAAGTTTGATAAGGAACCAGATACTCTAAAAGCAATGATTCCTCCTAATAATTCATTCCAGTTATTACAGGTTAAGCTTACTCCACTATTAATTGTAACATTATTATAGTTAGGAACTCTTTGAATAACCACTATTTGATTTGTTCCTGGAGTAATTCCAATATTTGTATCTTCTAAAGAGTTTTGACCATAAAATTTTGTCTTATTTGTCTGAAATGTAATTATACTCCCACTTACAGACTTAACTCTAAGGAACTCATAGTTACCTACGTTAGAGTAATTAGTTGGGGTACCCATTAAGTTGATAAGAATTACTTCATCATTTACATTAAGAGCCCCTACGTTAGGTACAGAGCTAAGGACGGCTGTATTGGAGGTCAAAGATGTAACGTTAAAAGAGATACCATCTGGTTGAGTACGTCCATTAGTCATCATGACATTTATGTTGCTATTAGCACTAATAGTTATGTTACCATCAGCTCCAGTACCATAATCTATTTCTTTTTTGATACCTATTCCAGCTTTAAATACATCATACGCATAGTTAGAACTTTGTGCGGCGTTAATATTATTAAAGTTACTATAGGCATCATAGAAAGTTCCACCAGTTTGAGCTAATCTAATAACATTATCAACACTTGGCTTCTGGAGTCCATCAGTAAAGATAGCATTTTGATTATTAAACGCTAAACTTTTATCCCAAATATTTTGAGTAGAAGATAATCTTTCTGGTGCACTTGATCCTTCTAAGAAGATTTCCCATGCACTTGATCCTAATTGTGGAGTATCACCAGTAGTTGTACCTAAGCTTCTCCAAGCACTTCCTTCATATGTTACACATGCATCAATTGGATAGGTAGTCCATTCATTCCAAATACCCATAGGTACTATGTTAGTTCCAGGGTCTCCTTTAGGTCCAATTGGTCCAATATTACCTTGAGGTCCTATTTGACCCTGACGTGCAAATATAGTCCATTCTGTACCTTGTACAGGTTCTACGTTAATATTTTGAGCTAGACATCTCCAAGTAGAACCATCATAGAAAACAAGATCATTAGGCTCATAAGTTAATCCAGAAGCCCAAGCACCTCTGTCAGCTAATCCTGAACTAGCGATTAGAGTCCAATATTCCTCTTCAACAGGTATAACGTTTAAAGAATTTTGTATAGAAGCAAAAGATTGTCCATTGTATGATACAACATCACCTTCATAATACTGTGTTAAAGAGCTCCAAACACCACGAAGAGCTAATCCACGTTTTGATAAAATATCCCAATTAGAATCGGAGGCATTTATTGGTGGAGTATTATTTAAGTTATTATTAGTAATGCTTCTGTAAGTAGTACCTTTGTACGTAACTAAATCATTATAATAATAATTAGTTGAAGAAGACCAAGAACCTTTAGCAGAAAGACCTTGAGTTAAAAGTTTCCATTTACTACCATCAACAGGAACGTTATTAACATTTAGGTCTATCAAGGAACAATAAACTGCGTTAGCATAAGTAACTAAGTCATTTTTAGCATAAGATGTTGCACTAGACCAATCAGACTTAACATTCATTCCTTGTACTAAAAGCTCCCAATTATCTGGCGATTGTGAAGGAATGTTGTTAGAGTTGTTTGTCTGCTTAGACTTCCATATCCCGTTAGCATATTGCACTACATCAAATGGTCCATATGTTGTTCCTGATGACCATTCACCTTTAGCTATTAATCCAGCAATACCTTGAGGTCCTTGAATACCAATGTCACCACGATCACCTTTATCTCCTTTATCTCCCTTTGAAGCAAACAGTCCCCAATCAGAACTTATAACACTTGGGGTTGATCCTAAGTTCTTAGTTTCAGAATACCACAGTGACCCATTGTATTCGACTAAATCATTTTCTACATAAGGTGTATTTATATTCCAAGTACCTTTGGACGTAAAGGTTTTACCCATTACTGGTACAACAGGATCAATTAAATACGATACGTCTAACTGTGATATTACTGGAGCATTATTAGTATCTGTTCCGGAGTTTAATACAGCTATTATCTTCCAATACTTTTTACTAGAAGTAATTACCGCTGAAAGATCTAACCATACTCCATTTTCTATATGTGCAGTAGAACCATTTTGATAATATAAATAAGCTGAAGGAAAATACGTTACACCAGAACTAAAATCTTCAACATCAGATGCAGCTATTCTAAATCTTGGTTTTACATTTTGTGCAGTTACACTCCAAGCTGCCTTAAAGGCAGTCAGTTTAATTGAACGATAGTCTCTACTTGTGATGACATTAGAAGTCCATGTCTGATTAGTTGAAGCATAAACTTTAGGACTATAGGATATCCGTATATCAGAAACAGAAGGTGTTGCAGTTCCATCTGATAAGTAAGTCAGTTTATAATAAAAATTAGGTGTAACGTAATTTAATGCTGTTAGATCCAATGTATTAGATCCAACTAAAAGTTCTGTGTACTCATTTACTACACCACTTGCAGATACCCAAGATATTCCGTCTTGTGAGAATTGTAGTTTGGCTTCACATCTATCTGGTATAGAAGTAGTTACATAACTAAAAGACTCAACTAAAGTATTTAACTTTCCAGAAAGAACATTAACTGAAGTGAATGTAGAAGACGTCAAATAATTTGATCCATTTTTCCCTGATACTAATTCGCCTCCTACTGATACAATAGTTGTTTTTGATAGATTTGCATTTACTAAACTATAGCAGTCTTCAATATACTCTCCATTTTCATATCCTAAAGTTATGCTATCACCAACTATCTTTATCTTTTCTGTTTTAGTTCCTTGTACAAAGTCCGCACCATTACTCCAAGACATAGATCCTGCGGTATTACCTTCTATGTCAATAACTATTTTAGCATTTGCAGCATCGTAGCTTATATTTGAACCACCACCCACAAAGTCAACTTTAGATACGGAATTTCCAATCTGTGAACCAGCATATTGAACTTCTAGTGAATTAAATCCTGGAGCACCTTGAGGACCAGGTACCCCAGCATCACCTTTATGAACTAACAATGTCCAGTAAGCATTTTCTTCTGGAGCTATTCCACTATGATCTTGAATACATATCCAATGTGATCCGTTAAAAGATACAGAATCATGAACGGTGTAAATATCACTTAGATTCCATTCTCCTCTCATCTTTATCCCGTAATCACCTTTTGATGCAACCATGGCCCAGTAAGCAGGGTGAGTTATTGGTAAATTTGAAAGGTTTGAATCTTGCAAAGATACATAATAAGATCCACCATAAATTACAGCATCATCTTTAGCATACTCATAACTTACATTATAATCACCCTTATGGTTCATACCACGTGGGCCTTGAATACCTTGTAGTCCTGACATATCTGTTATGTACTGATAACTAGAACCATTCCATAAGTATAAACGTGCATCTTCATCTGCTTCCACGTTACCAGTATTTATTATTGCAAACTCTCCAGGTTCAATATTACTAGGTGTTACATCCGAGTGTAGATCTAAAGAAGAAGCATAAACTTTAGCTATTGTAAAGTTTTTACCTGGGTCACCTTTATCACCTTTAGATACTATCTTTGACCAATTCTCTGAATCAGTAGGAACAACATTTGCAGCTACAGATCCTTTAGCCACGTAGCCACTTCCATTATAGTAAACTAAATCGCCTAACTCATAAGTGACTGTTTCATTCCAATCACCTTTTACTTGAATACCTTTATCACCCTTTTGTGTAATCAATGTCCAGTTTGAGTTACCAGTCACTGGTCTTGAATTAGTATTATCTGCTAATGCTAACCATGAGCTGCCATCTTCAAAGACCACATCATCTTTAAGATAGGAAGTACCTGATAGCCATTGACCTTTAACTGACATACCTTTAGAGGCTAATAAAGTCCAAGTAATTCCTTCTACGGGAATAACATTTAAACTATCATTTAAAGCATACCATGAGTTACCTAAATAATGGACAACATCTCCTGCATAGTATTGTGTAATATTAGACCATGCACCACGTGCAACAATACCTTTCTTAGCTACTAAACTCCAGTATGATGATAAATCTGAAGGCTCATTATTCAAGTTATTTGAAATAAGGCTTATATAAGAATTACCTTTATAAAGAACTATATCATTCTTATTAAACTTACTAGTAGAAGCCCACGTACCTGCAAACGATACACCTGAAGTCATCACTTCCCAATCACTACTTGAAGTGGTTGGTTCAGAATTTGTGTTTTCAGTTTTAGATAGCCATGTAGAATTTGAGTATGTTACTATATCATTTATCTTATACGCAGTATTAGAATCCCAAGCGTTACGAAGTGTAATACCTCCTGCGACTAGTTCCCAGTTAGTATCTTTAGTTATAGCTGGATTGTTATTAGAGCCTGAAGTTATCGCTCTCCATAAAGAACTAGCATATACAACTAAATCATCTACCTGATAAACAGAGCTATTATTCCATACACCTTTATTAGTATAACCTTTGTATAAGAATAGTTCCCAAGTGCTATCACCAACAGGAATAATATTTAGATTATTGTCAATTAGACTTCTAAATACTTGACCGTTATAAACAACTATATCATCCATTTTGTAGGTCTTTGATTTAGACCATTGACCTTGAGGATAAACTCCTTTGTCACCTTTATCTACAACTTTTGCCCAAAATGATTCTTCTGTAGGTAGTGTACCAGAAGGTGTATTTCCTTTAGATATATAACCAGAACCAAGGTAGTTTACAAAATCACCAACAACATAATTAGTTGAATTAGACCATTGACCAATTGGTTGTATACCCTTATCACCTTTAGATGCTACAAGTAACCAATCAGTATTTGTTAAACTAGGTTCACTATTAGTAGAATCAACTAATGAAATCCACATGCTACCATTATGAGTAACTAAATCATCTACTTTATACTCAGAAGTTAATACCCATTGACCTTTAAAAATAGTACCTTTAGAACTTAATAAAGTCCATGTCAGTCCTTCTGCAGGAGTAATATTTAAACTATCACTTAAGGCATACCAAGATTCACCATGATAAGAAACTGCATCACCTGCATAATACTGTGTAGCATTAGACCATGCTCCTCTATGGTATAGACCACGCTTTCCTAAAACACTCCAAGTCGAGTCTGTAATTGATGGTTCATTACCTAAGTTTACATCCTGATTATTTAAGTAAGATGAACCTTTATGGTAAACTAAATCGTTAAGTTTATAACTAATGTTTTTATCCCAATCACCTTTAATACTTAAACCACCTGATAATAGCTCCCAGTCTACATTACTCTTAGATGGTTTACTTGTAGTTTTTACTTTTGCTCTCCAAGTGGAGCTTGAATAAGCTACAATATCATTTATGTCATACTCTATGGAATCTTGCCATTCCCCTTTAGCTACTATACCGCCGGAAACTAATTCCCAGTCAGTATTATTCAAAGATGGCTCACTAGTTACGTTTACAGAGTTTGATCTCCAAGTTGATCCTGCATGTTCTACTATATCATTTTTCTGATAATTAGAAGCGTTACTCCATTTACCTCTTACTACTATACCTCCTGCGACTAGTTCCCAACTGGAACTAGTTGTATCTGGAGCCTCTGTAGTTTCAGAAATACATCTCCAAGTGCTACCACTATAAAAAACAATATCATCATTAGTATAAGATGTTGCTACTTGGTATTCGCCTTTATGTGTATAACCTTTACTTACAAACTTCTCCCAATTTTGGGCATTTTTATCAGGTACTGAATTTTTATTATTGTCTACCAGACTTCTGAATACTTCACCATTATAAACTACAATGCTATCTTTTTTATAATTGGTAGCGTTGCTCCAAATGCCTTCAGGATATAATCCACGATCACCTTTTTCTGAAGCTAAAATCCAATATGTGCCATTTTCTGGAACAACATTTACACATGGAGTTTTGCAGACCCATGCAGATCCTAAGTAAGATACAAAATCACCAACACTGTAGGATTGAGTTGCATCCCAATCACCTTTAACCTGTATTCCAATTTCACCTTTTTCTGACATTAATTGCCAATATTGATCCCAATTTGCTCCTAGTCCAGGTTCAGTTAATGAAGTACCAGTATGTGCAACTTTACAGAAGTATGAACTTCCATTGTTACTTACAATATCGTTAACTGCAAACGTTTTTTCAGACCATAAGCCTTTTAGACTTGGACTGATTTTAATACCACCTGCGGTTTTACCATCACCTATAAATAATTGCCCAGTGTCGGTAGCCAGAATTAACTCACCTTCATCAAACGTTATTAATTGGCGAGTTGTATCTAGCCCTCGTTTTATCAAAAGCTTCATATAGATTCTCCTTTATGAGATATGAATAACCTTTTATATTATTAAATTATGTAATAGAACAAAGTCTTTATTTTTAATATAAGGTAGGAGTGTGGATTTATTATCCACACTCCTATGGTATAACTTTAATTATTTTATTAGAATGTACCTAAGTCTACAACTTCATCAACGTTGACATAACGTGCATCTGCAAAATCTAAGTTAAGTGCATTTGTTCCTGAAACTGGATTAGCAACAGAAAAAACTTGAGTAGGACTACCAGCTAATGCTGCCTTAGAACTTTGTAAGGCAGCATCAGCAGCTTGACGTGCTGTAACTTCAGCATCAATATTAGCTTGAAGAGTGGTATCAGCAGCTTGACGAGCTGATGTCTCTGCAGTCAGGTTTGAGCCAGTTGTATTGGTGATTGCTGAAATGGCTGCAATACGTGCTGTAACTTCAGCATCAATATTAGCTTGAAGAGTGGTATCAGCAGCTTGACGAGCTGATGTCTCTGCAGCTAAGTTAGTAGTTAAAGTTGCATCAGCAGCAGCACGTGTAGATGCTTCTGCATTAATATTAGCCTGTAGGGTAGTGTCTGCTGAAGTACGAGCAGTAGCCTCTGCATTAATTGCAGCTTGTAATGTTGCATCGGCAGCTGCTCTAGCCGTTACTTCATTAGTCACGGTAGTTTGGATTGCAGTATCAGCAGCAGTACGAGCTGAGGTCTCTGCATCTAAAGCAGACTGAGAGGCTGCATCAGTAATACCATAAGCAGCTAATGTAGTTGGGCTACTAGCAGCAGTTACTTGACCTTGCTTGTTCACAGTTACTTGAGTATAGGTTCCAGTAGCTACACCAGTAGCAGCTATGGAGATTTCTTGACCATTGATTTCAAGTCCAGTACCTGCGCTGTAAGATCCAGCTGCAGAGAATTGTGTGAAATTAATTGCATCTTTACCTAAGTTAATAGCTGCAACACCACCAATTTGTGTACTGTCTGGAGTAGTACAAGTGAAGCCAACACCAGCATAAGTACCACTCTCAACGAAGGTGAATAATCCACAAGTGAAATCAGCTTCGCCATCAGCGTTATCCGCATCAGTTGAACGGACTAAAGGAGTAGAAGCAGTATTAAATACATAGATACCATTTTCAGTTAAATTAGTTTGCTTGCGTAACAAAATTCTGTCACCAGCTACTAAGGTATAACCGTCAATACTTGCACCTGGAGCTGATAAACTAACATTAGCAGTACTAGCAATTTTTACTGAACGCTTAATATCTAAGCTTTGTGACATTCCATCAACATATTTCTTTGTTGCAGCATGATAGTCTTGTGTTGGAGTAGCTACTGCAAATACTTGCGTTTGGCTACCAGCTAATTCTGCTTTAGAGCTTTGTAAGGCAGCATCAGCTGCTGCTCTTGCAGTAGCCTCTGCATTAATTGCTGCTTGTAATGCAGCGTCAGCAGCAACCCTAGCTGAGGTCTCATTTGTTACTGAGGTTTGTGAAGCAGCATCAGCAGCAATACGTGCGGTAGTCTCTGCGTCTAAAGCAGCCTGAAGAACTGCATCAGCAGCTGCTCTTGCAGTAGCCTCTGCATTAATATTAGCCTGTAGGGTAGTGTCTGCTGAAGTACGAGCAGTAGTCTCTGCATTGATGTTAGCTTGAAGAGTAGTATCAGCAGCTTGACGAGCCGATGTCTCTGCAGCTACACTATCACCACTTGTGGAAGTAATAGCTGCAATAGCTGCGGCTCTTGTAGAGGCTTCTGCGTTAATAGCATTTTGTAAATTTGTATCTGCTGCAATCCGTGCTGTGGTCTCAGCAGCTAAGTTTGTAGTTAAGGTTGTATTAGCTGCGGTCAAAGCATCAAACTTTGCTTTAAGATCAGCTTGATCATCAATGTTACCGATAAGATTACCCCAAGTTGCTCCTAAACCAGAAGCTGGTACCCACACTGAACCATCATAACGCTTAATCTGATTAGTGGTAGTATCTAACCAAATTTGATTACTAATAGGATTTGACGGTGCTGTAGCTGAAACTAAAGTATCTACTACTTTTTTGATACCGGAACCAGTACCCACAAATAATTCATTAGTATCTAATGTGAGTAATGGTGCACCTGCGGGAGCAGATGCGGGAAGATTAGCTTTAAGACCACGCTTCAACTGTAAAGTAATCATATTTATTTTCTCCTTTTGTTGTTATGTACTCATTATGAGTACTAGTTAAATTCGCCTAAGTCAACGTTTGAAACCCACTTATCAGTTCCATCTGGATCGCCTAATAATATCTGATCATCAGAAGTAGGTACCGGTAGCAATGGTTGTAATGCAACAGGAGTATTAGTTTTCAAAGAAGGATTAGATAAAAGAAGCATTTTTGCAAGTCTTCGGTTCTCGTTATTTCTAACAGCTGCAATAAATGATTCATCTAATGTTTGTAATGCCATTGAAGCTACAGCCAATGTACCTAACTCACCAGCAGAACCAATTAAACCTTCTTGATATGCTACTGGATAGTCACCTTTTAACTTTTCACCTCCCATATCTAATTTCATAGTACCCTTTAATGTTGAAAAATCAGTAGCAGGGTCTATTTCAGTAAGGACAAAACGTACTACGCCTAACATGGTTATAGTACAATCATTATAAATGACTGAACCTACTTGTGCATCCTTAGCAGAAAAAACTCCAGAGTTGTCTACTATTTGAGCCTCAAAGCTGAACGTGTCAGGTTCAGCTAGAGACTCATAGGATAGTAGATCAAACCTTGCGGTAAAATCTAGCATCTAATTTCTCCTTTCTTTTTGTTAGAATGACATATTGATCCAAATTGCTTGTCCTGATGTTAAGTTTGTCAAGGTTAAAGTTCCTGATGCTGTGTTTAAATTGCCTGCAACAGCTGACTTAAATGCTCTGTTACCAGAAATATCTTGGAATACTTGGAACTGTGGACAATACAGTACATCGTAAGTTGTGTTATCTCCCATACCTTTATTTTGTCCATAGTTAATGGTTACAGAACTTGAAGTAATTTCAGAGGAATCAAAGTGTATACTACAACTCAATACTTCTACACCATCAGGTGCAGAAATTTCTGCACTGTTAGTAGACTTTGTTAAGGTTACACCAGTACCAGTTGCAGTAACATAAGACTTACCTGTACCAGTACCAAACTCATAACGTATAACCACAGGGCCTGAATCTCCAGGTATACCTTGTGATCCTTGTGGACCTTGTGGTCCAGTTAATCCTTGATTACCTTGTGCACCTGACATACCTTGTGCACCTTGTGCACCTGACATATCTGTGATATAGATATACTTAGTCCCTGACCAGATATAGAGTTTACCATTGTCAGGATCATTAACATTTCCAGTATCTATAACTGCATAGTTATACTGATTAATGTTAGTAGGTGCTGTATCCGCAGTTAAAGCATCAACTGAAGGATATGTCTTAGCAATTAAGAATGGTGAACCTTGAATACCTTGTGCCCCTGTCATGCCTTGTGAGCCTTGATTACCTTGTGGACCTTGAACGCCATCAACTCCATCTTTACCTTGTGGTCCAGGAACAGTAGATGGGTCTCCTTGTGGACCTTGAGCACCTTGAGCACCTTGTGGTCCCTGTGGTCCTTGTGGACCGGTTAATCCTTGTGGACCTTGTGGTCCAGGAACAGTAGATGGGTTTCCTTGTGAACCTTGAGGTCCCTGTGGACCGGTTAATCCAAGATTACCTTGTGGTCCTTGAACAGTAGATGGTGCTCCCTGTGCTCCCTGTGGTCCCTGTGGACCTACATCACCTTGTGGACCTTGAACAGTAGATGGTGCTCCCTGTGGTCCCTGTGGACCGGTTAATCCAAGATCACCTTGTGGTCCTTGTGGACCTTGAACAGTAGATGGTGCTCCCTGTGGTCCCTGTGGACCGGTTAATCCAAGATCACCTTGTGGTCCTTGTGGACCTTGAACAGTAGATGGTGCTCCCTGTGGTCCCTGTTGTCCCTGTGGACCGGTTAATCCAAGATAACCTTGTGGTCCTTGTGGACCTTGAACAGTTGAGTCAGCTCCAGTTAAACCTTGTGGACCTTGAGGGCCGATTAGACCTTGAGGTCCTTGAGAGCCAGTATCACCTTTATCACCCTTATCACCTTGTGGTCCTTGTGGACCGGTTAATCCTTGTGGACCTTGTGGTCCAGGAACAGTAGATGGGTTTCCTTGTGAACCTTGTGTACCTTGTGGTCCTTGTGGACCGGTTAATCCTTGAGGCCCAGGAACTGTAGAAGCTTCACCTTGTGCTCCAGTTAAACCAGTTAAGCCCTGAGGTCCTTGTATTCCTTGAACTCCTGATAAATCTACTAGGTATTGATAACTAGAACCATTCCATAGATATAACTTTCCGTTATCTACATCATCTATGTTTCCGGTATTAATAATAGCAAACTCTCCTACGTTTATACCAGTAGGTGAACTATCAGAGTTAAGTTCCGCTACAGAGGTATAAACTTTAGATAAAGTAAATCCTTTACCTGAAGTTCCTTGTGTGCCTTGGTATCCTTGGTATCCTTGATACCCTTGTTGTCCTTGTGATCCTTGTGAGCCTTGTGGACCTTGTTGTCCTTGTGGACCTTGTGGACCTTGTGGACCTTGTTGTCCTTGTGGACCTTGTGGACCTTGTGGACCTTGTGGACCTTGCGAGCCGACAGGACCGGCTATACCAGTATAGCCTTGATATCCTTGTGTACCTTGTGGACCTTGAACACCTTGTGTTCCAGTGCTACCAGTAACACCCTGTGTACCTTGTGGACCTTGTGTACCTTGTGGACCCTGAACAGATGATTGAGCACCTTGTACACCTTGATATCCTTGTGGTCCTTGGTATCCTTGATACCCTTGTGTTCCTTGTGGACCTTGGACTGTAGATGGTTCACCTTGATATCCTTGATGGCCTTGTGTACCTTGTACACCTTGATATCCTTGTGGTCCTTGTGGACCGATTCGTCCGGCAGATCCTTGTGGCCCTTGTGGACCTACTGAACCATCAACACCAACACCTTGTGGTCCTTGTGGTCCTATTGGACCAGTAACACCAGTGTAACCTTGTGGGCCTTGCATACCAATACTACCAACAGGACCTTGATAACCACGTGCACCTTGAGGTCCTACTGAACCTTGTAAGCCTTGAGCACCTTGATAACCTCGTAATCCGGTATCGCCTTTTGGACCTTGTGGCCCCTGTGACCCGGTATAGCCTTGTGGACCAGTATCACCTTGTGGACCTTGTGGTCCTTGATCACCAGTTTCTCCAGTAGTACCTTGTGATCCTTGTGGACCTTGTTGACCTTGTTGTCCTTGATTACCCTGTGGACCTTGTGTTCCTTGATTACCTTGTGATCCTTGTGGACCAGTAGCACCTGTTAATCCAAGAGCTCCTTGGTATCCTTGTGGTCCAGCTACACCTTGTGGACCTTGAGTTCCTTGTGGTCCAGTTAAGCCTTGTGGACCAGGTACTGTGGAGTTAGCTCCAGTATCTCCTTTATCTCCTTTATCTCCTTTGTCACCTTTAAGACCCTGAGTACCCTGATTACCTTGTGTACCCTGAATACCCTGATTACCTTGTGGACCTTGTGGACCTTGATTACCCATTTGGCCTTGAGGTCCTGGAACATTTGAATCAGCTCCGGTTAAACCTTGAGGTCCCATAAGCCCTTGATTCCCTTGCGGACCTTGAGGTCCCTGTGGACCTGCTACTGTAGAATCTGCACCAGTATAACCTTGTGGTCCTTGATATCCAGTTTCTCCTTGTGGACCTCGAGAACCTTGTGGACCTTGAGCTCCATCAGTACCAGCTTCTGTCATTTTAGTCCAATATACTGAATCTGTTGGAACTATACCAGTAGCAGGTTTAATGGTAACATAAGAACTACCTTGATACGTTACTAAGCTATTAACGTTATAGGTGTATGTTGCATCCCAAGCTCCAGAAAAAACTAAATCAGCACCTGCATCACCTTTTTGGCCCTGTGGCCCTTGAGCACCTTGTGGACCTTGAGGTCCAATTGAACCATTAACACCATTAACGCCAGCTGGACCTTGTGATCCAGTAGCGCCTTGTGGTCCAGTCATTCCTATAAAACCTTGTGGACCTTGTGGCCCAGGAATTCCACTATTAGATCCTGGCCATGCAGAATTGTTCCATGTAGGATTACCATTTCCATCTACATTAATAAAATCAATGGCGTTTTTATTTTCGTGTAAATGGAAAGATACTTCAAACCAGTTAGCGTTTGAAGCATACGCAGAAGTTGTTTCAGATCCTATGATTCTAAATTCATAGTGCTTATCAACTTCCTTAACATAAACAACCATTCCTTTGTAGCGATACGCTGCATCAATTGCGTCTCGTTGCGCTATTGTATCTACGCTTAATCGAGAGTCGAGACTTTTGTGCAGCAAGTCTACATAAAGCTGACTAGAAATAGGATTTCCTAGCATACACTCTCCTTCTCTTTTTTATTATTTTAGGCTAATACGTACCTAATAGTTTTACCACTTAAACTTAATGCTGGATCTTGAGTAAAATAAACATAAAATACAGTTCCCTGATAAGTAACTTGTCTAGGAATTGGTTCATACGCATTACGGATTGAGACAAAATTAAATCCTGGATCCTGTATATCTAGGATAGGACCAAAGGCCATAGGATACATGAATACTCTATAAGTTGAATTACTAAAGTGAATTACATCAACAGTTTTCTGTCCTGATGGTAAAGCTGACATAGATAAAGACTTAGCGAAATCAATATCATTTACAATAGGTTCATTTGATAATGATTCGCCAGCGAAATAAGATACTGCCATGTTGTCTACAAAGTCAAAGATAAAGTCCAAGGCGTCCACCACTGATGCTACATTAACCTGTGAATTAAACCGAGCACTATAGGCATTTCTACCATAAGGAATATTCCCATCGTTTACTAGCCTTCCGCCCAAAGTAACACCGTCACCTATATACAGTTTATTTGTATCTGTAGTCCAGGCCGGTTCCCCATTTGCCAAGATAGTCCGCATTCTTTCTGCATCTGTACCACGACGAATCTGTATCTTATTACTCAAATCGCACCTCCATATCTTTATTTATTGAGATTATTGCTGAAGTCCATTATTTAATGGCCCTGAATCAAAGACTACGTCATCTGACGCATATGCATCTGAAAATACTCCACCATCCACATTTTCATCAAGGGATCTAAAGTTATCAGTCATAGATCCTCCGTCTACGTCCATACCTTGAGTTAAGTATGATTTTTGAATCATATCACCAGGAACCATTTCAGAGATAGCTATAACTTCTCCATGTTCATCATATACAAGTTTAACGGGCTGAACTATTGCCATATATTTACCTCCATTACATTATAAACAATAACATTATTATATTATAAATTATATAATTCGTTATCTAGATGACGTATAAAAAATGCAAAACTCTTGAAGTGGCGCCGAGCTGCGCTGCGCTGCGCTGCGCCAACGAGTGCAAGGTTTTGACTTTAATGCTCTTAAAGAGCAGATGCTGGAGCGTAAGCTCAAGCCCTTGTTGGCTTTAGACAACAAGAATAAGAATTTTAAAACTATTGAGGTCAGATATAGAATAACATAGATAGGAATTACTTCGTTTTGGTAGGATCTTTGGGTTTGGTAAAGATTGGATGAGATTAGCCGGTACGGATAAGCTGAGGAGGTGCTTAAAACCTGAAAAGATCTAAAGCCGATACTATATAAAGCCGATACGATATAAACCAACATCTATTGTATCTTACCTAATGTTGTGTACGTTTTAATTAAATCTAAACTTCGTTTAGCTTTGCGTTGCTTCGCAACGCTATCTAATCTTTTTTTGAATTTTGGAGTTTTATGGAAGTTTTGAAAGCCTATGGGATTATAATACCGATAGAGCCGGTCGGAACAATCCCCTCGGTTGAGGGAATTTATCGAGTTTTTACCTCGAATTATCAACTTATGGCCTCCAGGTCTAGCGTTACAGCCAAGTACTTGAACTCGCATAAAAACGCTCCTTCAAATACCCGATACCTCTCCCGAGGCATCAAATCGGAGTTGCATACGATAATATTGATAATTCCCTAGGTCTAGGACGGGTGGTCTTTCTTTCTGGAAATGGTATAAATTATTGGCAGGGCTACCATCCCTGACTACGGCCTTTAAGAGACTCTTCTTAAAGGTTCAACGTTTAACAAAACGTTGGCTACGTCCGCTGATTAACATTACCTCAGATCCTTTAATACTCTTTGACTAGAAGAATATCAACATTTATATACATTAAGTTGTCAGGCATAACGTATATAACGGCGATCTTTGATAATAACATTCACGTAGACTTGCGGTCTGGTCCGCTTTCACAGATGTCACTCTGCTTTCATATTCCAGAACCTGTAAGCTCTCCACAGGCAGAGGTCATTATATCTGATGTAGGTGTTATAGGCCATTTTCAGGAGCCTGCTGATATACTATTCCTATCAGTTCCCACTTAAAACGCTTAGATTTCTATTTGTCATTGCAATGATTGATTGTCTTATATGACGAGAAATCCTGTTTACCTAGTGGCGAGTATCTCCCTCTACTTTGGTAGTTCTGACTATAACTTTGTCTATATACTCTCTCGAAATATATAAACTTATCTTGTCCATGTCCTAGATATAACTAGTGCCAAAGTTAGTATAGTTATCCATAATAGGTACATGCGACCTTACATCAATCCTGTTATACATGCCATGTAGTACGATATCCATGATTACAATTCTGCCTGTTTAGTAACCTCGATTACCAACCTTCATATCCTTATCATGGACTATCAGCATTAGAGCATAGTGGTTACATCTTGCGCCATATCATGTCGAGGCCCATCCTGTGAGCTCAAGAACAATGTATCGTGATAGCCGAATAGTAACCATCTATTCGGAAGACCTCACGGTCTATTCATTGCTATGGCCTTCATCTTCAGCAAGAGACTATGGTCTTAACAGGAGCAACTCTATGACTTCATCTTTTGATTCGATTCCCCGTTACGTTATTCCAGGTAGAATCACACCTGTTGAATCAAATAACGCAGCCCACCATTTTATCGGCTCGACGTGCACTGGTGACGCCATCTCTTGTGATGGTTGTTTCCCGTGTAAGTACACTTTGTGGAAACGCAGTGCCGGGTTATAATCTTTATACTAAAAACAATAGGATTATTGTTTGTACTATAAAAATTATAACCACACATATATATTTACATTTATGTATATTTAAATTACAAAGATTTTCTTGTCAAAACGGCATTTCTATGGATTTTTTATTATTTTTTTTCTTAACATAACTACCTGATATTTTTTGAAAATTTTCCTTTTTCCTACGAAAAATTCTCTTTGCTTCCATTTTTTCTTTTTGTTCTAACGCTCTTTTTTCTTTTTTACTTTCTAATAATATTAGTTTATCTAGTTTATCATTCCATTTATCTATTTCAGATTTTTCCTTACTTCTTCTTTTTACATATATCTTTTTTGATGTAGATGAAGATGTAGATTTTAATAACGATTTACCAACAGATATATCTTTATGATCATTATAATCTTTGTGTACTTTAGATAATCTATTAATCTCATCTCCTTGAATTTTTATGTTCTCATTGATTAAGCCTAACAGTTCCGTAAGTTCTCTTTTTGAAGCCTCTGGTTCATCTACACCATATAATTGACGTATTACCATAATTTTAGCTTCTACACTTTCCATAAAATCCTGAAGTAATATCTCACGTTCTTCTGATATAGATTTATCTGTAACTTCGTATTCATCGAATGGTTTTTCCTCTATTTTCTTGATTAAACTGAGTATTTCACTTTCTAAGGTCTTTAACTTATCAAGACCTTCGCTTGATTCTATTTTTCTTGTTCTTAACTGTTCTAGGAGTAGAAGTCTTTTTCTTTTCTTCTTTTCTAGCTTCCCTTTCAAGTCTTTTACTTTCATCTTCTTTTACCTTTATCCTTGTACCTATTGACTTTAGCCTAGTTATTATGTACTTTATATCCTTCTTATCTAAAGTCGAAAATGGCTTTATTTTTAACCGTGAATATACCGTGTATAATCCTATTAAAGTTGCATCTAATAAGTGATCAGGACATGGTTTTATCTGTTTATATAAATCTTTTAAGTCATAATACCTTTTTATCTGTGTTTTCCATACAACCGCAGGTAAAAGCCTACTTTCAGCGGTTTTAAATGCTCTTACATTCAGACATAGCATCATAGCTATGACTTCACAGCCTTGAACAGTTCCAGCCCCACCTCTAGGCATGAATCTCTCAGCCGCATAATAATTAAATCCATATTTTCTATATGTTTTTCTTGCATTTTTTGAAAACTTAGCTAAAATCTTTGAGATGTCACCTTTGACATCTGTATTAAGTATAGTACTCTTTACTAGCCACGCTTTCTTTATTTTAAAGCGCAACTTATCATTTTTTATATTATCATCTACTTCAATCAAGGATCTTCCATAATTCCGTGTTGCTGGATCATCTGACAATATGAGCATAACTACCTCTATTATTCCTCTATTATTATTTACAGTTACTACTTATCATATATTTAAATTATATAATAATATAAATTATATGAAAATGAGGTATTTTGTGGTTATGAAGTTAAAATCTATGTAATTTAAAATAAGATATTTAAATTATCACATAAGTATTATGAGGAAATTAATATGGTACAAAGACTGTCCGCTAAAAATCCAATAATGGCTAAAAACTTTATTGGTAAATACGCAGATCAAAGAAGGGATGAGTTGCAGAAAGCTAGGCAAAATTTTCAGCAAAATTCTTTTCTAGTAGATAGTCCTCCTATTCTTTACTATCAGCAGATAAAGAATGGGTATACTTGTACCTGCCATGCTATGAATAAACCTGAAGAACAACCTTCTTTGAATTATGAAGTTTCTCCTGATCTTAAAGAATACTCTGACGTAAGTCCAAAGGCTAGCCCTACAGAAGTTACATTTTCAACTTTGTTAAAAAGTCCATTGTTTGGAACAATGCCAACAGAACCATTAAACTCGGTGATGCATGAAGAGGATTATTTACTAGATGATTCGGATGAAACTACTGAATCCTCTGCTTCACCAAATCCTTTATTTCCTAATTTATTTCATAAGGGTGTTGATTGTGGTATATGTTTTAGAACAGGCTTTACACCATTATTACAACCAATAGGATCACAGTTTTATAGCTTGACTACTCATACAGTTTCTTCTTATGAAGGATACATGATAAATCAAACTAGCTTTCCTAATTCATTTGAAAAGAAGATAGATAATAGCTATGTTGCTTTTGATATAAAGGTTCCTAAGTTTTTCTCTAAAATGAGATATAGGATTTATAATAATGTTACACCATTAGATGCATATCTATACATTCATGGAGAAAGACTTACTCAAGAATGGATTAATATTTCTAAAGGAACTACCTTAGAAATTCAAGTACGAGAAGACGTTTTTACTCATGTCTTTTTAGAGTTTGACTTCGGTATAGATATACATGCTAACTTTCCTCAGTTTTCTATAAGTAAAGACTATACTAGCTTTTTTAATCTTCAATCAATAACCATTGAATTACCGCCAGTTATAAGTAATCCTCAGGTTAATGATATTGTATATGTCCCATCCTGGGAAAGGATGTGGATGGTATTTGATATACAACCTTTTTATGAAGGACCTTTTCAAGACGTCTTAATAAAGACATCAGTACAAGGTCGATTAATACAAAATATAGAAACTCAGACAATACTAAAAAAATTGAAACTATTAGAAAGGTAGGTGATAGATTGTGGCTCGCCTAACAGAAAATGAAAGACTAATAAATAAGTTTGTTTTGTTGATAATGAAAGGTAAGGTTAAGAACTTGTCTGAATTAGCTGTTAAAGTTAAAGCAAAACTTTTTATAAAGTCTTCTGGTAAAAAGTGGACGCCTAAACTAGAGGAGCTATTTAATTATACTTGGGCTAAACGGATTCCAAAGGAGATAAAAGAAAAGTTTCTAACCAGTAAGAAAAGTCCTGTAACCCCAAAGATAAAACCAAATATGACATATAAAAATAATAAAAAAGAGCTGGATGATGAAGATATTGAGATAGAAATAAATGAACCTGTGGCAAATAAACCTGTAAGGACTCAAGTTAAGCGAAACAAGGTTGTAGAACCTGAAGATATTGATGATCCAATATACGATTCACCACTTGAACATATAAAACCTACAGTAAGATTTTGTAGTAATTGTGGAGAGTCTTTTCTTCGTAGTGATGCCTATCCTAACATGTTATTGTGTCCATCTTGTAGTAAATGGGCTAAAGATATATTTTCTATAAATGGAGTATATGCAACCTCAACTGAAGTAATAGATACCAATACAACAGAAACAGAAAATGATAAATATAATATTTTAAAAGTTAAACCTTTAGAAAGGTAGTACGGGGGCTAACATGTCAAGAATATCTGAAGGATTTCTATTTCAGTATAATCAAGCTAGAAATCCAAATGAAAGTAAAAAAGTAGTTGAAGATGTATTGAAATATTTAAAGCAGAAGACAGAGGTTTTAGATAACATATTATCTGAGATAAGTAAGTCAAAGATAATGATTAAACTTACATCTCAAGCCTTAGCTGCTACATCACCATCTGAAAGAACAATGACTACCAAAAAGTCTAAGGTAGTACCAGAAATTGTTATACAAACTAAGCCTGCAGATATAAAGAAGATAGCAAAAACGTGGGATGATCTTGTAGAACTGGATGATGTAATATCTACATTTGAAAGTAGTATATTGCCACGACATGTGTCTATGTATAAATCAATTCCAGGCTTATCCGAACAGATGAAGAATGTAAATAAAATATTGGATCAATGCAGGAAAACTAAGGCAGCATTATTAAATGAACTTAGAGCTACAGGTAATAAACTTATACCAAGAGACATTAAGTTTATAATTAATAAGGTTAAAGAAGAGCTGGAAACTAAACTTGTGGGACGTTATGAACGTTGTGACATAATGGTATATCCCAAGGTTGTTAAGTTTAAAGATAAACATGTATTAGCATACTTCTGTTATATTCAAATGACAGAACTTAAAGATGATGAAGACTGGGTAAAGAAAGTTTTTGATATTGTAATTGTGGCCATAGCTTTAAAAGACTCTGGTTTTAAGTATCAAATTCATACTAGTGATTCTCATAACTTGCCACCAGAACTTGATCTAACTGATGGTGACTGGCAGGATAATGTAAAGGGTGTGGTTAATAAAGTAATAACTAAACTAACTGACATTCATTCTTTAAATCTATTGCGTCCTCAGTCTTTACCTTTCTCAGAACAAGATCTTAAAAAATCTGGTCTTAAGTCACCAGATGTAAAGAAAATTTATATTGATGGAAACATTCTAAAGTTAGAACTAATGCCTAAGATAGAAACTAAAGAAAAGGCCTATGAAATAGGTGCTCGTATTTTTGCTGATGTAAAAAGAATGTTTAAAATAGGAAAGAATGGAAGCCTGAGTTATAGACCTGTTCCAGAAGGCAGAATATGGACATTAAATTTTGTTCTTAATACACCTGGAAGCTATGATTCAGCAGGCGGCAACATTGCCAAGAAATTCAATAATGATAGATCTTTATTAGAAGAGTTTGCTATTAAGATGAAACTTGATAAAGAAGCTCAGAAGAAATTAGAAGATAGTTATAGGGCCTTCCTGTACCGTCAATATCGTAAGATTGCACCACAAGAACTAAATATCTCAGATAAGGATGATGTTACAACTCATTTACGTCCAGCTAGTCGAGTGACAGTAGAACCAAAACAACCACAGCAAAAGTCTCTGACAGAGAAGACTAAAGAAATTGTAAAGGACGCTAAAGTTAAAAAGTCATTGTCACCAGAAGCAAAGCGTAAAAGAGTAGCGGACTTGTTAAAAAAGAATACTTCACGTAAAAATAACAAAGTAAAAGAAGAAGATATTGATATAGATTTGTAAACCAGAGGTTATAGAGATGAATAATAGAATATTAGTTCAGATAGCTACAGGTACTCTTTTAAAAAAGAAACCACGTCCAAAAGTAAAAGTTAAGAATGTAGTTCCACCTTCAGAGATAGATAAACGCTCAATGCCAAATTTCGCTACTTCTATGCATGGTGCTTATGTATTCAAGTGTAAAGACATATTCAGGTTAGCTAAAAAAGGAGTATTTAAAGTAAAGCTAACAAGTAAAAATCCAGCAAAATGGGTAAAGGCAACATTCAAAATTACTGATCCTTCGGAATTTGAAACTAAACCAATGACTGGAATAGATAAAGCTAAGGTAAGAAAATATGCTGATTTTCTAAAGAAAGATCCTGGAAGTATTCCACCGGTATTATTTGCTAAGGATAAGAAGACTGGTAGGTCATATTTTATTGATGGTAATCATAGATTGATTGCAGCTTTCTTGGCAGGTATTACTGAAATACCTTGTTATGAATTTGATTTAAACCAATTAATGCGAGCTTACTACTTAAATAGTAAAGGTGAGAAAAAACGTTTTGTAAAAAAAGACTGGTAACATTTCGCTATGAAAATAGTGATTAAGATGCTAACTAAAGGAGATAGCTAATGCGTTTTACTTACAAATCTTGTGATTATCATTTTAAGGACAGAGTCAACCCTAATACTAAAGGTTATTTCAATATAATTGTTGGGAGAAACCACGGTCATCTTAAGACATATAGAATTATAGACAGACTAAAGAAAATTATTTTTAGTCAATCTGCAATTTTAGCATCTCCTTTAAACTTTACATTGTGTAACGTAACTTCTTTGTTATCTGCCATCTCTTTTGGCTATAGCCAAGAACCTGTAAACGTCTTACGTTTCGATTCAACTATTGCTTTTACCTTTGCTTTACGTGCAGACAGTGATTTACTCTACAATTCTGTTCCTGCTAATATAAAAAAGGTAAATAGAGAAATAACCTTTTGGGGATACCAACATTCGAATGAGTTCGTTACAATCGCAATTGATATTGCGGACATAATTGAGGAAGGCTTATCTATAAAAGACTTTGAATACTTATATTTAGTATGTGGATCAGTAGCAAAGAACTTTGCTAATTTCAAAGAAGCTGCACAACATTCAATGCCTAAAAATAAAGGTATAATTGCTAAGAACTATAGTTACATCTACAACTTAGATTTAGCTACATTATTCTATACAATTCCGTATGTAGAATGGGTATATAATAAAGAAATTTGGGAATCTGCACCTGAAGTTATTCCAGCTAGTCAGATACACCCATATTCGGCTTTATATTATGCCCTTTTCCTATCTACAAAACAAATGACCGCTAAGTACATAGTTAATATCGCTGGATGTGGTCACCTATTAAATGAACTTTACAAGTATTACCTACGTTCACAACAAATGCTTATTTCGAATCAGGTTGGAGAAACCGATTATTCAGAAGAGCAGGATCAATTAATTTCCCATATCTATCCTGCTGCTATCTATTGTATCTTCCATATGATGAACACTCCTGGCTATCGTGAGTGGAAACCTAGAGCAAGATTATCAAACCTGTATGAGTGGATTTCACAAATAAGCCAAAAACTTCAAGAAGACTTATTTATACATAATGACATTCAATTCTTGTGCCAGATGCCGTCTTTAGCTAAGGATGCAATTATTAACAGATTAAGTACATTCCGTAAAGCTGCTGTGATATTAGGCGAGCAAAGTAAGCATGTTTGGTTTACTGGTAGTAGATAATCTTTAACGTAAGGTAAGGAGTGCCTAACACTATGAGAAAAACAGCTTTATGTTCTTCACTTAAACGTGTAGAAATTATAAAGGAATTTGGAAAAGACCCAAAGACAGTACAATTAGTAAAACAAGGTTACAAGTATTTTATAAGAACACCCAAAGGAAAGTATCCATTACTTTTTAATCGTAGTGAACAAGAATTAATTAAACGCTTTGATGAGTTTTGTAAATCTAAAAGGTATTTAGATGAGGTTTCTTAAATACTAATTATTAGTAAGGATATTAATCACAGTTCAGAAATTTATAAATAAACTTACATAAATAAAATTAGACGAGTAAATATGCCTGATAAAAAAATAACCGGATTGTTCGGTGAAGTAGAATTAAAAACAAAACATAAATGCAAATCTCTCAAAAAACGTTATGAAGATTATGGAGAGGACTGGGATGAAATCTCCAACACTTGTTTAATTCTAGCCAATCATAAATGTAAAGACTGTGGTAAAACTGCGAATCATGCTCATCATATAATACCTTTAAGAAAAGGTGGAACAAATGAGCAACTCAATTTAAAGGCTGTATGTCATTCCTGTCATGCTAAGTATCATCCGCATTTAAGATCTAAGAAATATAAAGCTTCAAAGAAAGAAAAGAAGTCTTTATTCTAACCTGAGGTTTAATCTATGATAAAAACAGTCATATCTACAGCATCAGAACCAAATAGTGAACTGAAGGATATAATAAGTAATTCTTTAGTTAGAGGTAATGACACCATAGAACAATGGGAGTTGAGACTAAAAAGAAAAGATATAGGATTATACAATGTATATAAAGATGCTTTAAAACTCAAACTTTTATCTTGGATAACAGAGGAAATACCTATTCCAGGTTCTTATAACGTAAACGCTTATCGTGCAGGTTTAACCAAAGAAAAAGATAGAAAATACGAAACTGTTAAACGCCTTAGCTATAACAAGAAAGCTGCGGTTACTACTAACAATCCTGAGGTTACAGACTTATATCTACGTTGCAGATATTTATGGAAGAATAATAATAGTAAATTCTCAGATTGGGAAAGATCTTTTGTAAAGAATATAGGCTTGTTGTTATCCGCTAATAAGAAATTAACAGCCAAACAAAAGTCTTGGATAGAGAAGCTGCTCATTAAATATAAAGTTCCTCTTAATGCTACAGCTTCATTTAAACTTAAAGAAGTTTGGAATAAGTACAGACTTATTAAAAAGTATAAAGAGCAAAGTGTCGCCTTAAATAAAGGTCTATATGAAGATAAATATTTATTAGATGATAAAAATGATTTATTGTTAAAAATATATAATAGCATTGATAAATATATTCAAACACCAGATAAGGAGAATAAACTTAAACTATCAAATTTAATAAATGCATCTTGGAGTAAGATTCCTAGAGAACTTAAAATGAGAGGCAAAGCATACAGAATATGGCTGTTTTCTGGAGTGTATGCTAAGAAAGCCATATTTGATTTGAAAAGAAAAGGAAGCTTTATAGTTAAGAGCTTTGAGTTCTTATCTTTTACAGAAACAAACCCAGTTAAAGATTCGGTATTTAAGAAGTATTGGACAGTATTTAAATCCTCAGTAAAACCTGGAGAGACTCTGGTATTAATCCAAAAACAAGAGTACTCAAAAGGCTTTTCTGTAACTGCTTATATTAAGTACTTATTAGATAAAGGTTATCTTATAGATGAAGATGATTTAAATGATGACTTAGAATATAATTTCTTTGAATTAGATACCTTAACAATGGTTAATAAAGAGCAGGAGATTTTTGTTTTTGATGATATGTTAGAAGTAAATAAAGCCGACATTGTTGGTATAAAGGTTGCACTGGATAGAAATGCACCTCAAGAAGGACTTGTTTCACCTATTGCAAATTCTAAGTTCGTTACAGTAAAGTCTTTAGACGAAGCTGCAAATCTTTTAAAACTAGATACTAAATAGTGAGGTCTATATGTCATGTAAAGTACAAATAGAAATATCTGCAATAAAAGAAGCAACATCGTACGTTTGGTATAAAGTTGTAAAGAAAATGTTAGGACTAGAGCTAAGAGGTAAGAGTCGTGATTTAAGACCTGGCGATGTTATAGGATTGAGACCTAGTACTGATGGAAAATCTACAAGAATGGTTTTTAAAGATAATCTATCATTAGTAATGAGTCCTACAAAAGAACAAGTAGACTATATACTAAAACGTGCTGAACCAGTTATAGGTGGACCTATTGATAAACAAAAGATAGGTTCTATAGATGTACCCAAAGTATCAGTAAAGAGTAGAAGAATAAATAATGAGTTATCTGAATTACTTTTAAGCCTTAAGAAGATTAAAGGTATAGATAAACTTAAAGTAGACAATCAAAAGTTATATTTTACTTACAACAATAGACCTTATAGTGTAGTTTCAGACCCTTCTTAATAATGATGACGAAAGGTAATTTTTATGAGAAAGACAATTGCATCAACTTCAGGTAGAACCTTGCAAAGTAAAGCATTTAAAATGATAGAGAATGAAATCATAAGATCAATCTTACAAGTAATGCCCAAAGCAAATCCTGTGTTAGAATCTGCAACTATAACATCTAAAAGTACAAATGCAATCTATACCTGTTCTTCTACACCAACTTTAACTTCAGAAAATAGGATAATTCAATTGATAGAGAGAAATACTATGAAGTATCCTTTTAATTACTTTTTTAGTATTGGCTCTGAAAATAGTAAGATTTATCTTTATATAGAAGCGGAAGAAAAACTATGAAAATTTTACCTTCAAGGATAAAATTAGTTAATCCTTATTTATCTAATTATATCACTTCTTTTGAAGACTTGATAAAAATCCAATCCTCTGATGGAAATTGGAACTATGATCCATACATGCACGGATTAGCTAATGGTTTAATTTTAGGATTATCTTTATTAACTGGTGAAGATCCTCAATTTTTAACTGCACCAGATAAATGGCTCTGTGATCGTAAGGAGCAATCTTCAGTTTCATTTTACAGAGATTATACTAATCTATATAAACGTTGCACTGCGTTATCATCTGAAGATAAAAATCTGGTAAATACATTAGCTAAATGTTATCCTATTTTTAAACGACTTGGTATAATCGGATTCAAGACACCTAAAATGTCTTCAGGAAAAGAAAAACAGAAAGTTAAGTGTTGTACGATTAAAGGTAAGAAGTATATCTACATATTAAGGATTAATACTAAAGAAGATAAGATACAATTTCAGCTATTTACTCCAGGATCAGAGAATTATAGTTATGATAAGGTTACAAGAATAACAACAGATATAAAGAATTTTCTTTCTCAATTACTTAAGATAAAAGACCTTATTAAATATCATTCAAAGATAAAACTTGAGTTAGAAAGGATTGATAAAAATGTCAAAAAAGACCAATAAAAAATGTAAAGTAGCACTAGCTGAATTTGATAAGGCTATTAATGAATATTCTTTATCCTCTGAACCAGAAGTAGTAAAGGACATGGTATCTCTTTTAAATCATCTGTGTAAAAAGTATAAGTATGCAACCCTGAAAGACCATGATGTTATATCTGATACTGAAGTTGAGTTTTACATCGACTACAAGTTTAACGGAAAGTATCTCGGAGTTATTACCATAGCTTTGGATAAGATGGCAAATGGACGTTGGAGTTCAAGAGTATATTTGTCTATTAAAAATACTGTTAGACTACCTATGAGTAATTTCACATCTTTTATATCTGAATTTAAGAAGCTGGCTAATGCAGAAAAAGTTACAATGTCTGTAAGTAAAAATACTTTTTAGAGAGAGAGGAAAATTTATATGAGAAAAGTAGTCTTAGCTAAAGAAACAAAGAATGAAGAATTATCTTTTAATAAAGACCAGAAATTTACTAGAATGCAGAAAGAAACATTACAGAAAAGGATTCAAAGTCATTCTGATCAAATAAAGAAGAGACAGGAAAGAATAAAGATTTTAACTAAGAATCAAAAAGATACAATGGATCCAGAAAGAAAAAGAAAGATAGCACAGTATATAGATAACCATAAGAAGCGTATAGAATATAGTAAAGAAGCTATTGCCCATTACAGACGTTTATCTAACCTTAAGAGATAACTACAACAAGTTGTGGAAGATCTAAATAAATATAATATGTAATTTTATTATATAATAAGAAAGGCTTATTATGAGAAAAACAGTATTATCATCCAATATATCTGCGATAGAAGAGAAACTTAAAGCAAGAAAACCAATTAAGAAATTTAAAGCTGCTAACTATAACCTTTCAGCTGATCTATACAAAGACGAAAATGGTTATTATGTTGTTTACCCTTTTGATCATTTCCGAATTATTCTTCCTAAGAATGCATGGAATGGAAACAGGTATAAGACAGAAGATCAAGCTTTTAAAGCCTTAGTCTCGGAATTAAATACTATATAGATAAGAGTACATTATGATTAAAATCTATGAATACGGTTCAGATCCATCTATAAATAATAACTCAGTTGTAAACCTTCAAGTTATTGAGGGAAATCCAATAACTACTACAGAACAGTTTTTTGGAGATGCTGGTGAAGTTTTAAGACCTTTATCTGGATTTCCTTTAGTTCAATTATTGGATGGAGATGAATTAATAACATCTTCTGTTGCTTACTTTAAGACACAACAACCTGATGGAAATTGGTTTGCAGACATAACCATACCAAATGGTTTTGACTTTGAAGGTAAACCAGATAAAATTATTACCTTACAGTGGATAATAAAAACTTTAGATTCTAGTCAGAAGACTAGTATACTCTTAACTGTACTTCCAAAAGAAGTATTAACTGAAGATGATGAAACAGCCATAATTGTTTTAGCACCAGTAACTGAAATAAAAGCAAGAGTTCCATATTTGGTTAATGTACTTGGAGGAGACAGAGTAGCATACAGCATCTATGATGAGAATAACCTAGTTTTCTCTAGTATAGCTGTTGCATCTACTATCCAAGGTTCTAGTACAGTTTTATCTTTACCTATAGATCCTACTCTGATTAGCGCAAGATTACGTCCTTATAACCTTATAATGAATATATCATTTCCAAACGCTACTAGGCAAGTGTTTACTTTACTTAGGGTCATAAATCCTAGTATACTTAGTGCTATGCAGTCTTTAGAAATGTCTATAAATAAAGCAAACCAAGCAGAAACCATTCGTGGATTGCGTTTCAGAGAGTCAGATCTCTTAGAAGGACTCACAAGAGGTTTGGACTACTTTAATGACGTACCACCAAGTTTAACCAGTTTTACTGGTATTGATATGCGTGGTTCAATAAGAGAAGGCTGGCTCATTTGTTCTTCAATTAGAGTATTACGTGCTCAGTTACAAGCAGAAGGATGGTTTGCCTTTGATTTCTCTGGACAGAATGTAAGTTTAAACGTAGACAGAACTTCTGTGGTTGAGTCTGCTGTAGGACATTATGAATCACTTATTGATAGCTTAGTTAGACCATTAAAAACCTTGCTGTCTAAGAAAGGTGTTATATCCGGTGACGGTTCAGTAGGTGACAAATTAGCAAACATGAGTCAGATGGGTATAACCATGTTAAGTAACACTACAATAACAAGATCTAGACTTGGTGGATATCCAGGTTCAAATATAGGGATTTTAAATTAAGATACAGAAAGGGTTAAAATGAAAAAGATAAAAGTAACCTTGGGAGAAAAAAGAAGAAGTAGTAACAATACTGTTACTTCAAAATCAGATGTTACAAACGCTGCAGATAACTTTGATTTGTTTCCAAATATCTATAAAGAGATGAAACAAATGCCTTCTGTAAAAGATAGAAGCGCTAGTTTAAAGTTAAGAAAAAAGTGCATTGAACTTATTTATGAAGGTACACGGTTTTTCTTGATTCAAGATATATCTACTCTTAAGAACGATAAATAGGTGTATTATGAAGATAATTCAAGTTAAATATATTTCATTAGCATCAAATGATGAATGGTGGGAATCTTTAACTAAAGAGCAAAAAGACAAATATATAGAAGAACATCCAAATAGTAAATATGCCAAGAATAGACAAGATAAAAAAGAAATGGTTAAAAAGAAGATAGAGAAGCTGAAGAAAAATCCTTATGAGGATATGCCTGAGCATGATAGACAGAAAGTAGAAACCTTAAAGAAGAGAGGATACAGAATCCCTCCTGGCTGGAGAGATATATGGGTTAATCCTGATCCTGACGGTGACTGTCAAGCAAAAGGTATCTCAAGTACAACTGGGCGAAAAGTATATATTTATACTGCTAAGTTTTCACAAATGCAATCAGTAATTAAGTTCAACAGAATCTCTAATTTTACTAGAGAACTACCTGAGTTAAAGAAGAAAATAGATCAAGATTTTGATTCGAAACCAGAAGCTCAAGTTTGTTATTTAATGCTCCTATCTGGATTTAGAGCTGGTGGAGAAGGAGATGGTAAATCCAAAGTAAAAGCTTATGGTGCAGCGACATTATTAGATGAACATGTTAAAGTAAAAGGTGATGAATGTCATTTTGATTTTATAGGCAAAGAAGGAATTAGGCAACAGCATGTCATAAAAGATAAGAAATTAGCTAATCTTTTAAAGGATAAAAAAGGCCGATTATTTGATACAGATGATTCTAAAGTATTGAAATATGTAAAAACTTTATCTGATTCTAATTTTAAACAACATGATTTTAGAACTTATGTTGGAACTTCTACTGCGGTACTAGAATGTAGTAAAAGAAAACAACCAAAGGATCGTCAGGAGTATGAGGATCTTGTAGATGAAGTATGCGAGATAGTGGCTAAAAAACTTGGTAATACACCAAAGATGTCTCGAGAGAATTATATAGATCCTACGGTCTTTAAAGCATGGGAATCGGATATTGATATGACCAAACCTTTTAAGAGAAAGCCTAAACCTAAAGTTAAGAAGGAACAAAGTTCAACGAAAGAAAAATCTTTGGATGAATTGATGCAGGAATTTATAGAAGATAACATGTATCAATTACCTTCTGAACTTATTATTCAATATAAAAAGGTACAGAAACTTAAAAATGGTTCAAAAGAAAGAGCACAAGCTTACATCTTATTCCAGAAGATTGCAAAGAAGTATAAAGTAGTTAATAGCCTTAAGTCTAAAGAAGAATATATAAAATCATTGAAAATATTAGAGTTGGCTCTAGCAACTTATAAACATTCTGTTAAGAATAAAATTGTTGCATCCTCTTTTTTAAACGATCAAGAGATATTGAAGTCTATAACCAGTTTATGGATTGGTGCAGTAGATGAAGAGGATATTCTTAAGTATTTGGTGAAAACATATCCAAAGAAAATAAAGAACTTAGATGTGGCTAGAAAAATTTTAAATGACTTTAAAAGAAGTAAAGGGAGATAACATGAAGATAAAAAAGATAATCATTGCAAACAATAACTTTGATGAACGACTAAATGCTATTTTTCAACAACTCGGGGCTAAACCTAAACAAGTAGAAGATCAAGAAGTATTATCCATTGTAACTACTCCTCAAATTATGTCAACAAAAATGGATATAGCTTATGAACAGCTAAAACGTTTAGGTTATGATAACATGGGTAAATCTATGCAACACTTTTGGTATATATCTGATGGACAGAAGCGTTTACCTTATATTTCTGTAGAGTCACAGGGTTCTGAAGGTTTTGTTAAAGAAAAGCATGAATATTTAATTTATTGGTAAAAAAGAAACTATATGAAGTTTTTAAAGATTTAGATATCTTCAGGAGATATTCAAGTAAGGATAAAAAGTAATTTTACTACCAAATGTAAAAGAATTTGATGTAAGTGACTTTGGTATATAAAGACGAGAGCATGCTAAGATGTTGGCCTATGTTGGAGATAAAGCTGAGGTTGATGTAGAAGCAATGGACAGATACTATAATATAACTTTTATAGAGGATAGATATACTATACAGGCTATTTCTGAATATCATCTTAAATAATTATGTAATTTAAGTATAGAAATAGGTTAATTTTATTATAACTATCTAGGAGACCGTGATATGACACGGAGATTACAAACACAAGGACAAAGGAGAACTAGAATGAAAGAAATCGGAAGAAGTATAATTGCAGAATTAGCAAGCACAATGGATCGCCTTTCTGTATCCGTACTTGATTTTGAGTCTTGCGGTGATAAAGGCAAAGTAAAGGTAGCTGTGGTAGCTTCTGAGAACACTTCTAAACAAGATGTTTTTAAAGCTATTAACGCTCAATTTAAAGGTAAATTAAGAGCTGTAGCTAGATCTTTTAAACTTGTTGAGTCTTCCAGTTCCGATGTAAATAATGTACGTTTTGAGCTACAGGGATTCGTTGTACCTAATGTAGAAATTATTGAAGCTTCTTCCGAAGAAGGTACTAAGATGAAGGCTGTTGCTTCAAATATGTTCATGGACGATCAAGACTGCATTTGGCATAAGACTGGTGACTTCCTATATAAGAAATCAGATATTGAGACTTCTGAAGAACTTAACAACTTCTTGAAAGAATGCTCATCTTCAAATGTTAGACAAAGAAAGTCAAGTGGATTTAATACTATTTTAGCAAATGCTGGTGACTTCATTAGCTATTTAACTAAAGGTGAAATTTGCTGTGGTTTTGTTATTGCTACAGACACTGAGAATCAAAAGTTAATGGTAATTGCTGAAGGTGAAGATGATCCAGAAGTAATTGATGCTTTTGACATTCAAGATACAGCTACTATTGATGAAGATAAGGTTAAACTTCCAGAAGAAGATGAAATGGTTGAAACCTCTTCTTCTGCAATTGATATTAACGCTATTATAAGCTATTACAAGCGTTGGTTCCAATATAACCCACAATATGCAAATATGCTTATTGATCGTTTAAAGAAACATGCTTTTTGCTAATAGATAATTAAGGCCCACCGCAAGATAACGACATTCTCACTTATGGTAGCTAAGACTACATCAGGCCAGATGTGACCGCAGCTTGCAACGGGCTATAGCTGAGAGGGGCTTAAGTCCCCTCTCAGTTTATTATATAAACGATGGAGTTACCAATGAAAATAAAAAGTTTAGTATATATAGATAAAACTGAAGCCCAAACTTCAATTAACTTTAAAAGAAATAGAATAATGAAAGGCTTGGATGATACTAAGCTAGAAGACCCTGCTACTCTTAAAAGGAAAAGAGGAAAAAAGAGTTTTGACCTTAAAAGAGACTTTAATAGATATGTAGATGACAACTATGGAGATATATTAGAGCGAGAAGATAAGGATACTTTATTTGAGCTAATAGCCGAGCTCTATGATGATGGTAAGATAAAAACATATGATGAGCTTATAACCGCTATACATGCCTTAGGAAAAGAAGAAGGTCTGATATTTGAATAATGAGGCTGTTATGAAATCTAATACTAATAAGACAGAACTTACGTTATCAACTAAAAAGAAAAAGAAGCTAGTTAAAGTTGATTCTAGCTCTGTTAAATCTTCATCCTCATCTTCATCAAAAAAGTTAAAACCAAGAACTACAGAGAAGAAGATAAAGAAGTTAAATAAAGCAAAGAACATTGCTAAAATTGAAGAAACTGCGGCACAAGAACTTATAGATAAAATGAAGTCTGATATTAAGTCTTCTTCTATAGATGAAAATGATCATCGGGCTGTTTATCTTGATATGTATAGACAACTAAGACGTATCATAAGAAAAACTGAAAGATCTTGTCTTAGATCAAAAAATGGTCAAGGTGCATACCAACTAGCTACCTTATATACCCAACTACGAGAAACTATTGCAGACTTGCGTAGTCTAACCGATTTATCTGATCATGTGGATAGGATAGTCGAGAGAGTGGTTCGTCCTTTGTTCACTACTATTGTGCAAAGCTATGCAGATAGCATGTACACAGTTAAACTTAAAATAAAAGATCGTCTAATTGAGAATAAAGTAAAAAGAACTTTTGAAGATATAGATGATATTACTATAGAGGCTGGAAAACAATTTCAAGCGCAATATACTAAAGTAGTTGAAGATATAAAAATATTACTTGTAGGTGATAAACAATGAGAACTTTAACTGTGTACATAAAACCTATTCACAGGAAAAGGATAACATTATCTAATGATGACTGGTTCTATAATATGACCAAAGATCAGCAAGATGATTATATAGATAAACATCCTAATAGTAAATTTGCGAAACAAAAATATAGTGGTAGAGTAGCTAAACCTAAAGACTCATCTAATAATAAAGATAAAGATAAAGATAAAGATAAAGATACTAAAGATAAACAACAAAAGTTACCTAGCATGTTTTCAGTATTTAAGGAACCAATTTCTAAGCTAAGTAAAAACTATCAAGATTTCTTTAAGAATAAGCAAGATAAACCAAATAGTGATGAAAGAAAATCTTTAGCGAAACATTTAAGAACAAGTAAGACTGATTTAATGGATGGCCTTAAACATCAAGTTCATGAATGGAAAGATGGCTGTAAAGCTATAAAGAAAATTGCAACCGGTAAACAAATTTCTGACCATGAGAAAAAAGCTGTTAAGACCCTTGTTATAGATGCAGCTATTACCGCAGCTTCTGTTGCTATAACAGGTGGCTTTGCACATGGACTCGCTGCTGCGATTAAGCATACTGCTTTTGACGTATTGAAAGATGTTGTATTAAAGACAACAATACGTTCTACTGCTTATGCAATGGGAGCTAGTACTGGAGTAACAGGTGGAATCTTAGGCATAGATGTTTTACATTCTTTGGCTTCCTCCGATACAAACAAACTAAGAGACATATCTAATGATGAGGTTTTATCTCATCTAACTGATAGTTTAATAAAGTTCATAGAATCTGGAAATATCCCAAAAGAAGCTTGGGAGAAAGCAATAGCTGATCTTAAGAAGCATGAAGATATTACTAAGAATAAATAAAAGGGGCAGTTTATGAAGACAATTAAAATAAGATTTACTACTGTTAGTACAGACGATAAGTGGTGGTCATCACAAACAAAAGAATTTCAAAAGAAATATATAAAAGATCATCCTAAAAGTAAGTACGCTAAGAATGCAAAGAAGAGTATAGATAATGCAAAGAAAGCACTTACAGGGCCTGATGCACCTAAAAAGGTAACTGAGATACCAAAAAGTGTGAGTGGTATAGATATTAAGTTTAAATCTAGCTCTGATAAAAAAAGAGCTATTGAGCAGATAACTAAAGATATTAAAGATGTAGAAAATAAATTAAATAGGGCGAGAACACCTTTGAGTAAGAAGCAGACCTCTGATGACCTGAGAGACTTAAATCGTGATCTGATGAGAATGAAGGCTGGTTTTGACCCATTCGCTGAGGCTGACGAAAAGTATAATCAAGATCTTTCTAAAAGAAAAGCTGAAAAAGAGGCAGAGAAAAAACTAAGGAAAGAAACTAAAGAACTAGTAAATAAAACTAAGGTTAAACCATCTGTTCCTGGAACAAAAGAATACTCAGATACAGCTACTAGACTAAAAAATGCAGCTATGGATGGAGATAAAATTAAAATAAACGGTAAAACTGTTTGGGCAGGTTTAGGAAATCGTTCTGGCTTACATAGTTATGCGGAAGAACTAATTAGAGAGAAATGGGATAAGAGTGGAGTCAGATTCATGAAAAGCTTAGATGATCTTTTAAGACCCAATACTCTTGTAGAAGTTTTTATGTTTCGCAATGTAACTAGAGATAGAGGTAATTGGGTTAGACAGTGGGGTATTACCTTAAGAGATAAATCAAAGTAATAGTGAAAGAAATTTATGAGTGAATACCGTTTTGTAAAATGCTTTAATAAAAAAACATCTAATAAACTAACTAGTAAACAAGTAAGAACTTTGGATTATGGAGATAATTGGTCTGAAATTTCTGAAACTTGTTTACGTTTAGCAAATAGAATTTGTGCCAGTTGTGGTGGAAGAGCTAATAGAGCTCACCATATTATTCCTAGATCTAAAGGTGGATCTAACGCACAGTCAAACCTAATGGCACTCTGTGATGTTTGTCATAAAAAGAAACATAGACACTTAAGATCTAGAGTAGAGTAGGTGGTAAATTTATGAAGATAAATGTCATAAAGTATGATATAGTAAAAGCCGCAAATGAGAATGTAGAAGAAGTGTCTATTTTAGACAAACTTAAAGAAAATCCTTCTTTAATTCTATCTATAAAAGATCCTACAGAAGAAATGAAGAAAGAAGCTTTAACTGAGCTTCCATCTTTAATAGAGAACTTACATAATGTAACAGAAGTTGATTGTATCAATGCGGTTAGATCTAATGGACTATATTTATCCAAGATTAAGACACCAACTAATAAAGTTATCTTAGAAGCCTTAAAGCAGAATGGAATGGCTATACAATATGTTAAAGATCCAACTGATGAGCAGATTAAGACTGCTATCTTAAATGATCCTTTTTGTATAAAGCATTTACTAGCAGATGGTAAACTTAAAGAAGAATATAAAAAGTTAGCTTTGCATCAAAATGGACTTGTAATACAACTTTTAGATGATCCTACTGAAGAATTACAATTAATAGCTGTTACAGAAAATCCTGCTTCTTTAGCTTTTATAAAATACCCTACTCGTAAAACTTGTATACAAGCTATAACCTCTGAAGGTATAACGATAGAATATGTAAAAAATCCAGACGAAAATTTACAACTTTTAGCTATAGATAATAGTGATAAAGGATATGCATATAGATATATTGATAATCCTACACCTAAAGCTGGTGAGGCAGCTTACAGAAAAAATCGTCAGCTACTTCCTTTTATAAAAGATCCTACTGAAGAAATCCAATTGGATGCTGTAAAAACAAATATAACTACTTTTAAATACATAAAAAATCCAACTAAATTGGTTCAGAAAGTAGCATTAAGAGCTATCAGTAAGAATCCAAATATTTTTGATGATGTATCAAATATAGATCAAGATGTGCTTGAAGACTATTTAAATGAATTAAAGTTTAAAGAAAAATCTGACAAGAGAATGCGTATACCAGAGGGCTTATCTTTGTCACAGTTAAAGTTGTACCGATTCTTTCAGGTTCTTCGCAAAAAAGATATTTATAAAACAGAGTTGAAGGGTGAGAAATGGGTAGATCTAAGAATAAAGAAAATACTCGATTCTGTAAAAGGTCCTTCAATAACTTTAGATCAAGTAATTGAGTTCAAAGATAAATCAGAAAAATCAGATATAAAAAGATTTATCTTAAAAAACTACAGAATTGCTAGACTTGAAGATACTAATAAAAATTCTAATATTTTTGAACAAGACTCAGTTTATTTCGTTATTTATGTAGATGCTATAAAATTATTGAACTTATCTTTTGATAAAGATCAACTAATAACTATGTCAAAAAAATTAGGTAATAAAGAAAAACCTTATTTACCTAATCAGTACATTCTTGGATACATTCGTTATATTAACTATAAGCAAGAGCTATGGTTAGATGACATTGTTGTTGATGATAAAATTACTTATTTTGAAGATTCACTTAAATGGCTTCCTGAATGGATAATGTCTATTTTTATCCGTGAAATGCGCTTAAGAGATATAAATACTTTCTACATTCCATCTAAGGAACTACAAGATAGATTCTATCCTAGAGTAAAAGATTTTGAACGTCTTGCTAAACGCTGTTATTTTGTATATAAGATAATAAAAAATTATCATCCTTTAGTAAATGGAAAGGAAACTTTAACTTTAAGCTAAACTTGGAGATCCTAATGGCAACGCCTTCAAATTCTACTAGCCTTTATTCCAAACAAGCAAATTTATCTAGTCCATGTATAGATATAGTTAATAAGACAATATGTCCTAACAGGAATTATCCTAGTTGTATTAAACGTTGTGTAGCATTATCTCTTTTCAGAGATGAAATGTTAGATGTTACTGAGGAATATCTTAAAGCAGTAGATACTGATTTAACCTATAGTATAAACTTATATTATGACGGAGTAAACGAATGAAAAAAATAAAAATAACCTTCAGAAAAAAAGAACAATCTTTGGATATTCAACAAGAGTACGATGTATTAAAAGCTCTTCATAGAGCCTTAGGAAAAAAGATAAAATTAGAAGACTTAGAGTCTATTAAATATAAAAAATACGCATCGTACATACATCTAACGAGTGATAAATTAGACATTGATAAAAAACTTCCTAATAATGTGCTAATAAATGAATTTAAAATCTATCCTTCAGTTCTAATGGATTTCTTATATTATAATGGAGCTGTTAGTGAAAATCCTTCAGATAAATATAGACCTATGAGTAAGCCTGCTAAGAAGCCGCAGGCTGGAACCACAAAGTGGGCTAGAGACTCAATGGGATTCTGGAAGCAAGTACCTGCATAACTACTAGGAGAATCTAATGAAGATAAACAAAATTAAAATAGTTAAAGCTTCTAGTTTTACTATAAACGGTTTGAGAACTTTAGATAATTTATTTGATGCTAAAACTGGTTGTAATACTGTGCCTAATAGTATGGATATCCAATACTTTGGATTTACTATATACATGAGGCCCTCTCAATTTTTATCTTTAGCTGCAACTAGTACAAATCTTAAACCTGATTTTTACAAAGGTCTAATTGAGCAGAATATACCTTTGGGATATCCTTTTTTGTCTGTTAAGTTAAGAGAAGACGTAGATGGTTCCTATTGGAAAGTAGAAGAACATGAAGGTAGAAATAGGTGTATAGCTATAAAGGAGATATATGGTGATAAAGTATTAGTACCAGTACATATATTTCCTTATGGTCTTCGTAATAGAAGTTTAAATTCTGATAACTTATATCTTCCTTTTGTACCAGAAAAAGGTGGAGAGAAGATACAATTTAATCCACAGTATATAGATAAGAATAGCAAACACTTGAACTTAGATGTTTATGAAAGTAAACCAATAGATAAGCATTCAGCTCTGGCAGTTAGATGGTCTTCAGATATGCTACGTCCTTCAAGTCCATGTGAGCTTAAAGATGTTAAAAATAATGAAGACGACATTCAAGAACTCACTTTGATTAAACCTCAAGAAATGCATGTTTATAATAATCAAAGTATAGCACCAAAAGGAACAAGGTTAATGCGTAGAGTAAATTAAGGAAAATTTATGCAATCATTAAAAAAGAAAAAAGTAAAAAAGAGTAATAAGATAGTAACCTCAGAAATAACAAAAGTTGATTTATCAATGGATTTTTCTTCTGGTTCTTTAGGACAATTTGAAGATAAGGAAACAACCACAGCGTCTTTATCTTTGAGTAAAAACATAACCAGTCTTGAAGATAACTTCAATATAAATAAACTAGTTAAGAAAATCCTTGGGAGTGAGTTAGGTGTTCCGTTGGATGTCAAAATTGATGACTCCTCGATGCCTACCGCTCCCAACTTTGTTACTTTTTTGAATAGCCCGGACTTTTTGAATGTAAAAGGCTTTGCAAGACAAAATGAAATTGGGACAAAACTATTTTCAGAATTTTGTCCTCGTTGCACTGATATGAATTGGTTTAACAATGTTCCTGTAAATGCATCTTATAGAAAGTTTATAAGAAAAGTAACGTTATTAGAATTTGGTGTATGTCCTAAATGCGGAATTGGTAAATCTGAACTAATAAAAAATGGAGAACTTAATTCATATCAGGAATTGGCTGGGTGTGCTGGACAACGTTCTGCTAAGTCAGCATTAGTAGCAATGATAGCAGCGTATATAGTTCACAGGTATCTTAAACTACAAAATCCTGTTCAGCTAATGGGTTTAATTCCTGCTACTATCTTACATGGAACTTTCGTTGCTTTAACGTATGCACAGGCTAAAGATACTCTGTGGGATCCTTTCATGGAGTATCTTTCAAACAGTCCTTGGTTCTCTGGGTATCACCAGTTACTCTCAACCTATAATGAAAAGTATGGTGAAGAAATATTTAAGTTGAAGGATACGTTTATTCTCTATAGACACCGTAACTTAATCCTGTATCCTTCTGGTCCTAACAAGAAAACCTTGCGTGGTCGTACTCGTTTCTTTGGGGCAATAGACGAGATTGGTTGGTTTGATAATGATGCTCAAAAGAATAAAGTAAAAGATGATGCAAATGAAATTTATATTGCAATGGAGCGTTCCTTACTTACCGTTCGTGCTGCTGCTAACCGCTTGCTAAAACAAGGTTATGATAACATACCAACAGCATTTTTTGCCAATGTTAGTTCTCCTTCACATGCTCGTGATAAAGTAATGGAGTTGGTTAATAAGGCAAAGATAAGTAAAAAGATATTTGCATTTCATCGGCCTACTTGGGAAATGAATCCTAACGTAACTAAAGAAGACTTAGAGGATGAATATAAGAAGGATCCAGTAGCAGCAGAACGTGACTATGGTGCTAATCCTCCTCTTGCTAATAGTCCTTTGATAAACAACATAGAGTATGTAGAACAATGTTCTGTAAATGTAGGAAATAAACTTGAGCAATTTAAGTATAAGCAGCATAAAAATAAGAAAGATGAACCTAGCAGATATGGATCTGTTATACTACGAGAGATAATAAATCCTACAATACTTACATTGGATGCAGGTTTTAGTAATAACAGTTTTGCTTGCGTTGTATCTTCTATAGACAAGACAACTAAATTCGTATCTTATAGAACCTTTATAGAGATACAACCTAAACCTGGAGTTCCATTAAACTATAGCTTGATCTATAAACACGTTATTAAACCTATTATAGAAAAGCAGAATGTAAAATTGGTTGCAACAGATAGATGGCAAAACTTAAAGTTATTATCTGATATTGAACAGGACTATAATATTGAGACAAAACAGTATTCAGTAAAGTATTCAGATATGACCTTGTTTAAAGACTACATAATAGACAAAGAAGTAATTTTTCCTCGTTGTGAGTGGAAAACAATGGATGAGGTTATAAATTTTAATTATGCAGATTATCCTAAGTGTTTCGCTCAAGCTCCAGTAGCTCATTTCTTTTTACAATGTGTAACTGTTCAGGATACGGGACACACAGTAACTAAAGGTGGGGGATTAACAGATGATTTATTTAGAGCAGCCGCTTTAGGTTTTGCATTATTGCAGGATGAAAAGTATATAAAGATGTTACAAGGTCCTGATGGTAGATTAGCACCTGTAGCTATGGGAGCAGCTATTACTAAGTCTGGTGGTGGAGCTAGTAGTCATGGTGCAATGTCAGGAATGACTTCAACAGGTAAAGCTCTAGGTATAATAGGAGGAGGA